TCAATTAAGATAGCTCTTCTAATAGAACCTCATGTCATTGCACCACTTGCGTATGATTATATTGTAAATAATTTTGACAAGTTCGACCTTATCCTCACACATCATAAAAAGCTAACATCTATTACTAATAAAGCCCATTATTATCCATTTGGAACAAGTTGGATCAACAAAGCAGAATGGGCAATTTATGATAAGACGAAAAATATATCTATTATAGCTTCGACTAAGAATTATGTCAAAGGACATCAGCTTAGACATCAGGTTATCAAGAAATGTAAAGCTGCTCTTGATGTATATGGTTATGGATACAAGCCAGTTGATGAAAAAGTAGATGCTTTGAAAGATTATAAATTCTCAGTTACGATTGAGAATTGTCAGGAGAATGATTACTTTACTGAAAAGCTTATTGATTGTTTCTTAACTGGAACAGTTCCCATCTATTGGGGATTCAATAATATTGGTAAGTATTTTAATCCAGATGGAATTATTACTATATCTGATGATATTTCTACTATAGAAAAGACTATTTTTGCAACAGAACGAAATGCAGATGATTTTTATTATAGTTCACATGTTCAAAAGGCAATAAAAGAGAATTTCGAAGTAGCAAAACAGTATGTTTGTCCAGATGATCTTATTTATACAGAGATCCTAAAACCAAATGGGATTGTATAACATAGTATGAAAATACTTAAATTTATATCTTCATTATTTATTCCTATTGTTTTAATTGGATGCTCGGCTAATATTCCAAAGACTATTACGTCAGACCCATCTCCACAAATAAAGAAAGCAACAGGAGATATAGATAAAAGTTCTAATACTATCAATGAAAAAGCTGATGATATAAATAAAAATACAGATCTAATAGTTCTTAATATAAAAGATCCATATCAAAAAACAGTTATTAAGCCATTTGTTGATAAAATTAAAGAAAACATCAAAGACATAAAAAAAGAAACAGTTAATATACAAACCGTTTATGTTCCTATAGTTATAGAAAAGACTAAAGACATTTCTTCTATAGTAAATGAACGTGATACATATAAAGGTCTTTATGAAAAAGAAAAAGAAAAAAATGATTCTTTTACAAATAAGATCATTCAAGTAATAAAAGCTATTTCCCTTGGTGGAATTTTCGGCACATTAATATGGTTTCTTATCGATAAAGATAAAAAAATACTTGGATATACTGGAATATGTTTAGCGATATTTGCGACAGCAACATTTGTGGATAAGTATCTATTTTGGATAGAGATAGCTTCAATGATTGGTCTCGTAGTATATGTTATATATCATATTCGTAATCTAAAGAAAGATGCTGACAAGAAAGATTCAATCAATGTAGAACTTGTACAATTCGGTGAAATTGTCAAAGATGAACTTAAAGATCTTGGCGATAAAGGTGAAGAAATTATCAAAAAGCTTTTCGGTTCTGGAACAAGAGAAGGTCTTTTGCAGAAAGAGGTTTTTTCTGATCATACAATTGACAAGGTTGATGAAATTAGATCAAGCGGAGAAATATATCTTGCAAAGAAATAAATATGAAAGCACTTGTAATATTAAATCTATGTTATGGTGTTATACGACCAATGTCTGTAACATCATGCGTGGATGTCTATAAAACAATAGACAATATAGAAAAACTTTCTGAACAATTTGAATATTCGTTTATAATAAACGATGAACACGATAGGGAGGACCAAGAATTTAAACTGGTTCCTCCCCATTTTATTCGTGGAACAGAAGATACGTATAGATTATTTAACGCAGAAGAACGTTTAAAATCAAGGATAAAATATTTCTTCAAGAAAACTAAATTTAGTGGATTAAGTAGTGAACACAACAAAACGATTATACTTAACGCCGGCTTTGAAGAAATATGCATCTGTGGCTTTACAGCATCTATGGATATTGTCCCCACAGTGCTTGACTTTATCTATAATAATAAAATTGTTTCAATTGCGTCAAAATGCATTTCTGACACAACTAGAGAAAATAAGGAAAGATCATTAGGATATCTTAATTGGATTGGTATAAAGGAATATGGTTAAAATACTTTGTTTTTCTAAAAATCGTAATATGCAATTAAGGAGCTATATTGAATCGCTCCTTTTTTATTCCCAAGTCGAACAAGATCAAGTATATATTATAGTTCCTAACGAAAATCACTATGAAGATTTGGAACGAGAATATCCGAATATTAATTGGATATATGAAAATAAATATGGAACTTTTGATATTGCTTATTATGAATTTTTAAAGCAATGTCATGATATGGATACCGTTATACTTAATGTGGACGATGTTGTTTATTTTCGTCAATTTGATCCTTGGATTATCGATAAGATCTTAAATCAAGAAGAGATTCTTGGATTTACACTAAGACTTGGTAAAAATATTCTAGCCGCAAATAGAATTAATGCCTTTTGGATAGATAAGATGTCCAATACTGTTGGATGGAATTACAAGGGATGTCCGAGCCATTGGGGTTACTTTATAGAACTAACTGCTTCTGCATATAAAACACATGTTCTTAAAGATATGTACGCAGCTTCGAAAGAACCATTCTTGATTCCAAATAGCATTGAGTCATTTGGTGTTAACTATTGTTATTCCGGTGCTTTAGATAAAAAACCAATTATAGCAATGTTTAACACTGCATCTTATGCAGCGGCTGTTGATCTTAATAGAGTTCAGAATCTATTCGAAAATAGAGTTCAAGGCACAGAAGAACATACGCCTGAAAACCTTAATAAACTATATCAAGAAGGATATAGAATAGACTGGTATAATTATTACAGAATGGAACATAATGATCCATTCTTAGGAACAAAGGGATTTAAACTAATTAAACAAGGATAAATTAATGAAACCAGAATCTAGACAACTTGTAACTGACGAAACATTTGAAGATATCATGGAAGAATTTGCTAAACATATTAATAAGGTCCTAGAACGCAAAGGTCGTTTTGGCTTTATTAGTATGACTGATATCTATGGTAAACTTAGTGAAGAAGTATATGAAACACTAAAAGCAATGCATGAAAAGAATAAGGATGAATTTTCTTATGAGCTTTTCGATGTAGCCGTTGTTGCTCTTTGGGGTGCGATGTCTCTAAGACAAAGAGAAGTTAATAAATAATTATGATATACAAAAAAGACTGGAATAATTGGTATATTGGTTTACAAGATATAAATTGGACAGAACCAACAGATCCTTTGTATAAACGAATATGTTTTAGAAATTTAAAATGGTCTAAGATTAAATTAAATAAATATTCTAATTTTAAATATACATCAGAACAATTTGATTTTAAATTCAAAAATGGTTTCTCTAATGCTAATTATATAGCATTGTATAGAAATGGCGATTTCGTTTCAAGAATACCATTCGCAGGAGGATCTGTTAATGTACCAAAAAATTCTTCAATACGTACTTATTTAAGTGGACTTGAAGTAGATAAATAATATGTTATATAGAAAAGATAAAAACTACATATATCTTGGTATTATATATCAAGATACACAAGAAGAAATAAAAGATGAATATTATAAACGGGTTAGTTTTAGAAACATAGCCAAAATTCAATATAAAACTACAACTAACTCTCATTTAAATCAAGATAAAATAACAGAAATTATATGTTTTAAATTCAAAAATCCAATAGATACGACGAAACAGTATAGAATAGCATTCTTTGACAAAAGAACAAATGAAATTGTTCGTACAGGATTAGTATTTGAAGAAGAAATATCTGAAAATAAAATAGAGATAAGACCAGATCCAAAATACGGTTGGTCGGTAATGTATGATTATTATTAATAGACCACAATTTGATGATTATTTTATGGCTATGGCTTTTTTGGCCAGTCAAAGAAGCATTGATCCTTCTACAAAACATGGATGTGTAATTGTTGATAAAAATAACCGTATTCAATCTTTAGGATACAATTCTCCTCCAAAAGGATGTATTGATTCTAAGATACCTTTAACAAGACCAGAGAAGTATTCATTCTTTGTTCATTCGGAAGAATCAGCACTTCTTTGTTGTAATCATTCTGTCGAAGGATCTACTCTTTATGTTACTGGTCGTCCATGTCATAGATGCTTAAGAATGATTTTACAAAGAGGAATTGATAGATTGGTATATGGTCCTGTTGGTTCAAATTGTGTTGATGAACAAGATGTTGCTGCTTCTAATTTAATGCTAGAAGGACAATCGATTAAAATTGATAAATATGAATCAATGGAATTTATTAATGTACTAGAAGGAACACTTAAATATATAGGAAGTAAAGTATAATGGGATATCATAAATCAGAAATTCCAAAAGGTTTTGTTGGACAATATTCTAAAATTGAAGAAGAGTTTCTTGAGTTTAAAGATGCGGTTATTCAAGGAAATAAAGTTATGGAGCTTGTTGAATTGAGTGATCTTTATCTAGCTATTCAACAATATCTTGATAATTATCATCCAAGTATAGGAATGAATGATATTGCTATCATGGCTCAGGCAACAAAAGAAGCTTTTGAATCTGGCGAACGAAAATGATAAATTATAAACAAATAACACACGCAATCATTCATTATGAAAAACAAGGCTACGAATATATAGACGTACCTTGGGCAGTATCGAAAGAAGCAATAGATGTAACAATGCCACCGCAAGGTGGTTATTTCTTTTTAGGGAATATGATAGATAAATCCCTAGTTGGTTCGGCAGAACAAAGTTATATCCAGATGATGCTAGATGGAACTATAAACGGAACTGGCAAGAAATATGTTACAGCTACTCCATGTTTTAGAGCAGAAAGAAATATAACAGAAATAACAAAACCTTACTTCTTTAAAGTTGAATTAATAAATTATAATCCTGGGAATCCTGATAGAGCCTTGTCTTTTATGGTAGAATGGGATGTATTAACATTTTATCAAAAATACTTTGGTTATATAAGGATTCAAAAAGTAAAAACAGATGAAGGATTTGATATAATTGATACAAAATTAAATATTGAATTAGGATCGTACGGAATAAGAGAATACAAAGGACATAAATGGTTATATGGAACAGGCTTAGCAGAACCAAGATTTTCGTATTGTTTAGCAAGATAAATAATCCATCTCGGCTTGTATAAATATATCACGTCGCTGAATATCGGACATATCAATTCCGATTATTATCTACTTAATATTAGTTTAACACGCCGAGAGGATATATGAGTATTTTTGACAAGAGAATTGCATTCAAACCATTTGAATATCCAGATATTATAGAATATAAAAACGCAATTAATCACAGTTACTGGTTAGTTAGTGAATGGAATTTCATTAGCGATATACAAGATTTCCATACTAAGCTAACAGATGAAGAAAAGAACGCTGTAAAGAATACACTCCTTGCAATATCACAAATAGAGGTTTCTGTTAAAAGATTTTGGACGAAATTAGGAGATCGTTTTCCTAAGCCAGAAATTGAACAAGTTGGTGTTACTTTTGGAGAATCTGAGGTAAGACATTCTGATGCATATTCGCATCTTCTTGAAGTATTAAATCTTAATAATGATTTTGCTCTACTTCTAGAAAACCCAATCATTCAGGGCCGCGTAGATTATCTAACGAAATATCTAAAGGGTGCTGCTGATAATTCAAATGAAAATTATACTTTGACTTTAACATTGTTCTCCATATTCATTGAGAACGTTAGTTTGTTTAGTCAATTTGCTATCATTAAATCATTCAATAAATATAAGAATATTTTAAAAGATATCGATAATGTTGTCCAAGCCACACAAAAAGAAGAAGTAATTCATGCTATGCTTGGTGTTTACATTATCAACAAGATTAAAGCAGAATTCCCAGAATGGTTTAATGAAGATTTTTATGAAAAGATTTATAGAGCTTCTAAGAAAGCTTTTGAAGCTGAAAGTAATATTATTGATTGGATCTTCGAAAAAGGCGAACTTTCATTCCTATCAAAGAACACGTTGAAGGAATTTATTAAAGACAGATTTAATTTAAGTATTGAGATGATTGGTGGAAAGAAGTTGTTCGAAGTCAATCAAGAAGAAATCGCAAAGCTTAAGTGGTTTAATGATGAAATTTATGCAGAAGTTAATACTGATTTCTTCCACAAGAGACCAGTAACTTACAGTAAAAAAATGCAATCAGTAACAGCCGATGATTTGTTCTAAATCAGAAAGATAAAATATGAGTTATAGATGGTTAAACGAATTATCACAACAATTTCTAGAAAAGGATTATCTATTGCCGGGACAAACTCTTGATGAAAGAGTTGATGCAATAGTTAATAACGCAGAGAAGATTCTTAAGATCGATGGTTTCGCAAAGAAATTCAAAGAGAATATGCAGAAGGGTTGGTATTCATTATCAACTCCTGTTTGGGCTAACTTTGGAACAAATCGTGGTCTTCCGATCTCTTGTTATGGATCATATGTAGATGATACAATGCATTCCATTCTGTATACACAAGCAGAAGTTGGAATGATGACAAAGATCGGAGGCGGGACTTCTGCGTACTTTGGCTCTGTCAGACCACGCGGAAGTCCAATCTCCGTTGGAGGCGAAAGTGCCGGTTCTGTACACTTCATGAGACTTTTCGATACTCAAATTGATATCGTAAGTCAAGGAAGTCTACGTCGTGGTTCATTTGCTGGTTATCTTGATATTGATCATGGAGATATTGAGGAATTTCTTAATATTAAGAGCGAAGGAAATCCAATTCAACATCTGTTTTTCGGAGTATGTATCTCTGACAAATGGATGCAAGAGATGATCGACGGAGACAAGAATAAGCGTCGGATCTGGGCAAAGGTAATTCAGTCTAGGATCAATACTGGTCTTCCGTATGTGTTGTTTATCGATAATTTTAATAAGTATACTGCTGATGTGTACAAGGACAAGAAACTAAAGATCTTTTCTAGCAATCTTTGTACCGAAATCGCACTTCCATCAAATGATCTTGAATCATTCGTATGTTGCTTGGCTTCTATGAATGATCTGTATTTTGATGAATGGAAGAATACAGATGCAGTGGAATTGCTGACTTATTTCTTAGATGCAGTAATGACAGAGTTTATCGAGAAGGCACGAAAGATTCCATTTATGGATCGTGCTGTAAGATTTGCCGAACGTCATCGTGCGATTGGTATTGGTCAACTTGGATGGCATAGTTATCTCCAAAGCAAGATGATTCCATTCGAAAGCATGGAAGCAAAGTTTGCCGCAGGAGATATCGCTAAGACAATTAAGAACCAATCTTATAAAGCTTCTGCCAAACTTGCAGAAATGTTTGGTGAGCCAGAAGTTCTAAAGGGCTATGGCCGTAGAAATACAACTACTATTGCTATTGCACCAACAAAATCTTCTGCATTCATTCTTGGACAAGTATCAGAAGGAATTGAGCCTCATAGATCTAATTATTACATCAAGGATCTAGCAAAGGGTAAGTTTACTATCAAGAATCATGAACTTGAGAGTCTTCTGATCTCTAAGAATAAGAACGACGATAGCACTTGGGAATCTATTCTACGAAAGGGCGGAAGCGTACAACATCTAGATTTTCTTACAGATAAGGAAAAGGATGTATTTAAGACATTCTCTGAGCTTTCGCAGAAGGAAATTGTTATTCAAGCTTCTATTCGTCAGAAATATATTGATCAGGCTCAGTCGTTGAATCTTATGATTCACTCTTCTGTTCCTGCTAAGGACATTAGTGCTTTGATGATAGATGCTTGGAAGATGGGTGTTAAGTCGCTTTATTATCAAATTGGTGTAAATGCGGCTCAAAACTTTACTAGATCTATTCTTGTATGTCGTTCCTGCGAGGCATGATTTAAAATCTAAATATGAAAGATAAATATGGGTTTAACTGCAAAAATTACAGCATGTATTATTGTTGGAGTAACAATTGGATTAATTGGCTGGGACATATATGTTGCTAGTGATGGAATTGCTGGTGATACAATTTCAGAAATTATGTTAAAAGTCGCAAAGGACCATCCTATAGTACCCTTCGCTCTGGGTGTGGTAATTGGCCACTTATTTTGGCCACAAGGATAATTATGACAGAAGAAACAGTTACAATTACAAAAGAAGAATACGATCAATTAGTTAAAGATCAACGTTTGCTTAATCATCTTATACAAAACGGCGTAGATAATTGGGAATGGTTTTCTTATCCAGAGGAAATTAATGAGTAAAACAATAGAATCAGAATACATGCAAAATTGGAGAAAAGCAAATGATCTTGTTAAAAATACGATAGACGAAGTTAGAAAACTTGGATTTCATATAGTAATAACAGAACCATATGACGATGATGCTGCAACATATTCAATTGATAGAGATTGGGATCTAGAAGAAGTAGAGGATTAAATTATGTCGAAAATTAATACTAAGGAAGCAAAGAAAGCTCGTAGAGCAATTAGAGAAGTAAGAAAGGCTGGGGTTAAGATCCCAAATGCGGGATTGGAAATTCATAAGAAGATTAAGAATAATTTAAAGTATTTGATTGAGAAAGGATTAGTCAATGTCTAAGAGTATTCATCAACAAAGAGTCGAAGAATTAATGTTCAAGGCTGGTCAAGAAGTTCCAAACAAGCCAACCGTTCCAAATGCACAAACTCGCATTCTTCGTGCTAAACTTATTTTAGAAGAAGCATTAGAAACTATACGAGATCTTGGAGTAAATGTCGTATTGCCAGCAACAAATAATGGATTTCTGAATTATTCCGATCTCCAATTTGGGGATAATGGTGTTCCTAATTTAGAAGGTATTGCAGATGGATGTGCTGATATATCTGTTGTAACCATGGGTACTTTAAGTGCTTGTGGAATTCATGATAATGAACTTCTAGAAGAAGTAGATAATAATAATCTGGCTAAGTTTGGTCCGGGTGGGTATCGTCGAGATGACGGTAAGTGGGTAAAGCCCCCAAATCATAAACCACCGCGGATTAAAGAAATCCTAGAATCACAACAATAACAACGAATGGGAGCCAGAAATGGCTCCCTTTTGATTTATGAACAAAATGAAAGCATATGAAGAAGGTCGTAAATCTTATTTTAAAACCCCAAATAAGAAAAATCCGTATAGAGGAGAAGCTAGAAAATCTTGGAATCAAGGTAGATTTGATGCAGAAACATATCAATTAATGCAATCAATATTTGGAACATTAAAACAAATAGAACATGATTTATACACAGAAATCAGATAAGTTTAGAGAAGGATATGAGGCTTATTTCTTTTCTAGAAAGATAAAGAATCCATATAGAGGAAAATCAAGAATAGAATGGGATGATGGGCAATTCTTTGCAAAAGAGGATCAATATATAGAGGGATATTTTAGAAGACTTGGACTCAAACGACCAACGAGCATACATACATGGTATTAATATTAGCAATTATATATTTAATGATAGTATTATCATTTAATAAAAATAACTAGAAATACAGTCCATATTAACCCGATTCTTATATAAGAAAAGAGGTTATATGGATAAATTATGCCTTATAGGCGATGTACATGGAGAATGGGATAAATATATCAAGATAACAGAACGTTTAGATTGCCAAAGTGTTTGCGTTGGTGATCTGGGTTTTGATATTTATCCTAATCAAGAAGAACTAGATAAGATTGATACGTTTAATCATAAAGCATTTCCTGGCAATCATGATGGTCCATCATTCTTTAATCATAAAATATCTTTAGGACGATATGGTTATTTAAAGCCATATGATGCATTCTATATAGGTGGTGCTGAAACACCTAAACATGCCAGATCTAGGCACAAATGGTTTTCTGATGAAGAATTAACGAATGAACAGTTTATAAAGATAATTGATTTGATTAAATTTATAAAGCCTAAAGTCATTCTTACCCATGATGCTCCTGATTCTGTTAGACGATCATTCTTTGACATTAAGATAAAGACCAAAACATCATTTGCACTTCAAGCAATATTTGATGCACATCAACCAGAACAATGGATCTTTGGTCATCATCATAGATCAAAACACGGAAAGATTAAAACAACTAATTTTAGATGTTTAAATAAATTAGAAACTTATATATTAAATTATGAATGATTTCGCTTTTATTGTAACCGCGTACAAACAAATTGATTTAGTCAAACAAAATATAGAACGGATTAGATTTAAATATCAATCCTCATTAAAAGATTCTCCAATTATTGTTGTTTCCACTTCTGAAACACCGGTTGGTTTCGAAGAATTAGATAAACAATATAAAAATATTAATTTTATACCATATCCAAATGCTCCTGGATCTATAGATCATAAAGGTATGCCTTCTCCTGATAATTCTAAGGCCGGCGGGTATGTTTCTTGGAGACATGAATTCTTACCACGACGTATACTTTTCTCTATTCAACTTGCTATGCAAGTATCTGATTTTATTGGAGTTAAGAAAATTATTCATCTTCACTCTGATACCTATATTCATGAGAATTACGAATACAAGTTGTTAAATCATATAAAACTACTAGACGATTATATGGTTCTTGCAGACTTAGCATTGGACGAGGAAGCATCAAGTCCGCTGCCTCCATTAATGCACTGGCAACCAGAAGGCTTAATGTTGAATCTTGAGAAATGTAAGAAATGCGGATATGGCTTTAGATTTAATACCTTATACAAAGGTAAGTCTTGGTTCCAGACTCATAATTGGGGATCACTTGAGGCCATTCTTGCTCAAGCCGCCGTTAAAGCTTTAACTGGCAAAGATATCTTAAGTAAAAATGATGTAATTCCTCAAGAGTATTATGACAATGTTTATTTCAAAGATAAGAGAACTCATCACGGAATGTTTCCTACTGGATTGGTCAATATACCCGGAGGACAACCAGATGCAATTAGATAAAGAAACACAAGAACAAACAGACAAAGTTAAATTTCTTATAAAAGAACTTAATGAATTGTCCGATAAATTATGCGAAAAAGGCATATATATAGAACTCGATACTTATACCACACAAACAATGCGTAATAGCTGTGCATGTAATTATCATACTGTTAAGATAACGAAAGTGATTTAAATGAAATGGACGTTTGGATTAATTACAGATGGATCTGATTATTTAAGAAATAGAAGAATAATAGATTCAATATTTCAACAAAAAATACCAGAAGATTCTTTTGAAGTAATTGTTGTTGGAGGAGCAGTCGTATCTGGTAGAAATATAACTCATGTAACTTTTGATGAAAGACCAAAATCTGGTCATATAACAAAGAAAAAGAATATAGTATTTAAGCAAGCTAAATTTGATAATATATCAATCGGACATGATTATATTCAATATGATCACGGATGGTATGATGGATTTGAAAAATTTGGTGAGGATTGGGACTGTTCGATGGCGAAGATTATCAATAAAGATGGGCTTCGTTTTCGCGATTGGGTATCTTGGTACAATGATGGATCAACACAGCCAGATAAACATACAGTACAGTTTATAGATTATAATGATAATAGTAAAACTGATAAAATGTATATTAGTGGTGCTTATTACTGTATTAAAAAACAATTTGCCCTTAAGTATAAACTAGACGAATCGAAGACATGGGGATTTTCAGAAGATGTTGATTTTAGCCTTAGAGCTAGAAATTCTTGGAATTACAGAATGAACCAGAATTCATCTGTATCATTTTTGAAGATGAAAGACCATTGGCCACTACATAAGTAAAGAATAACGATGATTAATTTTAATGAAATAGTAAATACTGTTAATAATAATTTTGATATCAAGCTTGCTTGGGGCGATAGAAGTCTAGGGATGGCTAATCATATTCATCCTTGTTCTATCACAGAAAAAGAAGCAAACTTTATTAAGGATTTTATCGTAACTCATAATCTTAAAGCAGGTTATGAAGTTGCCACTGCTTTTGGTTTGTCGGCATTATCTGCCGGTCTAGGCTTTAAGGAAACCAATGGTAAGTTAGTTACGATGGATTCTTATATTGAAGAACATTATGGTGATTGTGGAGCTTATAACGAACATCAGAATGAGAAATATTATGATGCAGATGGTTATAAATTAGCCAAATGGTTATTCGATTATTACAAAGTTCCTGTCTCTCTTGAGGTTGGATTTAGTCCTAATGATACAGCAAGTGTTATTAAAAAGCATCATGGAAACAATAAGTTAGACTTTGTGTTTATTGATGCACTTCATACTGATCAAGCTTTAATTCAAGATACAGAAGCAGTTTTGCCATTCTTGGCTGATAAGTTCGTAGTCTTTTGGCATGACCAACATTGTCACCAAGATGCAGCTAAGAATTATATTAGAGATAAGTTTGGAAAGAAATGGTCAATACCTTTCAATCCAGATGCAAGAGATAACTATGGACTGTGTTACGTAACAAATATAGCATGAAATACTTCGATGTCTTTACAGGCGGTGGGGGATTCCACTTAGGAATGCCTAATAATTTCAAATGTGTCGGTTTCTCTGAGATAGATAAATGGTGCGATGCTGTTCTTAAATATAGATTTCCAGATATTAAGAACTATGGAGATATAACAAAGTTAGATACTAAAGAAGTTGAAGACTTTGATTTATTAGTTGGAGGCTCTCCATGTCAAGGACTTTCTTCTGCCGGAAAACGTGTTAGTTTAGAAGATCCAAGAAGCAACTTATTTTATCAATATATCAGAGTCTTAAAAGAAAAACAACCAAAATACTTTCTATGGGAAAACGTACAAAATACGTTATCAATAAACAATGGCAAAGACTTCGAGGAAATCAAGAAAAACTTTATTGACGCAGGGTATAGTTTCATCTGGCAAGTTATTGATACCTCAGAATTTGGTATACCCCTTAGACGAGATCGGTTATTCATTGCAGGATATCTTGGAGCCTTGCCCGAACGAGAAATACTTCCTTTCGGAAAAAAAGATCCAAGTAACTCTAAAATGGATCGACAACTTACACCCCTACTCACGGCAACAGATCAACGCGGCTTCTCAAAACAAAGACAACGTATAATTATTGCAGATAAAGGTAGGCTTAGATATTTTACCCCATTAGAACGAGAAAGACTGATGGGATGGCCAGACGATCATACTAAGTACGGCATCTATAATAATCAAGTAGTAGAAATGAAAGATGCTTATAGGATAAGAATGACCGGCAACGGAGTACATTCCACAATAGTTAATATATTAATAAATCATTTCTTTGTAAATATATGAAAAACAAAATTAAATTAGTGGCGTTTGATCTTGATGGTGTTTTAATCGATTTATGCGAATCTCATAAGATTGCCTTAAATAAGGCTCTTAAAGAAGTTTCTAATTATGAAATATCAGATCAACGCCATAATGATACATTCAACGGCTTACCTACTAAGGTAAAGCTACACATTCTTTCAGAAGAGAATATAGTCAAAACAGAAGATATTGATAAGATTTGCGAACTTAAACAGAAATATACAGTCGAAGAGATACAAAAATTCTCTACGGATTGGAGCAAGGTCCGTATGATGGAGGTTCTTAAGGATCTTGATGTCAAGATTGCTGTAGTTTCTAATAGTATCAGAAGCACTGTAGAATTGGCTTTAAAACAAATTGGTATTTATGAATATGTTAATTTGATTGTTTCTAATGAAGATATTGCTAAACCTAAGCCTGCACCCGATGGTTATCGATATGCCATACTTCTTATGGGTGTTTCTAGAGATGATACTTTGTTAATTGAGGACTCGGATGTTGGCTTTAGAGCGGCTTTAGAAACTGGTGCTAATATTATTAGAGTAAAAGACGCATCAGAAGTAACAATAGAAACCATTAATAAATATCTTGGATATGATAAGACAGATGATTTATTTGAAGGATTAAAATGAATATATTAATCTGCATGGCTGGACGAGGTAAAAGATTTGTCGATGCTGGTTATGACAAACCAAAGCCTTTTATTGACGTAAAAGGCGAACCGATGATAGCAAGAGTTATAAACAATCTTGATATCTGGTGGAAAAACAAGTATATATTTGTATGTCTAAAAGACTTTATAGACAAATATGGCAATGAATTTAAATCATATATTGGTAATATAAATCATGAAATTATAATGGTAGATCAAGTAACAGAAGGTGCTGCTTGTTCGTGTTTATTAGCAAAAAATCTAATAAATAATAATGAAGAATTAGTGATAACCGACTGTGATCATTTAACACATGATATTAACTGGCTTTTAGGAGGTGTTGATTTTTTCAATGCTAAAAATGCAGATGGTGGTATATGGAATCTTTGGAACGACAATCCAAAATGGTCATATGTTCGTATTTCTAATGGAGTTATAACAGAAGTTGCTGAGAAATCAATTATTAGCAATATTGCAAACACTGGAACGTATTGGTTTAAACATGGTAAAGATTTCGTAGATGCTGCCGAAAGAATGATTCAAAGAAATGATAGAACTAAAGGGGAATTCTATGTAGCTCCTGTTTATAATTATATGATTGCTGATGGCAAGAAGATTTTGCCATATTTTACAAATCAATTTGTTGGACTGGGTACACCAGAAGATCTTGAAAAATACTTAAAGGATAATAAATGATAGGATGGATAGGAACAGTAATAAATCTTACAGGATTATATTTTAATGCTAGATCAAATAAGTATGGATGGATATTGTGGATGATTGGATCATTTTTTTCAATGATTCATTGTTACATTAATAAGGACTGGTCAAATTTTGTTTTATTTTCCATATATCAACTTGGAAATTCTTATGGAATTTATAATAATTTTATAAAGAAAAATGCAAATATACAATCTTGAAAATTTTAAACGCGGATGGATTTGCGGTGGATTTTCTCCTTCGTTATTTAAGTCAGATATAGAAATAGGAATTCATTCATATCCAAGTGGCACGGTTCATCAAGCACACTACCACAAATTGGCATCAGAATTTAACATAGTAACAAACGGTACTTGTTTGTTTAGATTCATGGAAGAATCTAATATAGAAGACGTATATGCCAAAAAGGGTGATATTGTCCTTATTGAACCGTATGAGATAGTTGAATTCGTAGCAACAAATGATTGTGATTTAACTGTAATAAAAACTTCTAGTAATCCAAATGATAAATATTTGGCATAAAATGTTATTCTTTATCTTTTGGAGGCAACAAATCTATTTTAAAACTATGTGACATAATATATAATAATTCAAATACATACTTAGATAGAAAATATAAAAAATATTTAGAATTGAAGGAATATTGTAACGATAAGTATATCATATGATAAATATTAAAAATTACGCTAATAATATTATAAATAAGATCAATAGAAAGATTGTTTTTACAGACGTAGAAACAACTGGTACAGATGTAACAAAAGACGAAATTATCCAATTTGGTGCAATAGTGATTGAACCAAAGAAGGGTATTAATGAATATGAATTCTTTATAAAGCCTAGCTTTCTAGTTCCACAATCTGCAATTGATATTCATGGAATTACCAATGAGAAACTAGAAAATCAAGGATCATTTGGTGATTATGCAAAAGATATAGTTGCTATATTTCGTGATGCAGATATTGGTGGATTTAACGTAAGATTCGATCTTCAAATTCTTGATAGACAATTAGAAGATTCTGGATACTTTGGAGTATTTGATCAAGCAAATATATATGATAGTTTTTCTATCTTTAAAGATCATCTTCCACGCAATCTTGGTGCTGCTTATAAGCACTATGGCTTTGGTGAATTAGAAAATGCTCACGATGCAATGCAAGATATTAAAGCATCACTAGTTGTATTTTCCAAGCAATTAGATATTGAAAATACAGAAGATCCAATAAATATATCAAGGAAGTATAATATGTCCTATGATAGTAGAATTGGATTCTCTGATCATATCATCATCAAGGATGGAAAACCATACATCAACTTCGGTAAACACAAAGGCACCGAACTTAAGATGGTAGATAAAAGCTATCTTAGATGGGTAGTAGATAAGAGTGATCTACCATGGAAAGTAAAGGAATATGTCAAAGAATATATTAAAACTAATTGATGATATTTACTTTTATTCCTGCGAAAAGCTTAATGGAATACTAATTAATGAAGAAATAGATCCCATTATAGATCAATTAATTACTGCTGTTATAGTAAATATATTAGAAAAAGACAAATTAGATAAAGACGATATAGAGTTATTGTCACACGTTAAGAACTATGATTTGTCGAATATACAAAGTAACGATATTTTTGGTCTAATACAGAAGATGTCTGTTATAGCTAGGGAAAATTCCCACGGTGCTTGTATATTATATAGAGTCTTTGTTACTTCTGATGCATACAAGCAACTACTTGAATCAACTGGACAAAAGTCTGTTAAAAACATAACAATAGGCAAGGTCCAAATAAAACCATGCGATGAAGTTACTAAAGATATTGGTGTTTCTGTATACGGTATATGTAAATCAAAATTTAATATAAGTCCAATTAAGTTAATACTTACTGGAAAAATAGGAGAATAAGATGTCACAAGAGTATGTAACAAAGCCAAATTCCTCTGCTGGTTATAAGATTGATCGGCGTGCAACAATCAATGAACCTCTTAAGCCTGTAAGTTCTGATATCCTTGGTGGACCAGAAAATATTAAGACTTCTGGGGTTAATGTATCGCCAGATGTTGTTCCAGGTCTCCCATATGGATCATAATAATAATGGGAAACAATTATAGATTCGATGATAGAGATCTTAATACCTTTAAAAAGGATATTAAGAGTTCTCACGTAAAAGAGGCTGATATTGCTGTAAGAATCTGTATCGATATTTATAATAAGACGAAAAAGTGGCCTTCGTTAGAACCTACTGGAACAGATATGACAGGAGAATATGTTTCTAATCAAAGAAATATATCATATACTCCTGATTTTAGAATAAACGATATTTTTACTGAGATTACCAGAAGTGATGTTGATTGTAAACGATATTTTCATCAAAAATCTGGTAAAATCGATAAATATATAGTTAATAAAAATACACTGGTATTTGTAAATAATTATCTTTCTGATCCAAAGTATATCTGGCTGGATACAAAGCAAATAGAAGAATTCACACAAAGAGCAAAGTCAAAATATGGCTCTGTATTACATCCAGGATCTGGTCATAATAAAGCTACTAATAAATCCGCATATAGATACGACATATATTGGTTTGATGAACAAAAATTATGGCAACCATTACCTAAATTAATTAAGTCAATTCCAGAATCATATAAAGTGATTCTTAATATGGTTAAGGTGTAATATGTCAAGACAAGTCAAAACTCATACTTTTATGGGTAAAAAGTATAATATAAAGTTTTTACCTCCATCAAAGATGGGTAATGATTATGGAACTTGCGACAATCCAAATACTGCTAACAAAACGATTAAAATAGATAATTCTTTATCTGGTAAGAAGTTATTAGAAATTTTATGTCACGAATCTGGTCATGCATTCTTTTATCAACACGATGAAGAAACTGTTGAACAATTCGGCAAAGATTTATCCGACTTCTTATGGAGACTTGGTTATAGGAATGTAAACGAATTACCAAAACAAGAAGAAAATTAATATGGGAATTTTTGATTCAACTATTGTACGTTATTATAGATGCACAGACGAGAAGTGTCAAGGTGAAATCTGTGTAGAAGAGAAAGTAAAAGATGATTGGCAAACTAAATGTCCATTCTGTGGTCTGGAAAGTCTTATCCTTGATAGAGCAGATTCCAATATATCTATCTTTATGGATTATAGTAAACCAAAGACTATAGGTGCATTAGCCGAACAAAATACAAAGGAAAAGATTAAAACAGGCGAAATGGAGCAGATTCAAAAAGAAGAAAGAAAAAATCTTCCTTTCTGGCGTAAATCAAAGAAGATTAATTATCAAGTATTAAAGAATCCACAAAAATACATAAGAGAGGGTAAAGTATAATATGCCCGAAGGATTTAATATTCTAGAGGAATCAAATCTTAAGTGTGCCGATTGCAATACAAATCTATTAAGTGTCATTTTAACAGAAACAAATGATACTCGTAAATCTAAGAAATTACAAGAACTTAACGCAAGATATAAAGTTTCAAAATGCTGCTATTGTGGAGGCTCTAGCTTCCTTTCAAAAATATATAGCGGTACTAGTGTTGTTTCAGCATCTAAAGATAATATAATTTTGGATGTAGAAGACACATATTTCGATGACGATAATAATATAGTTACGATAATTACAACGAGAAAGAAGTCATGAGCGATTCATTAAATTTACAAGACGCAATAACTAGACCAAAAGATTCTACAGAACAAAGTGCAACTATTCTTAAGTATGATAGGAATGGTAAGGGATTAGATAAACTAGATAATTCCAAACTTTGTGCAGAATCTATAGTCAATGGCAATATATCTATTTTTAAGATCAAGGCCAAGCGTGGTGGTCAGTTTTATAATCCATTAAAGGATAATAGCAACTATGGCTTGGACAAGAAAGATAAAGTCACCAAAGACGACATGTTTAAGCTTAGAGAAGTAAAAGAAACAGCATTCAAGAATTATGTTCAGTTTCTGAAAACAAAGCAAGATTCATTCCTATTTATAGCAGAAAGAGAAGTATAAGATGTCCGGCAATGAGACTAATCACAATGATTGGGTTGAGAATCTAACAAATGATATCTCAGAGTTTCTATCGAGCAACAAAAGTATTAAGTTCAATACTCATAGAAATAGAAAAGCAATTATTTCTAAAATCAACTCAATGATTAAGGAATCTATTGCTACCAATACTGGTCAAATAAATAAAGAAGGATTCGTCACTAAGACTGAATCTGCTATTACTAAGATTCGTCCAGATGCTGAACCTTCGTATCGTCCTACTGTTATGACTGAAGAATTGTCTTCCAAGGGCGATGAATCATTAGAACGAACTATGTCTAAGAATAAAAATGGCACTAGAGTATGGTAAGATGGAATATAACATTCAATGACGGCACTAATCTTACTGGTATGACTGATGATGGAAGTTGGAAACTAGTACCAGATTTTATAAACAGAAAGAATCTAAAGATCGTTTCCATGAATATTGGAAACGATTTTGGTATAGGCAGGATAGATAATAACTGTGATGGATATTATCTAAATAATAAAATCATTGCTATAATGCAATCAAAACAACAGGTCAGAATGGTGGGAATAGGATATTGGCGTAAGCATGAATCTGTTGTTAGAATAAAGTGGTACAATGCTGATAACATGGAACTTATCAAAACAGAAGCACAACCAGTTAATGAAATAAAACAAGCTTTAATTAAAAATATATGAACATAGATTGGAAAACAGTCCCTTATAATCACAAGTGGGAAAAATCATTTACATCTATATTCGATCCGTCTGGTAAAGTAACATTTCCGCAGTTAATTGCGGAAATGATTCTTTTTAATAGAGAACAATATATAAATTCATTTCAAAAGCTTCCAAGAGGTCCTGGTTGGAGTAATGCAATCCAGCGACAAGTAAGATCTCTTGTTCAGCAAGCAATAGTTGTTTGTAATTACTTTCCAGATATAAAGACAGAGCCATTAGTTATAGTAGCTTTTAAAAGCTTTATTAAAAATAACAGAGTCTTTAAGATAGGTCAATATAGAAAGACCCGAATTACAAAACAAGGCAAAGTTAATATTACTCAAGATGAAAAAGATGTAGTTAAAGGTATATCTAAAGAACTTGATAAATTAATTTCTGCTAGAGATTGTACAAAGTCTGTTGTGGAAGAAATAAAGATTCCAGAACAGAAGCAAGTCTCATTCGCAACAAATAGGAATAAACAAACATCTAAATCTAACCTATTGTCATTAATGGAGTTAGAGAATAAAATAAACAAATCTTAAAAACACATCGGCATATACCCGATAGTTAGTTCAAAAAAGGAATAAATATGGCCGACGATACCGCAGAATTTTATAGTATATCAGCAGAACAGTTATTCGAAGAAACGGCAAAGAGAGATATCATTACATGTTCATTAGCAACAGACATAGCTCTTGGTGGTGGTATTCCTCTTGGTTGTACTGTTCTTATTGGTGGTAAAGCAAAGCTAGGTAAAACAACTATATCTTTGCAATTTGGTGCAAATGCACAAAACAAGTATGGAAGTAAGATCTTCTATTTTAATATAGAAGGACGTCTAAGTAAGCTAGTTCTCAGTCAGATTCAGGGTATTAAGTTAGACAAAGATCATTTCGAGGTCGTAATGCCTCCGGTTATTACCGATAAGAAAGGTAATGTAATTGGATATAAAAAGGTAGGATCTAATTACTGGTGGGCAAAGATTGGTCAAGTTATATCAGAGAATCCTAAGTCTGTTGTTATTGTAGATTCAATTGCTGCTCTATCTTCCGAAAAGGAAGTTTCAGAAGGTATGGGATATCAAGGTCGTGGCGATGGACAGAAGCTAGAAGCTCAGTTCTGTCGTAAGTATGGAGATATCATTGTACCAAATAGAGTAACAGTATTCCTACTAACACATATTCAGGCAAATACATCTGGATATGGTCCTCCTGTACAGATTAAAGCAGGTAACGCTGTTAAACATACCGCAGATATTATTCTATTCGGTAAAACCGCAGAGAAGTGGAAAGAACAAGATGGTCGTATCTTGGGACATGATATGATTTATAATGTAGAGTGTAGTGCTCTTGGTCCTCCTCATACAGAAATGAGAGTTCCTCTACGCTACGGAACAGGTATAGACGTTATTAAAGATATAATAACACAATGTATTAATTGGGAAATAATTAAAAAAGCAGGAGCTTGGTATACTATTCCATTTACAGAAAAAGACGGAAAAATAGAATTTATAGAACAATCTGATGATAAAGAGATAAAATTACTTAAATTCCAAGGTGAAGATAATATTAGAAATTGGTTATTAATAAGACCGAATGAAACAAAAATTTTAGAAGATATTATTAGAAAAAAGATATTTGGATAATTTAGTTATCTCTATTTAGTTGTATTATACAATACATAACTAAATGGAGATAATGATGAAGAAAATATATACAAAAGAATTTTGGCAAAACAATCCAGAAATATTAGAAGACATAATTAAAACCTATCCTCATACTGGTGCAAGATATTTATCTAATAAATATAATATACCGATATTCACGATCAAAGGAATTGCATTAAAAAACAAATTGCAGGTGATTAAGAATTACAAAGATAGGATATGCAATATTTGTTTTAAAGAAAAATGTATAGATGGCAGAAAATTATGTAAAAAATGTTATAACATAGAACATGTAAAATGGGAACAAATAAAACTAGAAGAAAACCCAATAGAATATAGAATTTATAATATTTTTTATGCTATTAAAAAAAGAAAAGAAAAATATAAAGAAAAATTAGATTTTGATTGGAAATATTTATTAGAATTATATCATAAACAAAATGGAAAATGCTATTATACAAATAGAGATATGATAGCGACAAATAAGTTTTCTGCAAAAAAGCAATCTGATTCAATAAGTGTGGATAGAATAGATAGTACAAAAGGATATTCTAAAGATAATATAGTTCTATGTACTTGGTGGGCAAACGATGCAAAGTGTCGTCTTTGTGAAAAAGAATTTTATGAAAGATGCAAATCGATTTATGAAAAACTCAAACATAAATATAATTAGAAAGAAGGTCTTTGGATGATATTAGTAAGTAAAATTAATCAGGATATTTTGTCGGAAATGCAAGAACAACTATTAATGATCCATGATTCAATATATAATCTGTTACCAGAGCAGGGGGATATTACGCTAGATAATCTAGCAGAGAAATTCATTATAGAGAAGCAAGATAATACTTTGTCTGATCTATTTGTTGATCTTGGTATCCTTAATTCCGCTGGATTGGTAAATATTGCTGTATGAAAATGTTTAATATTTTTGGCGATTTAGTAAACGCCGATGTAAGAGAATCTACTTATCCTCTTAAAGCTAGAAGTAAATCGATTTTACAACAAAAAGTAAAAGAACGGTTAATTGAAAAATTTCCAAGGGAACAAATCTTAGAAGAATTTATTTTACCTGGATCAAGACTTAGTTTAGATCTCATAATAATAAAACTTAGAAAAGCTTTTGAAATCGATGGAGATCAACATCTACATCATAATTATTTTTTTCATGGCGACAGAAATTCTGGAAAATTTGCAAAACAAATTTCTAACGATAGAAAAAAAGACGAGTGGTGTGAAATGAATGGAATAGAATTAATAAGAATTTATTCAGAAGAAGATATGGAAAATAAAATCTAAAATTAATATAAATCTTCTATATTATATTATACGATAATGTAATTAGGAGATTTTATGCCAAAAAAGATAAATGACGATTTGATTAAAAAAATAATAGAATTAATTCCATACAAAATTTTCGTAGAAATAGAAAAAGAACTTTGTGTATCTGATTCAGTGATATCTAATATTGCCAAAAAGAATAATATTGTTCCACGAAAAAATTATAAAATATCTAAAGATAAAGAAATTTATATTTTAGAAAACGTTAATAAAAAATCAATAACTGAGATCGCTAAGGACATTGGAGTAAGTAAATCTTGTGTAAGAAATTTTTTAGTTAGTAAAGTTATAAAAATAGTTCATTCATATAGATGATTCTTCGCACGAATAAAAACATGTTTAAAATCTGCAAAGAATCGGAGTAAAAGCAAAAATATACCATTTGATTTAGATATAGAATTCCTTTTATCTTTATGGGAAAAACAAAATGGAAAATGTTTCTATTCAGGAATAGATTTAGGAACATATGAGTATGGAATCAAATATAATAATAAAAGAAACAGAAATTCTTTATCTATAGATAGAATTGATCCATCTAAAGGATATGAAAAAGATAATGTAGTTTTATGTTCTCTATGGGCCAATACTGCAAAATCTATTTTATCTCCGGAAGATTTTATACAAATGTGTGAAACAGTTGTAGAATATAATAAAACTAAGGTACAAAATGCCCGATGATATTAAAGATAAATTCAAAGAGCAGTTAGACGAAATAGAAAAGGCATTAGATAAGTTTGAAGAAGAGGCTGGTTTGCCAAAACTGCAAAAAGTTGAGGCACCAGCCTATCTTACAATGAATCTTGCTGATCTAAGAAAGAAAACCCCAGAAGAACTAAGTGAAGCAGTATTTGTTATAAATCAATATTCCCTTTATATAACACGATTAATTAACAAGAATCGTGCTTGGGAAAAATGGGGCCGATCAAGAATAGATGAAATATCAGCTATGTTTCTTGAACAAACAGATCCTTCTTATGGTCCTTATGCTAGATTGCATGTGGCTAAGAACAAGCCTGATCTTTGTAAGAAACTAAATGCCTTCATTAGAAAGGTTAGTATGGAGGCAGAAAGATTGGCAGATATACCTAATCAATTAAGATTTATGGCTGATAGTATAAGAGATATGAAATTCTCTGCAATTCGGAAAGAGAAAAATTATGGCAAAACAGAAGAATAACGAAGATAAGATTATAGCAGAAGCATTTATAAGTATTAGGACTGCTATTCTAGAAGGTAATTGGCAATTGGTTTGTGATGCTTATGAGTCTATATCTGGTGAGAAGCTAGATCCTCCAGAGGAAGAAAAGTCTAGGCTTGATAATATCAGAGATCTAATGCAAGCACAAGAGGATAAGCCAAAGCCGGGTCGAAAGCCAAAAAAAGAGAAGCCAGAAGTAGTCATAGCAACAGAAAAAGAAGCAACCGAAGAAGTAGCAATATCTTCTGGCGAGCTTGTAGAACAAAAGATTAAGAATGGCATGACTGTTATAACTACTGAATTTGATGAACAAGAAGCTAGTCTTAATAAAGTAGTTGCTGCCAAGAAATCAAAATTGCCCACTGTAAAAAGATCATCACAAATTATAGATAATTCAGATGACGAAAATGCAGATTCACGATTTCATTCGAAACCCAAAATAGCACCACCTTGGAGATAATAGAGACAGGATATGAAGGAATTAAAACAACTTAGAGATGCTGGTTCAGAACGTGCATTACTTGCTACAATTGTAAGAAATGGCAAGAATGCATTAATAGATGCAGATGGCATTATAGATGCTACAGATTTTTCCCTTCCTATAAATAGAGCAATTTATTCTGCACTAATTCATTTAGCAGAAGATCCAAATTGCGAACGATTTGACATAGAATCTATTAAGATGAAGATCAAGAACCTTGGTTTTGGAGATGTTATTTCCTCAACCAAGGAACTTGAATATTTAGATCTTTTAGACTCTGTTAGCGTAGATGCAAGCAATATTCCAATGTTTGCTATACAAATTAAGAAGTATTCTATAGTTAGAGATCTATATAGACGTTATACCGATGCTGCTAATTATCTACAGAACATATCTGGAAATGAAACTCTTTCAGATATTATTAAAGAAGCAGAAGGAAAGATTATAGATTTTGTTACTGGAATCGAAGGTTCCGGTGCTTTGCAACAGCTTACAGGAGATTTGCTATCATACATCGATCACGTAATCCAATCGGAAGAAGTAGATCAGGTTGGTCTTCCAACAGGATTTCCAATTTACGACGAAGCAATTGGTGGTGGGCCACGCAGAGGCACCGTAACAATGAAGGGTGCAAGACCAAAGACGGGAAAAAGTTTCGATGCTCTGAACACGGGATTGAATGTTGCGAAGAAAAAGATTCCAGTCCTTTATTTGGATACAGAGCTAACCGCAAGTTATCAGAAGAACAGAATGGTTTGCATTAATTCTGGTTGTCCTATTTGGAAGTTTGAGACTGGTAAGTTTAAGCACGAGAAGGACTTAGTAAAGAAAGTAATAGATGCTGGCAAAGAACTTGAGAATACTCCATTCTATTATGAATCTATTTCTGGAATGAGTCATACAGAAGCTTTAGCTCTTGTAAGACGTTGGTTAGTAAAACACGTAGGATTTAATTCCGAAGGTAAAGCAAACGATTGTTTAATCATCTATGATTACATGAAGCTAACCAGCGGAGCAAGTCTTACAAAAGTAACACCCGAATACATCGTACTAGGTTTGATGTTGACCGAAATGCATAATTTCGCTGTTAAATACGATGTTCCTATTCTTGGATATGTTCAGTTGAATAGAGATGGAATCGATGCAGAAGATACAAGCGTTATCGCTGGATCTGACAGAATTTTATGGCTCTGTTCTTCAATGAGTATCTTTAAGAATAAAGATGAAACCGATGTTGATCTTGGATGTGGATGGGATAAAGGTAATAAAAAGCTTCTTGTGCTAGAAACCAGACATGGTAGTGGATTAGATGGTCATAATAATTACATCAATCTTCATGCATCGCTCAAACCCATGGTAGCCAGAGAAGAAGCATGTGGATTGATTAGAGAAGGTTTTACATATAGTCAAGTAGCGGTTAAGAACAATGTTAGCAACAACCAGCAAAAGAATCAGCCAAGAAACCCTGAATCAAATAACGGAAGCAGCCAATGAACGTATTGAATTTATTTTAGAACAACTTGGATTTGATGTAAATAGTTTTTATGGATCAGGTGGTGAACTTAGGTGTCGCTGCCTTATTCATTCTGGTGATAATAATACAGCATTCTCATACAGTACAGTATTTAAAAAGTGGCGTTGTTACACAAACTCATGTCATGATGGATGTGATAACATATTTGGTCTAGTACAAAAAGCTCTGTCATTACAAAATGATAAAGAAATAGGTTTTCGTGATGCTGTATCATGGCTGGCAAAGATACTTGAGATTAAAATTGATCTAAATAGTAATATAGAGATATCAGAAGATACTAAAGAAATTAGTAAATTAGTATCTTATTCTAAATATAAGACAAAACAAGTAAATAAACAAAACACAGAATTCAAGCAATTTCCTCTATCTGCAATAAAAGATAAAGTAGAACCAAGTTGGTATTTTATAAATCAAGGATTTTCACCAGAAATTCTTAAGAAATACTGTGTCGGATACTGTGAAGATCCATATAAACCAATGAATCTTAGATCATATGCACCGGTTCTAGACGATACTGGCACAATGGTTATAGGAGTTACTGGTAGAATTAAATTTGAAAAATGTGAATTATGTGGAGATTTCCATAATCCAGATGATCTATGTCCTTCTGATGATAGAATGACACGTTCTTATTCCAAATGGATGCATTATGGATTTAGCAAAAGTACAGTATTGTATAACAGTTGGTTTGCAGAAGAGCATATTAAAAGAACAAAAGTAGCCATATTAACAGAAGGTCCAAAAGAAATATGGTGGCTAGAGCAATATGGAGTACATAACGCGGTATGTATATTTGGATTAAGCTTTTCAAACATCCATTTGAAAAAGTTAATCAAAATGGGAGTAACTACTATTGTTGTCGCACTAGATAATGATGAAAAGGGACTTAAAGCCATAGACGATATATACGATAATTTTGGTAACTATTTCAAAATAGTAAATATCAAAAATATCTTAGGACCGGATCAAGATATTGATGATCTAAAAGAAGATGAGATGAATAATAAATTAATACCATTTTTAAAATCATTGGAGAAGAATTAATGGATAAATTGACAATAGTCCTTTCTGGAAAAAAGGGATCAGGAAAATCAAGTGCTGGCAAAATGATATTTTGTGAATATGCCAATACTCTTATAGGTAAAAATAGATTTTATGTAGATAATATTGGTGAAGAAGTATTTGTCTTTGATTCTTTTAATAATAATAAAGTATTAAATACTGATTATCCAGATGAATATACAAAGAACATATTTGATACATTATCTGTAAAACTTTATAGCTTCGCAGATCCTCTAAAGAGGCTGTGTATTGATGTTCTTGGATTAGATCCTATTCAGTGTTATGGATCTGATAATGACAAGAATTCCAACACACATCTTCTTTGGGATAATCTTCCAAAGGATATAAAGAAGAAATATAGTCGAGTAAGACGTGGTAATGGCGGTTATAAGCCTGCAAGTGGTAATATGACAGCACGGGAAGTAATGCAAATAGTCGGCACAGATGTTTGCAGAGCTATGGATGAAAATTGTTGGGCAAGAGGATTATATTCTACTATTAAGAATGATGGATATAGACTTGCTATAGTTACCGATGGACGGTTTCCAAATGAAATAACACTTGGAACAGAAATTGGTGCAAAGGCTATTAGACTAACAAGAAAAGTATTTGAGGACGAACATCCATCTGAAAAAGCTTTAGACAACTTCCCACTTGGAGAATTTAGTTTCGTTGTTCATAATCAAGATCTTACTATGCCAGAAACACATAATATTTTGCTAGGCAAAGTTAGAGAATGGTTTGGTAATTATAATATTTTTAATAGGTAATAAAATTGGAAATAGAAACAATTAATTCATCGTCGTACAATTTGTACGACTGGTGCGAGTTCAAATTCTTCTTGCAAAACATATTAGGTTTTGAAGATGAAGCTGGACCGGCCGCTGTACTGGGTCATATATTTCATAAAGTATGTGAAATATTGACCAGAGCATCGGTTTTGAAACACGATAAGAATAGTAAGATATGGGACCATAATTATTTATGGAAGATATCTTATAATCACTACGCTAATGAAAAGCCACACCTTATTGGAAAGATTCAGCCTGCAAAACTAAAGAGGGTTAAAAAAGCACTAGATGAACTAATCGTCAGTGCTTATAGCCCAATAAGAGACAATAGTATCAATTCTGAAATAAAGTTTAGAAACTTAGAAATAAAAGATCCTGCATTTGCAATCAAACGAAGAGAAGATGGTACTATAAAGTATTATAGTTTATTCGGAACAATAGATAGAATTGATAAGATTAACGAAGATACTATTGAAATTGTAGATTACAAGACAGGAAGTAGTTCATTCAACTCTAAAGATGGATCAAAGAAAACCCCATCTAAGCTTCACGAAGACATACAACCTTCTATATATTTCTTAGCTGCTAGAGAACTGTTTCCTTGGGCTAAGAACTTTATAATTACATTTATCTATATAGTAGATGGTGGACCAATTAGCGTTCCATTCTGCGAAGATGATGTAGAACATATAAAAGACAAGCTTAGGAAACGATATAAGACTATCAAAGCAAACGAAGATCCTCAGAGGGATCGAAGCTGGAAGTGCAAGGTTCTTTGTAATCTTGGCAAAAGCGGTGTTTGTGATGATGTTTGGCGTGAAAAGAATGAAAACGGTTATCAGTTTACAATAAATAAATATAAGATATTACATGGTAAATAGTTATGGAAGAACAATTTGTTCAGAATTTAGATGCTTTAAAAATCAAAAGTACATTAGAAGCTATGCCAGTTTGGAACACAATTGATACTAAAGTAGATCTAGAAGGCGAAAGTATTATATTTACTAGAGGAAATGTAAAGATTGTTTTGTCTTGGATAGAAGTTATATCTATTGGTGCTAAGAGTATATATAAAATGTTAATTCAACTCGATTAATTTTATGCTGGATTTATATAAAATCTTCGAAGAAGTTGGATGTAAAATAATATCTACTAATCCAAAACCCAAAACATCTATAGATTTTATATGCAGATGTGGCAAAAATGGGAAAATATATTACAAATATAATACAAAAATAATAGAATGTAATACATGCAGAAGCACGAGGGCTAGAAAAAATGATAAATACAATAAAAAGGAATTTGAACAATGGTTAATTCAACAGAACGTAAAGTTCAGGAAGGAGTAAACAAGGCAGTGGACAATAATTATATTATTTTCCACTGTCATTAGTTTACTCTGTTTATAGTCTACTCGATGGTTTTTCAAGTCCTAAGAAGAACGCAGAAAGAGCAAAGAAGCTAGGTATGACCGCTCTTGGTATTTCTGATCACGGAAATATCGGCGGTCATATTGAACATTGGTCAGAATGTAAGAAAGCAAAGATTAAGCCAATCCTTGGTTGTGAATTATATATTCCATCTCAATGTGCTGCTATTAAAAGTTCAGACAATCGTCATAATAATCACATGGTTGTTTGGGCGAAGAATAAGCAAGGTTGGTATGATCTAGTTAAACTTGTAAGCAGGACTAATGATCCAGAATATTTCTATTATAAACCTCGCATTAGTTTGTTTAATACAGAAATAGAAGGGAAAATGCATGAAGGTTTAGAGTCTTTCTTGACCGGAAACATCATGGGTTTTTCTGGCCACCAAGGAAGTATTCTTGCAGATAGCCTATTTTGTGATCTTTTTGGTGACAATAAGAAGCGTTCAGAAGATATTAAGAAGGCTTATGGTCAGTATAAGAATAAGGATATTGAATTCTATAAGCAATTCTTAAAGCCAAACTGGCTAGAATCTACATCAGAATTAGCTTTAAAGCTTCAAAAGATGTTCGGTAAGGATAACTTCTTCATTGAGCTACAAGATGAATTAAATCCTAATGATAAGCTAGCCCTGTGGATTCATCCTTTGATCGTATCTTGTTTAAGACAGGTTTCAAAGGCCACTGGTATTCCTGCAATGACCTCATCAGATCCGCATTATGCAAATCCAGAGGATGCGGACGATCAACGTATCATGGTTTCTGTTAATATGAAAGAAACCGAAGAGAGTATTCAAAGAAAGCTTTCTGACGATCAAGAAAGCGATATCATGGTATTCTTTGGTTCTAATAACTTCTATATTCATAGCTATGATGAAATCAAAGATAAGTTTACTCAAGAAGAATTAGAAATGACCAATAAGGTCGCCGCCATGGTTGAGGAATATGATATTAGTGCCAAACCAAGTATTCCTAAGTTTGATATCCCTAATCTTCCTGATCTTCCATTCCTAAGAAAAATAGAAAACCCTTCTGATAAGTATCTTATGTATCTATGTGTAGAAGGTGCTAAGAAGTTTGAACCTTGGACAAAGAGTGATAAATATAAGCGTGAAGACTATTGGAATAGACTCAATGAGGAATTTAAGGTCATTATAGAAGCAGGATTGTCTGATTATTTCTTGATTGTTTGGGATTTTTGCATGGCTGCTGATAATAGACCAGCAGATCATTCATTCGATTGGCGTAAGAATCTAGAATTAGGCGGTAAAACAGATCCAATTCCTCGCGGAGTAGGAAGAGGTTCTGCTGCTGGATGTCTTATTTCTTATCTTGTTTCGATTACAGGAATTGATCCTATTCTTTATAATCTTATTTTCTCTCGCTTTTATAACAAGGGTAGAAATACAGCAGATCACATTGAGTTGCCAGATATCGATTCTGACTTTGCAGTAGAAGATAGAGAGTGGATTATTAAGTATATTGAAAATAAGTATGGTCAAGAAAATGTGGCACAGATTATTACATTCCAAAGAATGCAAGGTCGTGCTGCTATTAAGGATGTTTTTAGAGTAAAGGGTATTAAGGGCGGTTTTGAACTCTCTAATGAAATATGTAAGTATATTCCAAATGAAGCAGAAGTTGCTGATGAATTACAGGAAATTAGAGATTCTGGCCATCCTGATTATGGATTGATTAAATATTCTATTGATAATTCTGATGAAATTCAAAAGTTCATTAAGGATGAAAAGATTAAAGGCGTCTTAGATCAAGCAATACGATGCGAGGGTGTCAAGAGAGGTCAAGGTCGTCACCCATCTGGAATCATAGTAACACCAAAGCCTGTAAAGGACCATTTTCCAATGGTTTATGATACTAGATCAAAGCAAAAAATCATTGGTGTCGATATGAATAATGCCGCCAAGTTGGGTGGAGTAAAAATTGACCTACTAGGCACAGCGATATTAGATAAATTAAAAATGACACAAGATCTAGTAAATAAGGTAAAGCCTCGACGTAATAGAGTCGATCATTACCAAGAGGAAATAGAATAACTATGTATGATACAACAGAATCAATAGAAATGCTTCTTAATGAGAAGCATCCAATTAATAGGCTTAAATCAGATACAGAACTTTATAAAGTACCAGAATCTGGAAACTATAACTTTAAAGATACACCACTAAACGATCCTAGAGTATGGAGATTGTTCGCTAAAGGGAATACTAGGGGGGTCTTCCAATTAGAAAAACAACTAGGACAAGATTGGTCTAGAAAGTGTCGTCCAGAAAATATAGAACATCTTGCGGCTCTTGTGTCGATTCTACGTCCAGGTCCATTAGAATCTGGATTCGCTGAGTCTTATTGTAAGAGAAAGAATGGCCAAGAAGAAATAGTATATCTACATTATTCTCTTGAACCTATTCTTAAAGACACATTCGGTTGTTTAATCTACCAAGAACAAGCAATGCGTATTGCTGTTGATATTGCTGGTTTTAACGAAGTACAAGCTGATAACCTAAGAAAAGCAATTGGTAAAAAGAAACCAGAGGAAATGGTTAAAGTCAAGAAGATGTTTCTTGAAGGTGCCAAGGACAAAAAGCTAGTTAATGAGAAAGAAGCAGAAGAGATCTTCGGTTGGATTGAGAAGTCTGTTAGATATTCGTTTAATAAGTCTCACGCTGTTTCTTATGCAATGATCGCATATCTTTCAGCTTATCAAAAGACACACTTTCCAACAGAATTCTATTGCTCTTGGCTTACCTATTCTGATTGGAAGCCTAATCCAAAGGAAGAGATTTACGAATTAGTTCAAAATGCTCGTCTAGATGGTATTAAGGTTAATCCACCAGATATCAGAAGAAAGAATATTGATTTCGAAATCATTGGAGAAAAAGAGATAGCTTTCGGTCTGTCTCACATTAGAGGCGTTGGTGCTTCTGCTATTGAGAATATTAGTAATATTAAAAATATAGATACATTTGTTGGTTTCCTTAAGTCAGTTAAAAAACTAAAGAGAAATGTTGCTGAAAGCTTAATCAAATCTGGTGCATGTGATTGCTATGGCATGAGTAGAGCGATGATGCTTCAAAGAATATATGTTATCTTTGGAAGAAATGAGAAAGACACAGAGAATCAAGCACCAGAAGTAAAGTCATTAACACCAAATGAATATGAATATGTAATGTCTAAGATTGATAAGCAAACTATTCAAGAATGCTTACAAGGTGTTATTGATAATAAAGTATGTGTTAAAAAACGTATCCCAACTATTGAATCTAAGATTACTTATATTAATAAGGTTCAAGCTGATACTAATAAGATTAAGTCAATTTGGGAAAAGCTCTACTTAGGTCTTAATTTAACTTGTTCCGCTGCTGATGACGTAAGTAAGATGGAAAACAATATTACTTCTTGCAGAGATGCTCATAAAAAGAACCATAAAGACAAAGTAACTATGCATGTAGTTATTGATGATATTCGTCTTAGAAAGACCTCTGAGAAGGCTAAAAATCCCGGACAAGAATTTGCTTATTTAAATATTAGTGACAATAGTGGTGCTTTGCAAAACGTCGTATGCTGGCCTGAAACTTGGGACAAGGCTAAAAACGATGGTTTAACACAAGATTGTGTTGTCTGTTTATATGGATATAAAGATTGTTACAATGGTCGTGAACAAGTAGTAGCAAGCGATATAGTGGTAATTGGCTAGGAAATAATAAATGATTATAGCTATTGATTTTGATGGTACAATTGTAGAACATAATTATCCAGATATAGGTCGTCCTGTTATTGGTGCTATAGAATACATAAAACAATTCCAAAATCTTGGTGCCAAAATTATTCTATGGACTATGAGAAGCGATAATGACGATGGACCAACTTTAAGTTCTGCTGTTAATTATTGCTTAAGCAAGGGAATAGAATTATATGGTATAAATAGCAATCCAACTCAAAACGAATGGACGTCTTCTCCAAAAGCATATGCTAATATTTATATCGATGATGCTGCCATAGGATGTCCATTAAGAGAATCGGCAAGCTATGGAGCTAGGCCATATGTTGATTGGGATATTGTTGGTCCAATGGTTATAAAACTACTAAAGGGAAATAAATGATAAAATTCGTCGATGGCAATTTATTTGATTACAAAGGTGATATTTTAATAAATACGGTCAATGTAGTTGGTGTAATGGGCAAAGGAATAGCTTTGGAGTTTAAAAAGCGATTTCCTGCAATGTTCAGAGATTATAAAGAACAATGTCTAAATAAAGAACTAGAATCGGGCCATATTTATCCTTGGCACCATAATACAGGATTGATAATTAATTTTGCTACAAAAGATCATTGGAAAGATCCATCTAAATATGAATGGATAGAATCTGGTCTAAAAGAGCTTAAAAATTATTTAGATAATTTAGATTTTACTTGTACTGTATTAATACCTGCACTCGGTTGTTCGAATGGTGGTTTAGATTTTGATATAGTTAAAGTGATGATAAACAAATATCTGAGTGATTCTAAACAAAATATTATAGTATTTAATCCAAATACAGAAAGGCAAAAATGAGTAAAGAATTAATTGATTATACTATACAGTTAGTTAAAGATGCCCTTGGTAGTCATTTATTCAATTATAATGTTGAAAGCCAAGTGAGAGAAAAGGCTTATGCTAAATTTGAAGAGCTTTTGAAAAATCAATCGAGTAAAGACGATAATTCAACACAACAAGTAAATTCAAATGCACTTCCAAAAGGAAAGAATAAGCAAAAATGAATAGAAAAAAGAGAATATTATGGGTATCAGAAGCCAGTTTTTTAAACACTGGCTTCTCTGTTTTAAGCTATGAGATCCTTAAGAGACTGTATGATACTGGAAAATACGAGATATTAGAACTCGGTAGTTATGCTAAGTCTAGTGATCAAAGGGCTTTAAATATACCTTGGAACTTTGCTGGTGCTATTCCAGAAGACAATGATACTTTTGGTAAGCAATTATATAATTCTTCTGTTTATGGTCAATTCGGTGAAGCGGTATTTGATAAGGTATGCTTAAAATTTAAGCCAGATATCGTTATTGATTCTAGAGATCGCTGGATGTCTAGTGAATGGCAATTGATGAGCCCATTCAGGAAGTATTTTAAGTATATTATTATGCCAACTGTTGATGGTGAGCCGCAACGATCAGCTTGGCTCGATGATTATCAACGTGCCGATCTTGTACTTACTTATAGTCGTTATGGTAAGGAAGTATTAGAAAGAGAAGCATCTGGCAAGGTAGATGTATTTGATATTGTTCGTCCTGGTGTTAATCAAGATATTTATAAACCCTTAGATAAGAACAAGATACGTAAACATTTTGGTATTGATGCTAATTCTAATATCATAATGACAGTAATGAGAAATCAAAAGCGTAAGCTTTATCCTGATCTTATTGAAATGTTTAAGGGATATCTAGAACACTGTAAGAGCAATGGCAGAGAAGATCTAGTAAAGAATACATATCTATATCTACATGCTTCTTATCCAGATGTTGGATACGATATTCCTAAGTATATTATGAAGAACAACTTGGGTCATAAAGTTCTTATGACTTATGCTTGCTCTGCATGTAAGGCATATTATCCTGCATTCTTCCAGTCAGAATTAAGCATATGCAAGAAATGTGGAAACCTTTCTGCATATCTCCCTAATACTGGAAACGGCCTTTCTAGAGAAGAATTGGCAAGTATTATGAATATTGCAGATTTGTATATTCAGTATTCTATCTGCGAAGGTCTAGGAATGCCAATTTGTGAGGCTAAGGCTTGTGGAGTACCAGCATTTGCTGTTGATTATTCAGCAATGTCTGAGCAAGTAGAGGTCGAAGGATGTGAGAAGATCAATGTTGAACGATTCTTTCATGAATCCGTAATGGAAACAGAACAACAAAGAGCCCTGCCAGATAATGAAGATTGTATCAAGAAGATATTTAAGTTCTTCAATACTAACAAGGAAACAAGAGCAAAGTGGGGCGATCTGGCTAGACAAGATGCAGCAGATAATTATTCTTTTGATAGATCTGCCAAGATATTTGAAAATGCAATAGATTCTGTTGCAATTCACGACAGTAAGGATACTTGGCTTAGTTCTAAACCTAAGTTCTTAAAACTACCAAAGATACCAGAATTTGGAACTAACTCAGAATTAATAGATTGGTGTATCGATAATGTTCTTAAAAATCCAGATCTTAAAAAGACACAATGGAGACACGATTTAATTAAGTCTTTGAATGTTGGATATACTACTCTAAGAGGCGGAAAGGAACGATTTAATGCTGACATAGCTTTATCTATGTTTAAGGAAATGGTTGATAAAAACAACTTTTGGGAAAATAACAGAATTAATAGTTTAACAAATAATAAGAAATCTACACTTAAATTTGAGGTAATATAATGATTGGATCAGTAGCACTTTGTCGTCATAACATTGTTGGAGTTATTAATAAAATTGTAACAGATTCTAATGGAAATGTTACTCTTTATAAGGGAAAGAGCCTAGAAGGTCGTCCTTGGCAAAGTAAGTCTCCTAAGATTTTAGCAAATAGTCTAGAGGAATATAATAAGATCAATGAAGGAATTAAGACAAATGCCTAAGATTGCTTACATAAGTCCACATTTCGACGCTTCTGGTTATTCAGAAGCAGCTAGGCAAACAATATTGGCTCTCGATCAATCGGGAGCCGATGTTGTTACTAGACATATCAAGATGACTAATACGCACGGAGATGTTCCAAATAGAATTAAAGAATTAGAGTCAAAAGATCTTAATAATGTCGATGTATTAATACAACATAACCTCCCAAGTGAATTTGTTTATAAGGGTGGAGTTCATAATGTAGGAATGTTTGCTTATGAAACTTCATCATTTGTAAACTCAGGATGGGCTGATAATCTTGCATTGATGGATACAATCATTGTATTTGATCAATCTCAATTAGAATCAATTGCTAATACGGACGAAAATCTTTTGGAAAAATCCTTCGTTGTACCACATCCATTAGATACGGATAAGTTCTATAAAGAATATGAAACGATAGATTTCGGATTTCCTAAGTCTACACTAAAATTCTATACCATTTCAGAATTCAATAGACGCAAGAATTTCGGTGTATTACTAACTTCTTATCTAAATGCTTTTGCATCAGAAGATGATGTAGTTCTAATAGTTAAGGTTGGTAAAAATGATAGAGATCAAGTAAAATCAATGATTGAAGATATTAAGTCTAATCTTAATAAATTCAATGATGATAATAGATATCCCAAGGTTATTTTGATTGCCGATCACCTATCAGAAGATATGCTTTGTTCTTTGCATGTTACGGGCGATGTATTTGTATCTGCTTCACATGGCGAAGCTTTTTGTATTCCCTTTGTCGAAGCTCTAGGTTTCGGTAAACCATGTTTAGTTCCATATCATACAGCATTTAAATCGTATCAACCTGAATTCGATATAAATCTAATGGTTGGTTGTACGAGTGCTCCTGTTATTGGAGTATCTAATGCACCTCATGGATTATATACATCAGATGAATCTTGGTGGAATCCTCTAATAGAAGATATGACAGAGAAAATGCGTACTATCTACGATAATAAAGATAGTTATCTTAATGATAATGAACTCATAGAAGCCAGAAAGAAGTATGTCGTAGAGAATTTTTCCAGAAAAGTTATCGGAAAGCAGCTTTTAAATCTTATCGAATCAAGGATCAATAATGCAAGCAAGAAGTGAAGTTTTTACAAGAGCAATTAATAATACTTCTGGTGCCTACAATATTTTAACAGCACCTACTCACGAAAGAACACAGAGCAATATGTCTTCTATAAAGCATACGTTCTTTCTATTCCAACATAAGAGTTTTAAGCCTTGGAATGAAAAGTACGCTAAGCTTCCTAAGAATCATGTGCTTTTAGAACTATCTGAGAATCCAATTCGTCCAGATATGAAGTTCGATATGGTCTTATCTCAGAATAGATTTGGACAAATACAAATTCTCGGTCAAGTTGCTGATAATTTAAACCTACCGCATATCAATATTGAACATACTACTGTTCCTCCATTTTGGACAGAAAAGCAATTAAAACAGTATACTGCTCCCAAGGTAGACCTTTATATCTTTATTACTAAGACGTCTTGTAAAGCTTGGGGATTTGATCCAGATGATGATAATGTTGAAATATTACATCATGGTATCCCAGTAGATGTTTTTACCCTAGGTGATGTACAAAAGCTTGATGGTAAGGTACTTACAGTCCAAAACGATTTCATCAACAGAAATTGGTGTTTGAACTTTGAACTATATCAAAAGCTTACGGACGGATTACCTACAAATCCTGTCGGAGATACTCCGGGGTTTAGTAAAGGTGCTGATCTTCCAGAATTAATTGAAAAATATCATAATGCTTCTGTATTCTTAAATACCACAAACTATTCACCATTGCCACATGCTCTTCTTGAAGCAGCGGCTTGTGGATGTCCAATAGTAACTACTGATACTTGGTCTATTGGTGAATTAATACAAGATGGCGTAAATGGGTTTATTAGTAACGACGAGGCTTATCTAAGAGATAGATTAGAATGGTGTTTAAATAATCCAGAAGAAGCTAAAGAACTTGGAAAGAAAGCACGTCAGACTGTTATCGAAAAATTCTCTATGGAAAATCACATTAAAAAGCTAAATTCAATATTCGATAAGGTATACGGTAAAACACATAATATAGGATAAATAATGAAACTAAATTTACAATGTGGAACTAATCTTAGGAATGGATGGATTAATGTCAATTCTCATCCTATTAACATTGAACAAACAACAGAGGAGGTTAAGTTTCATATAGGAGACTATAGAAATCTTGACAGTCTGGTAGAAGATAACTCGGTTGAGGAAATTGTATTTTCTCAGCCAATGAATGTTGTTAAAGCCAATGAAGTTATACCAATCCTATCTAATTGGCGTAAGAAACTAAAGATATCTAGTAAGTTAACCATATCTATTTTCGACACACGAAGGGTCGCAAGAGCCCTTTATATGTCGGATATAAGTCTCGCAGATGCACATATATATCTACTTGGTGCTAATAATGAATTCCAATCAATAGTAGATACCAATATAGAAAGAACTGTTCTTGAACAGTGCGGTTTTGTTATTGATTCTATTAATATCGACGGTCTAATTTCAACCATAACATCAGTAAAATCAAATGCTTAAGACATCTTGTAATAATTGTATTTTCCTAGAAAATACCAAGTGTAAATTAGATAAAGAAACTGTATTATATGATAGATTAGTAGTTACAGAAGGTTTCTGTAATCAAAAAAGGCCGGAAACTTGGCTTAAAAAGAATAATGACCAAGTACGACCTATCTTGGATAAAATAAACCAAGATGAAAATAATATATCTAGTATAATAATTTGCAAGAATAAAGATAAATCAAGCATAATCAAAACTATAAAATCCTGTTTAAAATCACCACACATTAAACAGATAGTATTATCTGGATATTGTTTGGAAATCAATCTTATTAAAGAATTGATTACTTTCTTGTCTGACAAAGGCATTAAGTGGTCAATAGATAATAATTTAGAAGATTTCCAAGATGATATATACTATATCGACGGTGGAGTAAGTAAATCCACAGAAGAATGGTGTGTGGTTTTAGATGCTGGTGATGAAGTAAGCGTTGATTCCATGTCTTTATTAAAACAAGGTATAAATACCAAGAATATTATAATGAGCTATATTGATAATAAAATAGCTTTTAATAGATTTGCATTTTTAGAGATGGAAGGAAATCTAGAAATGCCTTGGATAGATAAACTTAAAACATTTAGCAATTGGGAAAATTCATGTCTGATTATAAAATAGGAATTGTTACTGCCAATTATAATGGCGGTAAATATTTTGAAGGATATCTTGAAGGTCTTCTCTCTCAAACAGTCATACCAAACTATGTGGTCATAGTTGATGATGGAAGCAAAGATGATTCTTATAAAGAAATGATAGAAAAGTTAGAAACCATATGTAAAAATTATTACGAAAAAGAAGATCCTGATGGCAATAAAATATTCAAAGGCAATTATAAAGAAACAGTATTTATCGTCTTTGGACAAAAGGAAAACAAAGGACCTGCTGCTGCACGAAATGTGGCATTAAACTTCCTTGTTGATAAAACAGATATTATATTTATCTATGATTCTGATGATATTTATAAACCAACAAAGATAGAGAAATCATTAGAAGTATTTAAAGCATATCCAGAAGTTGCTCTAGTATATTCTGATTACGATGTTCTTGTCTCAAAGAGCGGTAAAAGAACAAGAGAATATAAAGAACCCTTTAGTTTTAAACGATTATTTAACGAATGTATCGTATCTAACAATTCTGCAATAGCCACTAGAATCCTAAATACAATCGGTGGATATGACGAATCACTATTTGGTCCAGAAGATTATGATCTGTGGCTTAGAATTGCAGAAGTAGGTGCAGTATACCACATCCCTGAGTCTTTATATACTTATAGGATCACAGGTAATAACATAACAGTAACAACTCCATCGGAAAAATTTGCACAGCATGTAAGAAGAGTACATGAGAAAGCAATAGAGAGAAGAAATGGTAAATAATATAGGATTTATTTTGGACGACATTGGTGCTTGTCAGAGTGCGTATCTTTGTATCAAAAATAGTAATAAATTCCTTAAAGAGAACATAGATACTTGCATATCTATATTTTATTCTGAAAACATACTTCCTTGTATGAATCCAAGATTTGCAAGATATCATATATCCGATTGTACTAATTTTGAAGGTCATTTAATTGCTACTTCTATTCAATCTGCATTAATCTGTAAAGAAGTATCTAAATCTAAGAAATATTATTACATTAATGATCTAGAGTGGATAAGACCACATTTTGATAAAAATAAAGAAGAATTGAACTCAATTCTTTACGATAATTCAGTAATCAAATTTACGAGGTGTGAAGATTATAAGAAAGAACTAAAAAACAACGGTGTTAACGTAAACGATAAGATAGTTAAGGATTTTGATATTTCTACAATTTTGGAGATTATAAATGAAGGCAGATGATATTAGAGATGAACTAATTAAGAAAGGTCTTTCAGAACAAGCCGTAAAGGGATTGTCTAAGAAGGAACTGGAAACAATGCTAGAGGTAGCCAATGAATCTGAAAAGATCCTTGGTTCTACTATTAAAGAAACAATTACAGTGGATCAAGTGGTAGAATCTGTTAGTGATCTGGATAAGCCAGTTGAACTTCCAAAGCCAACAGATAAAAACTGGACTCAATATGTAATGACTTTATTTGATGAGTCAGAACTAATGAACGGTATGCCACGGGTAGATGGACTTCGTAGAGTAACAGAACTAGTCCTTGGTCCATTTGATACTCTTACTAATATCATTGAGCCACCAACTATTAATAATAGCTTTAGAGCTACTGTATTAGTAAGATTGCAATTTAAGAATGATAAGCGTGTCGTAGACGGATCTGCCGATGTATTCTCTGGAAACACAGATAAGTCATTCGCAATTCACCCTGTAGCCACTGCTGAGACAAGAGCAGAAGGACGTGCTCTAAGAAAGGCTCTTAAGCTAGTTAAGATTGTTGCAGCAGAAGAAATTGCTGATGTTGATCAAGATGAGCCAGATGGTACGGATAAGAGAATTACGTCTTCAATGGTAACAAGCTTGATTCTAATGTGTAATAGACAGAATATTGATCTGTTAAAGCTTGCCATAAAGATGGGTTTTGATATACAGACACCAGATGATTTAACTCACGCACAAGGTATTCAAATTTCAGATAAGCTTGGTCTATATCAGCAGAACAAGGAACAAATTCCACAAGAGATTAAGAAGGTATAATTATGTCAACAGAGAATCAAACAACAAATAATGCATTTTTTAAGCAATTCAGAGTATATCGTCCAAATAAGCAAGGCAATGGCTTTGCTTCTAGTTGGCAACTATCTTATAAGCCAAATAACAAGTATGACAAGTACAATATGTTTCTTGTTATGGCCAAGCAAACTGGTGTAGATGAGAATGATAATGCATCGTTTGACTGGAAGGGTGGAGTAACTGTTAAGCTTGGCGAGAATGATATTGGAGAAATCCTTGCAGTAGCAGAAGGTCGCAAGGAAGCCGCTGGTTACAAGGGTAGCTTATTCCATCAGACACAAGATGGTGGAAATAAGGTTATTAAGTTTGTTCGGACAGATAATGGATATTCTCTATCTGTTTCTGCACAAAACAAGGAAAAGGTAAGTTCTGGTAATTTATTCCAGACTCTTTCAGATGGAGAAGTTTCTATCCTTACTGTTCTTTTGAAGAAGGCTATTGAAACCATCTATGGATGGTAAATAGAATCGATAGTTATTAAATAACTTAACCCGCTTTTGGCGGGTTCTTTTATTTATATAAGTTTCTTTGTAGATCCATCACTATAAGTTAAATCTATACTTATATCCGTTGTATTTATAATAGATGTCACTGTTCCAATTGTTAATTTCACTTGGGATAGTTTTGGAGATGGCGTTCCATAAAATTCTAATTCAGATATATTGCCATATCCTGCGACTGGTGCTACATATCTAACCCATCTATATGGTGTAGTATCAGTAAAATTAATGGTTGTATATTGACCTTCTGTTGGTTTGACTGTTACTGTTCCAAGGGTAACGAATCCATCTGTAGAGGATTTATTTGATCCTTGGAATATGCCTCCGATCATTCTTGAAGATTGTCCAATTCTTGGGGAAAATCTAACAGAATTTATAACAGTTGAAGTGCCTAAATCGATACCAACGAATGCATTATCTGCTTGAGGTGAATCGAAGAAAGTATTCATATCTCCATCGAAAACCTTATCAATAGTGTTTCCAGTATTATTCCAGCTACCGGGAGTTCCAAAAGGTGTTCCAGTTAATTTGGTATTAGCCACAGTATTCTCCTTAATAACATATTTATTTGCTATATCTTTTAGTGCCTTATACTTTGGTCCAGTTAAATCGCGAGGATCTTGTACTGTTCCCCACTGATATCTGTCCCAAACACCAGTATAGTTATAATAAAAATACTCGCATCCACCATCAGCAAACCAGTCAGTCATAACTTTATAAGTATGATCGTAAACTCTTGGGTCTGATTGTGCTGCTATCTTAAGAGGACGATTAGTATCTGGTTCTGAAATATCTAATCCGCCTTCGTATGAAATTGATTTAACACCATATTGTTTTGCTAAATCGTTGATACGCTTCTCATTGTCATCTATTGGTAAATTAGCAGTTACCATTAGATTAGTCATTAATTGATCAAGAGTTAGATCTGTCTTGGCTAAAATGTTATTATCTGTTACTCCTTTGTATGGAGCACCAGCAACGCCATAGATAATGTCTGATACTTTGCCATATTGAGATAGACATTGAAGCTGCATAGCAAGCATACCGTTATAGGCAAGCTGAGTAGCTAATATATGTCTTATATTGCTAGTATCTCCCATTACTTCTTTGAATATCTTATAGTTCCTATAAGTCATCTTAGCAACACGTCGCCAAGCGGCGTGCCACATATTATTATAATCAGTAAGATTTCTGAGAGAATTGTCTCCTGCTGTTACTTCGGCTACTGCTTGATTATAATTCCAAGACGATTGTTCGAATCCAGCGGCAGTATTCCATACTTCATTGCTATATTCTATATACCAATTAATACCGGGCTTTTGTGTTGTCTTGATAAGTTTAGCAAGATTATAGACAAAATCATCATCAGCTTTTGCTGGAATATTTATCCATCCATCTTTGCCAGTTTTATTACACAAGGCAATAGCCATCTCGTATGGACCTCCTCTATCGGTTGTCCACACTGGATCAGTAACTAAGCATCTATCAGACCATTTGACTACATTTGAACTATTTATATGTGAATAATCCATGAACCTAAAGCCACCAAATGGCTCAAGTCCAGATAAGAATTCATTAGTAAAGATTTGGTCATCGTTTGTATAGCCTGGAGCAAATAGTTTAACATTTTTTACAGTGCCACCGGTATTACGAAATGCAAGAAATAACGCTGTGTCATCGTTATAATCGAATGTTACATCAGCAGTTGATTTATTGGTAGATGGATCGTATTTATAGTTGATTATTCTTGCCGGACATGCTACTTGAGTAACATCGGCTTTGCCATCGAATGATAATTTGTATACACCATTAGCCCAGCCATTTTTAATATTAGTGAATACTGTAATACCAAAATCGGTAGTAGGCCATATATTAGGGCTAATATTTAATGGTGTCCAAGGTTCCTTATCAGATCCGATTTGTCTTGATGTCTTGATAACATCAATAAACATTCTAGATTTAGACCAATCAGACAACCCCTCTAGATTCATTCCTAAAAGGCTTTTCATATAACCTCGCATACTCAAAGGTTAAAGTGTGTAAAAATAAAATCTCCTCTACCTTTTTAATACAAGATAGAGGAGAAAAATGGATCACAATATATTATTATCTTTATAGGTACTCTAGCTCATAATATGAGCCGAATTCTTTAGATCCTACTGTATTAGGTGAAGCACTTATCGCAATATACCAGTCATGACGTGCAGAAGACGTATTAGGACCATTAATGTGTAATCCAGAAGTGCCAGGACCGTTGCTAAGAGTAAGAACGGAACCAGAGCCAAATATATTGATCCAATTAGCACTTCCGCTGCCGCTAAAGTCTTGGTTATTATTTGGATGGATAATTTCCGCAGCATATACAGTTACACCAGAAGGATTGTTATTTTTATTACTTCTGTCATAAGCATACATCTTGACGTTTTGTACCTGAACAGGGGTACTATTGGTGAACCTAACGTTTAGTGTTGACAAATAGTTAGGCAATCTAAGTAGATGAATACCGCTGCCAGTTTGACCAAGTATAACACCAGATGTATTAAGATATTTACAATTGTCTGCTTCTGGACCCTGAGCAGTACCAGTTGAGTCTGTTATAAATGTACGGCCTTGATAAGATCCAACGGCAACCGAATAACCGAAGCCATTGTCTCCATAAAAGCCTAAGCCAGAACCAGCTAAATTATTAATATTAAAGTCTGTTCCGGCATAAAATTCAAATTGTGCTGCCATTTTAAATCTCCGTTTTTATTTTATAGTGTACATAAATTTATACAAGAAATTATTGAATTACTCTTCTTCTTTTGGTATATTTAGTTCAGGAATGTCGGGCAACGTTCCTGTAGCATCTTCTGAATATTTGAAGTCGTATTTAACAACTGCTATTATAGATCTAGCAAAGAATCCAGAATAACCTATGGAACTTCCTGTTTTTGTTCCACTTGATGTTAATATATTTATAAGTTCTGGTTGTCTTGGAACTCTACCTCCATCTAGTGGACCATTTATTAATGGAGAAACAACGATTTCTTCATCTGGTCCTACTGATTTGGACCAGACTTTGGACCAATGATGTTCTTGCCCAACTATTCCACATCCATCGTATGTATTTATTTTCCTAGCAGCGAAAAAATCTCCATCAGAATTATTATTAGAAATATTTGAAGATACGAAATCTACTCCACTAGATGATGGTCTAATATATAAATCTACTGTTTTCCCTATTCCACTTGCTTTAGAAAAACTAAATGATGCTACTAAATTATTATTAAACATACGACATGAAGCAACATTTTTCTTGTATTTTATTACAGCAGAATTTTGATCAAACGGATTCTCATAATATATTTCATCGATTTCAAGATTCGATAATGCACATACTACACCGGGATAACTTACATATAATCCACCATTAAATCCATCTAGTGTTCCAACGTGTGCATTTGCTGATGTTGTATTAAAATATCTCTGATGATTAGTATCTTCGCCAGTTTGATCAGTATAAATACGACTATCATAACCATAAATCTGATCATATGGCAAATATGCACCGCTAGGATCTCTTCCTCGTTGACTGAAATATGCCTGTGGATTGACATAATTCCAAGCATCAAGTGTAGCAGCATACTGATCCGATGGGTGATAATCTATATACGCATCGCCTTTGTTTCCTAATGGAATTTCTGTACCGCGAATACCATATGCGAATTTATTATCATAATCGCATTTAAATATACCAAATACAAGTCCTCTTCCTGTTTCGATCTGCCAAAATCTGCCAAAGTAATCTGTAGATCCAATACTTGTAAAAACAGCATGTTGTCCAAATCCAGTTTCAATACTATCTTGTCTTTGTTCTGACCAAAATAGATAAGGAAATCCAATAGATCCCTTGGCAAAAGAATTACTATATTGTTGAAGCCAAAATGGACAGTAACCAACGTGTGTTAATAGATTTATCGCCTTTTGCAGATCATTAAGTATCCAAGGACCCATGTAGTCGCCGACCCGCGGCATACCACTTGTTGTGATTATATCTGCTGGTTTAACTTGATTCTCAGAGAAGATCCATCCGCCAGAAGCAGATATGTAGTCAAAAAGTGCTCCGGAATAATGCTTTTGTTCCAATGGCGTAAATGCAAAATCCCATCTTTTGTCTGGAATTAAACTTCCTTGATCGTAATATCCACCACTAGCTAATGGCCTACCTCCTTGCGTGAATACAAATCTTGCTCTTTGTCCATCTACTCCTGTTTCGGCTATATTATGTATTTCTCTAGGAAATTTTCTAGTAAAACCAGTAGGAGGGGGAAAGACTTCATCTGCCCAAGATAATACTAATCCAGACGTTCCTCCAAAGTCATTTGGATTCTTTACAAATCTTGACTTCATGGTATCTGCCGTGTAAACAAGATCTTTCCATGGACGAAGAGCATAATCTGATTTAAATGCCAATTGTCCCGGAAAAATACCAGATTGACTAAGAGCTATTATTCTTTCTGTTATAGCACGTTCAAAGTGTTTGTAGATATTTATATCTGTAAAATCTACTCCTTCTTTTTCGTAATCTATATTCCAATTAATATCTGGCATTAGTGAAACCTCGGATAATCCCAGACTGCTGTTTGAAATGTTTCATCAGCAATCATTAATACTTGATATTTTGTATTTCCTTTAACCAATGGTTTTTGGAAAACATAAAAGTCCTTTGTCGAATCATAATTTAACCAAACAAGATCTCCCGCAAAAGATCTCATATGATTTATTTCATATGCTGGCTTATTGGTAAGAGTACCAACTCTTCCTCCTCGTTTTACAATAAAGTTTCCACTTTCTTGTAATTCTACTTCTTGCCAACCATAAACTGTGCCACTTGCATTTATTGTTACGAAATCGTTATTATTTAATTTAAATCCGCTTGCAGATTGTATTCTTGCCCAGAATCCCGGCTGAGAGAAGGTTGTCCATACGTTTCTTTCAGTGTCATATCTTAAGTCAATTGGTGCAGCAACATAATCTGATGGATCTACGTCGTAACCTCTATCATATTCTCCCTTGAATTTATTTTTTCCTTTTCCAGATGGATATGGGTTTCCATCCATTGTGTATCCCCATCCAACAGCCATAACTGGCAATCTAAGTCCTATTCCTCTTATGTTGCTTACATCTCTGTATCTATTAGAATCACCATAATATTTCTTAGACGATACAAGATGATTTATAGAATCTCCGCTTGGTGCAGCCCATCTGTCATATATAACATTCGTTTTCTTGCTGTCGTAATAAAACGGTAATAATGATTTGCCGTTTACACCAGATGCTATATTTAATTTACTTACATTTTGATCGAAACATGGTAGATCGCCACTTCCAAGTGCTGTTTGGAATGGCATAAAGATGTTTGATAGATCTGTTCCTGCTGATTGCTGATATGTATCATCCTTCATATCATGCAAGGCTGTTTCATATGAAATATTAGTTTTAAAACTAACAGAAACTCTATGAGATTTATCCGCTGGTGATTTGCCAGTTCCTTTCGTAAAAAGACCAAGTACCTTAGTATATGAATAATCATCTACATAAGATATCTTCTTTTTAGATGTTCTTGAACCTTCAAAATTAGGCATATATTGTTCCTTTAATCAGCAAATCTATTTGTTCCTTCATATGCGGCATAATATTGATGTCTAATATTAGTATTCTCAGGATCTCTGAGTTTTTCTCTTGGATCTATTCTTGTTCTAGATATATTATCGTATTCTGCTTTTCTAAATGTTCCTGGTTTTCCTGCATAAGTTGCAAAATTATATGTTGTTTTTACTCCACCTATGCCGAAATCTATAGAAAGACCAGTAATATTACTATTAAAACCTAACTGATCTCCTAGACCGAATTCTGGGAATCCAACAACAGAAATAGATGCACTATCAACATATTCTACAGACGCAATGCTTCTTTGGAATCTTTCTTGGCCTGCTTGTTCTAAATTGTAATCCCAAGATTGATTAGAAGGAGGTCTTGAAAAGTTCCAAGGAACTAGGCCCGGATCAACGTCGATTTTTACCATGCCACTGTTAACAAATGTATTATTGTACCAAGGACCATATGTAACCCAAGTGCTTGTCAATGGAATAATTACGGCTTCAAGATCCATAATTCTTTCTTTTGACATCTCTCTCATATATGGATTATTAGTAAAATAATAAACTTGTTCAACCCAAGTTCTGATTACTTTCTTGGCGTATTGTTTTATATTTTCTCCGGTTTTATCTGCACCGACTTTGATTATATCTCTACAAGTTTTATTAGTTTTAAAATGATACCAGAAGTATTTTACTAATCCTGCTTTAGTAGACAAGAATTCATCGTCAATTTCTGCACTTCTATAATCACCAGCGATTGCAACACCATCGGTTGGATCAAATTCAACAGGACTTGGTAATTCTACAAGTGCAAGATCTGGACGTTTTATTAATTGATTGACGGAGCATGAGATATAAACTCTCTCTGGATTTCCTATAGTGCCATCTGGTCTAACAGAAACAGTTAATTTATTTGGTCTGAATTCAGAAACAGGAATATCTTGGAACATTGCTTTATTAATTCCATTGGAATTGAAATTAACATTGCCTTGTGGTTTCCAATTCATAACAGCCATGGCATAAAATCTACCATCTTCTGCCATGAATCTTCTTCTTATTTGATCTTCTTCTGAACTGAATGATCCGTTTGTTCCATTTATGATACCATCAAATGCAGGAGGAAGGGTTTCCCAATAGCCTCTTTGATCCACAACATATTCAATTTCTGGTTTTAATGGACGAGTAGGAACTGGTTTATTATCCCAAATTCTTTCCATTATAATAGATCTTGGTAGGCATACCAAGAATTTTCTACCCATATTGTCTAGAGCATATTGTCTTACTTGTTGATAAATTATTGTATGGAAAGAACTTAGGGTGCGTGAGTAATCTCCATTTTTAAATATATCAGACCATGAAGGATCAGTGATAGTTATTGATCCATCGGAATTGCTAACCATCCCATTCTTTAAGTTTTCTAAATATACGTTAGAACTTAAATAGCCAACAATATTAAATTTTGTTAAATCTATGCTTTTATCATGATCGATGATCTTCTTTATAGTTCCCCAAGCAATTCCCGGCAAACGAAGAGAATCAGCTATTTCTGGATAATAAATTCTATAAAGATTATAGAAAGCATCTTCGCTAATTAAAGCTGCTCTGAGAACTTCTGTATTTAATGGAAGACCTCTAATATATCCATCTATATTGGAAGACGAATTGATTATATATTCTTTTACATAAGCAAATGGTCTTTGATCTGAATCTTCATCTCCGTCTATAAATGCTTTAGTATGTTGTACTTGCCTAACAGTAAATCTATCAACGACAATAGAGCATAGAGGTATGCGTTCTGTAAGTTTGCCAAATTCTTCTGAATTTCTATCAAATACAAGATGTTCTAAAGGCAAAAATGGCTCTATTAGTGGATAAGCGTTGTCATCAGGAGTTACTCCCCAGTATGGGAATATAGAACCTGATTGAACATCGAAATTTTTATTCACTATTTCTATAGATCCATCGTCTCCTTCTTGTTGTACTTCTGCTTCTCCTCCAAATAATCTAGCTATAATATCTGATGGAAAGGCATTGTAATCTTCTTTGTCATCTGTTAAATGCATCGATTTTACATAAGTAGATGGCCAAGCAATGTAATTCTTGTTTCTTGGGCCGCCAAATACAACGCTACAAGTGCATTCATTTCTTGCTTCTTTTCCGACTCTTGCGTGTTCTACTATATCTTTTCTTTTAGATATGAAATCTTCTATTTCTGTTTTAGTAAGAGGATCTGTGTTATATCTCTTCATACCTCTTATTTCGACAAGCATATTCATGTCGGAAACTTTTCGTGCATAAAGAATATAATCTGATCCAGAATCTGTAGCTATTCTTTGACACAAAGAAGATAAATCTATGGAATTGTCCTCTATTCTATAATAGTCTGGTACATTATAAAATGTATCACCAGTAAAAAGAAATTCCATATAGACATTGTTTACTCTAACTCTGCAATTTTCTAGTGCTTCTTGTATTTTGGACCAAGGAATTCCAAGTTCATTTCTTTCAGATTCCATTCCGTAGTTCCAATATCCAAACACGTCTATGATGTTATGAACATTATCAAATCTGGGAGCATTTCCCGTTAGGTTCTGTGATAAAGAGAAATTTCCCAAAAAACATTGTATTCCTGAAAACATCTCTCTAGGATCTGTAAGGCTTACGTTAATAGTTCTTCCTGCTGCGTCTATTTTAGAAACGCTCCAAGATGTGCATATTCCACAAAAATAAAATGGAACTTCTGGATCTTTCATTACTGTTGGATTTAGATCCTTGCCATTTTCAAAGAAAATAGGTTTTCCTACTCCTCCTTTTGGAAAACTGATTGCCCATACAGAAGGAATTAATGGTTCTAAAAACTCATCTCCATTGTCTACATCTTCTACAAGAGTTAAAGATGCAGAACTGGCAACGCCATTGAAGCCTATAGACATATTGACAGATAAAACTGTGCAACCCATAAACTTATAGGCTCTGGTATCCTTGTTGTAAGAGCAATCAGAAACTCCTGATGAAAATTTACTGAATATGCATTTTTCAGGATTGGGTATAGTTATTGCCATATTATTCCTGTGTATTATTTATTCCAGAAGGAATTCCATAGACATTACTCTTCTTTGGATTCATTACCCATGAAACGGTTCTAGAATACTGTCTTTTGATTGGATTCCATTCTTCCGAGTTCTGCTTAATGTAATAATTTCCTGCACTTGGTTTTAATTGATCTATTAAATCATTAGTATTTGGTTTAGATTTATACATCGATAACAAAGAAGATCCAGATGACTGTGCCATCACAGCATTTATTGTAATTGTTCTTTCTGGCAAAGTTTTTGTATACATATATTGGACAACGGGACCTTCTGCTCTTCCTGGGACTTGTATTTGTGCAAAGATATCATTTGATCCAATATCGGATATTGATATATTTTCGTCAATAGCGTTTGATATAAAGAATCCAGAAGTAGCAGGAAAAGTATATGAATATCTAACAATACCTGTAAAATCTTCATATGTTATCTGTTTTGTGCTTGGGATCGGACTTACGCTATATCCTCCTGGTCTATAAAATGTTGCTCTAAGATATATATTTGGTTCTACGGTAGAATTATAATAAGTTTTTGCTCTAGAAAATCTTAAATTTCTGTTCGATGCTTTATCAGCATATCCGTAGACTGTTCCATTTATAGTAATAGTGCCCTTTTTGGGATTATCTTGTTCTGTGGAAAATGCACCAGTGAACTCTTCTCTGGTTATTCCACTAGGATTATATACGAAATTTTCGTCTAATTCCCAAGAATTTCCAACTATTCCTATATTCTCTGATACGGATCTATTCCAAAAATTAGTAGTATCGCTAGGTATATCTGCTAACGTTCCTGATAAAGCAATACTATGAACTTTGACAGGTGTTAAGTTTCCATTTTCTGATATACTATAACTTCTATCTCTGCACCATTGTTTTGCTATAGATAGTGCATCGTTTATTCCAGATGATCCATATGCAATGGTTCCGACTGCTTGTAATCTATGGCTTAGTATAAATGTCCCATCTTCGTTTTCAGTTATGGACCAATTTTCAGACGCAGATTGTATAAATTGAGAATCTGTATCTTCTAATGGAAGACTCTTTGCTCTAAGAACAACGGTATAAGTACATTTATTTACCCATATTGACTGATCAAAATTGAGGCTTTCTATTGTGCAATAAGCATCTATTGTATTAGGACCGCCACCGCCCGGTGTTTCTATTTCTAATCTTCCTCCATCCTGAGAAAAAAGATTTCTTATTCTTTTCTGTTCTGACAGAACATCTTCCATAGTTGGAGAATCGCTATTGCTTTCATTTTGGGCACCGGGAGAATCTTGATCTGTGCCAACATTTACTATGGTTCCAGTCAGAGTAAAGACATTTTCTGGGTACAGTTTACGTCCGGCTTCATCTCTTACGTATTGTTTCTGTATAGAGACTACTGGTGCAGGAATAAGTTCTTCTGGACCATTTGGTCCTGTAAATCGTATTGGCATCTTTAACTCCTGTAGCCTCTAGTAAATAAATTAATACCTTGTGCAATATTTCCAATCGTTGGCATATACATATAAACGCTGTCTAATACTGTTCCTAGAACACCATTGACAAACATGTCTACATTTGATACTGTTTGATCTGATGTTTTTAAGTACATATCAATATTCGATTCTTCAAACATTCTTTTTTCAATATAAAGGTTCATGTATGAAGTATTTATATAAAATCCATCATTAGAACCATCGCCCGAAATATATAGATCTGTATAACCATTAGCGAATATTGTATTGCCGTTATTGCTTCCTTGGATATATAAATCTATATTACCATTAGATTTAGATACATCAGAATTAATGAATAAATTGAGATAATCATTTATATCTTCATGTCCAGATCCAGAAGCATTAAGATATAAATTTAAATAAGAGTTTGCTGGATCTCCTATTATTATTAATGGAACATTACCAAAACTATATTCTGATCCTTGAGAATGTCCTTCTATAAAATTAAATACTGAATCAGTAGCACTAATTAAGTTGCCACCATGAATCATTAGATTTAGTGAACTATCTGATGTTGTTATACCATTAACGTAGTGATATACAGTATCAATAACTGCATAGTGACCAGATTCAACAAGATTTACTTGATCACTGGTATAAGTATGTCCAGCTAAATAATGATCCAACTGAGTATTAGAAGGATGTGGTCCAGATATAAATAAGTCTACATGATTAAATTGTGGCGTTGGTCCAGATATATATAGATTAAGATTTTGATTTGCGATAGTTGCTGTTTTTATAAATAAATCAACATTGCTATACCATACTATAGAAACGTTATCTACTATTGTTTCATCATTTGTAAATGATAGATCAAGACTATCATTAATAGATATATTTTTAACTTTGTTTACTTGAATTTCATCCTGTAGACCTATCGTGTCTTTTATGAATGGTCTATTAGGAAGAAAAATACTATCTGATAATGTAATAGTCGAATTTAATCCTGTTTTCGTTGCCTGAACACTATCTGATAGAGATAACGTGCTATATATCCTTTTATAGTTTAATGGTAATTTTAATGAATTAAGACCTACGAAATTTAAAATAGCACTTTCACCAATGCTATAATAAAGGTATAATTTATGTGCATTTACTACTTTTATTTGTATTCCTACTCGTCCGGCTTGCAATGCAATTTTTGCAGTATCGGTTGCATCTCCTGTTTGACTTAATTTATTTATTAATAATTGTCCGTCAACATAAAATGCTATACCATTGTTGTGATATATGGTAAATTTATAAGTACCACTTTCTGGAACAATGAAATCCGCATAATAAGAAGCAGAATAATTATTGATATCTAGATCAACAAATCCATCATTGTTAGCATCTGGATAATTATATCCAAAGTCCGAATTATAAGAAAAAGGAGTTGTTGACAACAAAGTAAATGGTGTACCAGAAAACGAAGTTGTATGATTATAATAATCTTCTACAATACCTTCTCCATATGTATATACATAATCTATACCATCTCCTCCGTCATAGAGATATGCACCAAGACCAACTCCGTATCCATTATTTTGTCTAGCTTTTCCTTTTGCATCAATTCTGTTACTAGCTGGATAACTTGTACCAGCAAAAGTTGCTAAAAATAATGCATTTTCATCATTCCTTTTAATATTCCAATTACTTTCTGGGTCTACATATAAATTAGTAGGATAAATATAATCTGTTGAAACATATCTAACAGTATCTAGCAAATTTGTTTCTGAAATAATATTTGTAGATAAATTATTAATCGATATATTTTCTGTTATATTTGATTCTATTCTATAAGATGGTATATTAGTAAATATGTTGTTAGCAGAAGTTCCGAATGCTTCATTCAAAGCAGCAAACGCTACATATTTTGTTGTAAAATTTCTTGAGTGTATTGTGTTATTGGTAGACGAAAATCCAGATCCATGTATAAAATGGACTAAAGCTGGACTTGTATCGGTAGTGGAAATTAATTCTTCATAAACAGGTTGTTCTACTGAATGTTTTGCATATATAATTGTGTTTGAAATACTTACAAATGCAGAACTATCTTCTTCTCCTGAATAAATAGCAGATCTTAAATTAATTCCTTCGCATATAATTAGACAACCATCAACGAAAGCATTACTTGCATTTGTAGTAAGAACTATTGCATCGGTTGGTCCATCTGCAATAATTTTCATTCTTTTAATGGTTACATTTGGTATATCTATTCTAATCGCAGGAGCATCGTATATTGGATATGTAGTAGTTGAAACTTTGCTTATATATGCACTGTCTGTTCTAGAAGAACCTTCGTGCCAATTTTCATCTGCTCCATATATTTTTACGCTATTTGATCCACTAAAAACTGCATCTGTTATATCAACAGGACCAGCATCAAAACCAGAATAGACCTCTGCCCACTGGTCGTTGCCGCCTTGGGTTTTGGCCCAATTCCACCAATCTTGTAGACTAGTAAAATCGCCACCTGATTTTTTAATGGTTTTAATAACGGTAGCCATATATTATTTATTTAAGCAAAAACAGTATAGATGATCTTAATTTGATCGCCAGAAGTTACAGTGATAGAAGAATCGAATGTAGCTGTTGACCAAAGAGTTCCACTGGTTCCTGATTTTGCAGAATCGCTATTTACAAAAATACCAGTGATACTTCCTGTGGTATTTATATTGAATGTAGCAGGAGTGGTATTTTTCGTAGATTGACTTATAGCATTATCAGAAACCCACTGACGTCTTGTAGTGTCACTATAACCTGTAAATTCTATCCATCCAGAGTGAGACGATATGGTATCATTAGAAGCAAGAGCAGAATAACTTGATGTATCTATAAGTCCAATATACCAAGCAGTTATCTGTGTACCTGAATTAAACATTACATCAAGAATCTTGTTCTTTCCTGCGTTTGTGATACCATTATTAAAATCGATAGTATTTATAACTTCATTATTTCTAATGTGTTGTAACTGAAATTTTCCTTTTAATCCGATTGATTCTTTCATAAATTAATCTCCATTATTTATTATTTTGTCTAAGTTCCCTAGATACTAATACAAGTTTTTCCTTTAATGATCTTTCTTCTGGTGTTGAACCAAGTTGTTTTGATAAGGAATCTATTACAGCAGATACAGTTGCTTTTACAGCTATATCTCTTGAACTATTTTCAAATCCTGTAACATTTAAGTCACCAGATACTTCTACCTTAGAATGAGATCCAGATTTATTCTGTATAGCATTTATAAATCTCTTTAGATCGGAAGACAGTTCTTCCATTGCACTAAATTTTGCAGCAAAGTCTAAAGGAGATGATCCTTTGTACTTATCAATGTCCTTTGTTAGACTTTCTCTGCTAAATTGGATCAAGTTGTCATCTGCTGATCCTCTTCCCTTGATTTCAACAGGTGTTGAACTCGAAATTGCATTTGCTGGCGTAGCAGCAGGCTGAGCAACAGGAGAAGATGGAGGAGGAGCAAATGGATTAGTATATGCTGGCAATTGGAACTTAGTTCTAATTGCATCATTAATAGATTTTAATACATCTAACTGTTGTGTTTCTATAGATGCAGTTTCATTATAAGCAGAAAGCTGTTCCTTAACTTTGTCAAGAAGATCGCCAGAAGTATCTTGTCCAAGAGGACCGTTTCCTAATCCCTTCAAGAAAGATACGATTCCAGTGGCTTCTGATACTGTAGTTCTTCCTGCTGCACCGGGCAGTTTAACGCCACCAAATACGCTATTTGCCGTTTGTGCATCTTGTAAGAATGCATCTGGTAGAATAGATAGTCTATTTACAACACCTTTGAATTGATCTTTAGATATCTTGCCAGAAACAACATCTTTTAGAATCTGTTGTGGATTTCTCTCGCCAGCTAATAATCCTCCACTGCTGAAAAGATCGCCAACTGTCGAATTAATTCTGCCAAGACTTACATCTGCTTGTGCTCTTTGTCCAACTGCTGTAGAACCAATTCTTTGATTAGCCTCTATTGAACTTGAAATACTCTTAGTGAGTTCTTCAAATTTAGCATTTAGAGCTTGCATTCTTAAGTTAGCTCTATCGACGCTATCTTTGTAGTCATCTTGAGCCTTCTTAAGATTAAGCATTCCGTCTGCTGCTTGCTTAGAAGAAGGAATAAATCCATCTCCACCAGTTAGACCAGCAGGATTAGCTAAAACCGTTTGACCAAATAGATTGTTCCCAGATGATCCAAGGGTATTAGATGTACCTCTAATGATATCGTTTAAGCTAGCAACGATATCTTCTGAACTTGCACCAATAGAAGCAGACTGTCTTGCTCTATTGATTTTTGTATTAACAAAGGCTGTCTCGTATTGAACATCTCTGTCTTTTACGATGCGTTCTCTTTGATATCCTAAGAAGCTCTTCTTGATTTCTTCATTTAGTTGAGAAATAGCAGCCTTAAATCTATTAAGTTGTTCTGTTGGAAGATTCTTAATAAATTGAGCAATAAACGCAGAAGGATCGTTCTTAAATCCTTGAACGTTTTGCTGTGCTGCTTTTGTAACACTATTAATGATTTCTGTTAATTGATTTTGACCTTCTTGTGTTCTAATATTTCCAGAAATACCAGAATTCTTAAAGATATCGCTTATACCTTTAGATAATAAAGAACCAACATTGGTCTGATCTTGTTCTTGAACAACTCGACCAGCCAATTTTTGTAGTGAATCTACAGATACATTTTCTAATCCTTTTTGAATTACTGCAATATCTCCGAATACATCTTTTTCGTTTCTAGAAAGAAATCCTCCTGCACTTTCGTTAATTCCAGAATCTATTGACTGTCTAGTATTTGGAGATGAAAGATTTAATTTTCCAAGTTTATTCTGGAAATTATTAAATGAAAAATCAGCAAATTGATCAGGAACTAAGAATAGACCGTTTCCTTGACCACTTAATGAAGTAGCAAATTGTTCTGATAATTGATTATCAATTCCTTTGCCTAATGCATTATTAGATATTTCTCTTGTTCGCTTATTAAAATTATAAGCAAATACTTCTACGCTGGCATTAGTTTGCAAGAATGCTTTTCTTGTCTCATCTATTACTTTAGCAATCTCAATAAAACTATCTTTAACTGGATCTAAAACAACAGAGATAAACTCTTGTGCATTTTTGTCTGATCCACCTAGTTCCTTTTTGATTTTATCTTGTACTTGATCTGTAGAAAAACCTTGAGCACCAAGCTGTCTAGCTCTATCAAATGCAAAATCTTTAATTTTTGCTGCGGCTGCTTGGCCTTCTGGTGTAGAAAGATCTTTTGCAAATTTATCTCTTAATGCTTTTCTTGCATCTTCTTGCATTTCCTTTTGTGCTGCATCTGCAAATTTAGGATCAAAAGTACCTTGTCCTGCTCCAAGACCAGCAGCGGCACCATAAGAAAGTGTTCCAGAGCCAACTTTAGAAACTCTATCTTTTACTATATCCGATAACAACTGTCTTTGTTGACTTTGATTTTTACTAACAGAATATCCAAGTAATAATTGTCCAACTCTGTCTGAATTTGCTTGACTATTTCCATTAATTAATCCACCTACTCCTCCGATAACTCCACCAGCAATTCCTCCAGCTAAAGTTCCAACTCCTGGAATTATAGATCCAGCAACTCCACCAGTTAATGCACCAGATGAAAATCCGGTCAATAATGAAGAAATAAGAGTATTTTTCTTATTATTGCTAAGTATATTATTATAATTAGACTTTAATCCTTGACCATCTGATATTGATTGAACATTAGAAGCAAAAGAATTGCCAAGAATATCAATACCAGAAAGTGCAGCGGTTCCTAATAAGGATAATCCTATTGTTTTAGCAGTTGGATTACTGATTAGATTTCTGCCCTTTGTGGCTATATTTTCAATTCCACTAGATAGTCTACCTCTTAAGCTATTGGCATTTGCTTGTTGTATTTGTTTTTGTTTAATAGAAAGTTCTTGTGCATCTAGTGCAGTGATTTCTCTTACGAAGAATTCTTTTTGCTTATTAAGCTTATCTATAGTGTCATTTGTTCTATCGATAGCTTTCTTTAGCTTCTTTTCAGCAAGGGAAACCTCTGCTTGTGTTGCATTTCTGTTTTCCAGCAACGCATTATAACGCTTTTGTGCAGCTTCTTGTGCTGCTATTGCCCTCTCTCTTCTTTTTGCTCCAACTGCTTCTGCTTTAGCATTTGCAGCTTGTAGTTCTTCTTTGGAAGCACTTCCTACAAGTTGATTCAAAGTAAGATCTTTGTTCTGTAAATTAACAGGATTCTCTGATTTAGCTTGTAGTACGGCTGCGGCACGAAGTTCTTGATCTGTAGAAAGCTTTGTAAGAAGCTTAGGAATTGGAATATTAGTTTTTTCATGATGAGATAATACCTTTTCTATTGTTTCATCAGAAGCAACTTGTTGTAGATATTTCTCTTCAATTCTGTTATTTCCGGAACCAGCTTTTACACGATTAAAAATAAGATCAGCATCGCTTGCAACTTTTGAAGCAACTGTGCTATCTTTTGCACGCTGAATGAGATCTGGATTTTTTCTTAATGTTTGTTCAAATATTTTTTGATCAAAAACAGAAGAATTAATACCAGGAACTGGTCCTCCAAATAATTGAGTTATTGGATTACCGGGATGGAATTTGCCATTGCCGAAAAATTCAATAGGAGATCTGCCCAATTCCGGAGAAGTAGTAAATGGGAATTCTTGTCTGTGTTCTTTAGTATATCCGGGTCCGTATTTTCTAGTTAATACTAATTTACCATTTTCTAAGAATATAGAAGGTTGTGCTTCTTTGTTTAATGAAGCATGCATTCCTGCTTCTGTAGCAACAGAAGGATCTACGAACACTGTTTGAGAAGATAATGGTTTAAGACCAACATCCTTTGGATCATGGCCCGGATGCAATGTCTTATTTCGTTGAGTTTTTCCATCTGCAAAAGTATAAGTAGAACCTTTTGCCGTTTGGAATCCAGTTACACTTCCTATTGGTGACTTTATTACTCTTCCTAGTATATCATCATTTATTGTACTAAACTGAGTAGATTTTTGATATATTGCATTTTTCTTAATTTCATCTTCTAGTAATTGTTCATTAATTACAGATTGTAATCCTCTTTCAAGATACTGTCTTTGATATATTCTATCTCTAGAATCCTTATCAATCAAAGAAACATTGGTATCTATTTTTTTGCCTCTTAGACTTTTTATTAATGGTGTTCCAGTATATGTAAGTGCCCCAGAACTAACAGTAGATTGTACTAGATCTTCTGTTAAGGATTTTCTTTTTATTCCAAGTGGAATTACTGGACCATCAGAGGTGGTATCGCTTGGACCACCGGGTTTTCCGAATACATTCTTAAGATTGCTTGCACCTCTTAGGAAATCTGGTATGCTGCCAAGAATACTTATTCCAAGTTTGATAGAAGCAAGTCTGACGAGCGTAGGAACAAGTGGAGCAATAGCATTTAAAGCATCGGCAGAATATTTTGCTAGTTCTGCAAATTCATGAACAAGTTGCTGAATACCTTGATTTTCTGAGAAGTGCTTAAATACTTCTTCGAATTTAGCACCAACAGAACTTATCTCAGCATCAATTCTCTTGATACCAATAACAGCATCTCTGCTTAGATCACCAGCAGATTGATTGATATCGCCAAGTGCCTTTGCGAATTCGCTTCCACCTTCTGCACCTTTTGCGATGTCTTTAAAGAATGGAGCAAGAACTCTGCCTTGTCCAATACCAGCAATCTTATTTACAACTTGATTTATACCTTCGTCATCAAGACCTTTTTCTTTTATAGCTTTACCGATTTCAAGGAATCTTTGAGCAATACCCTTTAAGCTTCCATCGGCGTTTCTAATTTTACCATTAGTAAATTGTTGCTCGAAATCAATAACTGCCTGATCATATGCTTTTAATGATGCGATACTGAATGCAGTACCAACAGTAGCAATTGGTGATTGAGATACTTTCTTTGCAGAAGCTATTGCAGCAACATATTCGTCAATTTGTCCTTTAGCAGACGCGAATGCACCACCACCGTTCTTGATAGCAGTAAAGATATCTCCAACGTCCAGAGAATACTTTTTGCTTACTTTACTGATTTTATCAAGAACAGATTCAGTTTCTTCGCCACTAAGATTAAATTGGTTAATTGCAGCAACGACACCTTCGGTAGTATCTCTTACTTCTCCGAATACGGCAGAAACTTTTGTTTTAGCAATTGCGTTTACTGCTCTTACAAGAGTTCCTTCGCTGCCAAACTTCTCGCCAGATTGGCTAAAGATTCTAGCTACGTTGATTAGTTCTTTGCCGCTTTGACCATAGGTCTGAGCAACCTTAAGTACCTTTTCGGATACTTCCGATGCTTTGTCAGCATTGCCATCAAAAAGCTGAGTTAATTTATTAATTTCAGCGTTTAGAGCAATAGCAGAGTCTTTGGCAGCAATAAGTGCGGCGGATAGCTTAAAAACTATTCCTGCTGGGATTAGATAGGCAGTAAGTCTTGTGGTTGTACGACCAACTTGTTCAGCAAAGCTTGCTTGATCTTCTGTTGCTCTACGAGTAGATTTACTAAGTTCGTCAGTGCCTTTTACTGTTTGCTGTAATGCCTTTTGAGCATTATTTAATTGCTGCTGAAGACCGTTAGCACCTTGTCCAACTGCACCAGCATTTTGACCAGTAGTAAAGTTAACCTTTACGCTTACTGGATTTCTTTCAAAGTAACTATTAACCTTGGTACGGAAGATAGACGCCTGAGAAGGATCAAACTCAATCTTAATTGGTCTAGCAGTATTTAAGAGTTTATTAACTCTATCTATACTTTCTTTATTAAATTCAAGATTGAATTTTCCAAGGTTATTTTGGATTTGGTTTTTGACAGACGAAATGCTCTTTGATGAAATAGACATGTCCAAGTCTGATAACTTGGACTGTATTGCTTTTCTCATTCCTTCTAAACTTGAAGGATCTATGCCAGCACTTACTATAATATCTGCCATGTCTATCTTCCGTTATAAAGGTTATTACTTCGGTTCTTCAACTACAACAGGAGTACCATCTTCGTCTAAAAATGGCTGTTCCTCTGAAATCTCGCCTTGAAGAGTATTGATTTGCTTTGCAACCTCTTCCTCTAGCATCTTGACAGTCTTACCTTCTCTGTCAACCTTTTCACCAGTCTTGCGATCAATATAGTTTAGATCATCATCAATGAAGTTATACTTCTTAAGCCAGCGATTTTCTGGTAGACGCTTTTCGAATTCTGTATTGACTCCATAGATTACTTCGGCAGAAGCAACACCGGCCTTGCGATAAACATCGCTTAGTTTATCAGCCTTCATGTCATCGAACGATTCCCAATAGTTTACTCCTGTTTCAGAATATACAGTACAAGCATAAACTATATAATCATTACGTTCACGTTCTGCTAAAGATTCGATAGTGGAATCATCGAAAATCTGACGCTTGCTCATTATCTTAACCATTTCTTTACGCTTATCAGTTACTTCAATAGCAAGCTTACGACCTTCACTAAGTTTAATTCCGCCCTTCTTCATTTTGCCCAGAAGAACTTCGATATCCTCTTGAATCTGAGAGAGTTCTTGTTCTTCCTTTTCTGTCCAGACTCCTGTTTCCTTTAGAAACTTGTCTAGCTCAGAACGAAGAAGAAGACCCTTCTTGCCTCCGCTTTCTCTAATAAGGGATGCTACTTTTGAAGCATAAATCTTATCGGATTGCTCAAGATCGTCATAGGTTGGGCGACGAACCGATAGTGTAATTTCCTTGCCATCCTTATCGAAACTAGTAAAATCCTTGCGATTCATTATTATTCTCCTTTGTAATTCCTCTTGACTAAAATTGTCTGATGTCTATTCCAAACTACTTCGTGAAGGTCCAATTCGCTCATGCAATTACGTTTTTGTTGATTTCCAGTATTTAGGATATTATTGCGACATTCTTTCCATTTAGATCGGAAATCTTTTTGTTGGTCTGTTAATTCTGATTCTGGTCTGTTATATCCCCACAATTCTCCGAAAGCCATTTCAAACTGACTAAGCGGATAAATCATAGTGGTATCAAATTTCTTGCTTACAATCTTCTTAAGTCTATCTCTAAACTTATCCTTCGTCTCTTGACTGTATTCCATTTTATCTCCTATTTTGTGTTCCTTGCGATGCCGCCTGATTTACTTTCATAATCAGATCTTGCTTCACATCAGGCAACTGTGTATGTTCCAATTGTCCTTTTTCGTTGATTACTTTTTCTCTAGTCGCTATAATTCCTTTGGCAATAGGATCGTTAAGGCTATAAACTTCTTTTGCCCCTTCCTTGTCACTTGGAATAAAGACTTCTTGACCAGATATTAAGTTTGCTGAATTTTCTACTTGTCTCTTCTGATTTTCTTTATTTATTCTATCTGCTTCTGCTTTATACCAAGCATCGAATTTCGTATCGTCGTTTATTACTTCGTCACTTGGTCTATTTGAACTTTCAAAAGCAAAATCGTAGACCTTGGTCCACAACAAAAGCAAATATTGTAAATCCGTCATCTCAACAGAAGAGTGAGGGAAAAGGTGGGTTCCTGTACCTTTCGATACTGTCCAATATAACCGCCAAGGGTCGGTTCTTGCTATCTCTCTTATTTCTGGCTCAGAAATACCGTTTTCCTTATAATAATAATATACAAGAACATCTAAAAATGCTGGCTCTTCTAATAGAGATCTATCTTTAATTTCTGTTATTTTTGATACTATAAACTTCTTTCTGCCCATATCGGATAAGTATTCAGCAGTAGAAGAATATAATTGATTCCTGATGGTTTCTAATTCTATGAAACGCTTCTTTGCTTTTTCTATGGCTGCTTTTGCTGTTCTTTCCTCTGATTTCTTGAATCTAAGCTCTGGCAATCTAGAGTTGAGTTTCTCGATATCTGATTTAATAGTTTCTAGTTCTTTTTGAAGCTTATCATTCCATAAACCTTTTTCAGTCAACAGTTTATATGATTCTTCAAGAGTAAATAATCCATCTTCTTTTGTAGATCTATTAAAGATTTTGTTGTAAATCCAGTCGCTTTCGGCAAGGATGGACAACGAAGGATCTTTGAAAACAACATCAAAGTTGTCATGCTTGTACTTGACTGTGCAGTACAATGTTCTACTGGTTATTCTGCGGAGGATTTGTTCTCTTTTATTGAAGTCCATATATCTAATTATCGTTTATTCCTATAGATATATACAATAAAAAATCCCACGCCATAGGGTTAACGTGGGATAGACAGGAACGGAAGTGATATTTTGTTAAGTAATGACAAGTTACTTAACATATAATTATCGTATCTTCTTATTAGTTTTTTTGACTTTTTTCTTTTTATTTTTATAATCGTGAAACATTTTATGACATTCTTCACATAGCGTTATTAAATCCAAATCGTCTTCATTTCCTAATCTGTCATATGTACTGTGATGTACTTGCAACAAAGTATCGTTTGCATCTGCGTTACAAAGTCTACATTTGAATCCATCTCTCTTTAATATTTGGATTCTTCTTTTACGCCATTTCTTAGATTTTATGTATTTTGTTAGATTCATGTTATATATATCCAGCCAGGCCCCTTTACTGCTGATTCTATCTTCTCTCTTTTAGAGTTAGTATTAGAATCTTAGTAAATCAATCTTAGAACCAAAATCTATCCTATTATCAGCACTAGGTTGTGAGGTTGCACATTGCCTAGATTTATTTTTTTCCGGATAGTACAAAGTTCTAAAGCCCAGAACATGGCCTGTAATATGTTCTGCTGCTGACTCATAACTGCGGCGGCTTTTGTTTTTAGGACACGGTTTTAGTTTTAAAATGGAATGGGATACCGTCTGTCTATAAACCCTATGTCTGTCAACTATAATTATCGTAGTGATAGAACGGTGTTTAAGCGTTAAAATAAAAAGATCCAGCACGAAGGCTGGATCTTACCTTTATATATAAATATAAGTAGGATATTAAGTTAGACCTTCTGGGTCACTCAAAGAAGTGACATCTAACTTGTTGAAATTCTGGAACGAATAAGTCATTGTTGCATTACCACCAGTAGCGTCAAAACCACTGAACGAAACAGATTGAAGCTTATTCTTATTACCAAGATCAAAGATTGTTCCATCGTCAAGCTTGATCTTAATTGGTTCATTTGTTAGGTTGGTTGCATCGCTGATAGCATTGATATTGTCACCGGGGTTGCTACCACCAGCGGTAACAGTAATAGAGCAGTTTACAGCAGTTGGGAAGGTAGCATACTTATAGTATGGCTTCCGACGACCAAGCTCGTATAGATCTTCACGACCAAGGCTGCAACTGATATTAACGTCCTGAATGTGTGCTCCGAATACACCTGCTGTTTGAATGTTATAACCAGAACCACCAATTACAGTAACACCGGGAATATTTGTTGGGAAAACAGATTCACCGCTTCCCATACGAACGTTTTGACGTCGCTGAGTACCAGAGGCAGGAGTATCAGTATTATCAAAGTGACCATTGAATGCGAAGCTTGAGGTCTTCCAAATCTTATCGTTACCAGTTAAGCTAACGCTTTCACGAGCGTTACCTTGGACTGGAAGAGTATAGTTTAGGCTGTTTACATACATACCAGAGCAGTATGCTTGAACCATGGGGGTTCCAGTTGCACTGCTATTGGTATCTTGGAACAAGCTAACGAATACGTCTGCCCGTTGATTGGTACGATTTAGAAGAGACTTGCTAGTTGCACCCCGAGTAGAAAGATGGTAAACAAGAGGATAGCCATCAAGAACCTTATCAATTGTCATTTCGACAGTTGGAAGGTTTTCAATGTTCTCATAGATATCAAGCTGACCTAACTCGAAGACCTGCTCTAGATTGAAGTTAGTGTTCATGCTTACGCTTTGGACACCGTGAACAGGCAAGCCTGTTACGCTGCAATATGGTCCAATTGCAACTTCTGCTAATGCGTATATTATCCTGTTAGTTGTAGGCATTTTATTATCTCCGTTTCTATAAAATTTCTTTCCAATGATATAGCGTACAAATATTTATACAAGTATAAATATTAATATGTACTTAAATATCTATCTACTTGAACAGTTTGCCTACACTGACCTCTGAATAAATCAAGATGGTCATCAATTGTTTCTGTTTGGCTTTTATCTATATATCCATAAGTCCAAAAATAACTATTATTTCTATTGGCTAAATTAGGATAAGTTAAAGCACCACTAGATAAAGTACCATTATTTTTAAGAGGAATTGGAGCACGATTTACATCAAATAAACTAATTGATGTAGAATCTTGATTGCTAATTAAATCGAGCAAACGTTTATTGGTAAAACCCTTGTCGGTGAAAGTATGATAAAAAACCATATATTCTGATCGTTCGCCACCTCCGAGTTGCAATCCCTCGTTTGTTCTATTTTGTACGTCTATTACTATACAAGGAATCCATACTCTATTTTCTTTAAGATTAGAAGCCATTCCAGATGGAGAAAGAGTATCTAACGAATCATATCTGGTTTGATATTCGTCTACTATAGTTTTCCATTCATAACTATCTGCTGTATAAACAGATATATCCCTAGCAGTGTATTCGCATCTAATATTTCCTGACGTTACAGGACGATCAAAAATTATTCTTCCTCTTTTATAATCAACCTTATAAGATAAATTGCCAGAAGTATTTGTAGGTAAAAATACATTATTAATATAAATACCAGAAACTTGGAATGGAGCAATAGATTCTCCAATAGGAGCTACATCATTTTCCCAAACCCAAGATGGACCAAAACCTTCGTACACTTGATAGTCATTGTATCTATCATCTTTTACATGTTTTAATTTTGTATAACCAGATGTAGGAAGATTGAATTTTATAGGAGTATAGGCACCTACTTCTAAAAGACCATATTCAAGCCAAGATTTAAGGTTATAAGCGAGAATATCGCTACCTTCGTAATCGTAGAAGTTTTTTGTTCCCTTTAATACTGGCATTTTATTATCTCGATTTAAGTATTCTAATCATCATGGATCTTACTTTAGATCTTATAAGTGCTTTTAATTCTCTACTTTTTGCTATTTCATCTATAAAATTCTTTGTGCCTGGATTTGGTATCGCTATAACTGGGAATTGATACGGAAATCTTCGTATCTTGTTTAAAGCTTTAGACATAACCGCTCTACCAGACCTACTGATTCCTTGAGGAACACCAGATAGATCATATCTAATACCATAGTCTTTTATATCAGGAATATCTGCTTTTATAGCACTCATTTTTGCTTCTAAAAGCCATTTCATCCATTCGATATGATAAACTTTTGGCTCTCTTTTTCTCTTTCTTCTTATTGTACTTTTAGATGTACTATAATAATGAAACTCATCTCCTGATTTTAATTGATCTTCATATTTTGCAGGATCTAATGCACTTATAGTAATATTGACATCAGAAGATAAACCAGAAGCACTTTGTATTCTTCCTACTTCTACATCAATTGTTTCGATCAGAATTTCCATCATTCTGTTCAGAGCAGTTTTAGCCATTTGATCTGTTAAACCAAATTCTGCTTGTAAATCGTGTCTTTCTAGGTTTGGAAATTCTCCATTGAGTCCTTTATAAACTCTACTTCCTTCTATAGCTTTAATAATTATATCTTTTACAACTATATATACTTCTTCTTTTGCTTTATATATTCTGTTATTTATAGTTTGACGTGCTCTTTCTGCAAGCTTCTTGTTGAAGTTTGTTGTAGCTTTGACAGAAATTTTACCAACTCTTAATGTCATCCTATTCTTTCCCAATAACTAATAGAATATCTATCTTTTTGTAATCCAACAGGAATAGGTGCTCTTATGATTTTGTAATTTCCAAAAATAATGTCTTGACTATTTACGTTTGGCTTAATATACTGACATCTCAAAAGGTCTGGAACGTCAGTTAAAAATGATTTTAAGCGTATAACTGCACTCGGATGATCTACTCTAAGTCCGAAGTGTTCAAAGTCTTTAGGATCATATTTAATCAGAGCTTTTATTATTTTAGTATTTTGAGTCTCATCGGGAGCAGGAACTTCTGGTGTTCCTTTGTACGATGGTTTTCTTAGTTCATTTTCTCTAAGTGGATCATCAAACTCATCTTGTACATTTGTTACAGTTGGTTTAAAATATAAAGTTATATTTTTGCCAAGATTTTCAATCAGAGAATCTATCTCTGTTTGATAAACCTTTACGAGATCTGAAAATGAATTTGGATCTAATGGCATATTTTATCTAATATAAAGATTATTGAAAAAGTCAATAGTGTTAAAATTATCTGTAAGCCAAAATTTTGAGTGAGTAAATGGCGAACCAATAGCTTTACCAGCCTTCATGCTTCTCTTGTAACGCAAATCTTGTAATAGCTTATTATAAGCACCACATGGTCCTAGTTCCAAAATATCTCTATATCCTTTAAAACCACTTGTGGTATCGATCTCGGAATCTCCATCCCGTACTCTAATTCCAGTTTTTACAGCATTCTGATAAGTATTCAGATTAAGCATACAAGCTGCTTTTAGTGTAAAAAGAGCCATTGCTACTGGATCAGAAGAAGAAGTTGATGTAGGGTCTGGCGAAATATTAGTAGAATCAAAATCAAAAGTATACGAAGTTGGAAAAGCGTAATCTTGTGTGGTTATAAGACCAGAAACCAATAGGGCTTCTTGGATTCTAGAATCTGTATAATTCTGAGTATCTCCGGTATCTCCTATGAGATTTCGTACCATCAGTGTTAATATTGGTTGCCATGCCATAGAATTTACCTTGGATTATAGTGAATATTTTGGTACTGCTTGAACTTCTAAACTCTTTTGCAAATGAGTCACATATGTATCACCATCAAGTACCCATAGATTAATAAAATATTTTCCAGGATTTTCTGTCAATTCAGAAGATAATACATCTATTGAAATTTTCTTATTACTATTATCAATGTTAAATCTTCCTGGATCTATAGAATATTTAATTATCAATATAGGAGTAGACGATGGAGTAGTTTTTGCAACACTTAATATAATATCTTCAACAGAAGTTAAATCAATTTCTTGTGACGAAACGTTGTAAGAAATATCGTTAAAGGTTAATTTTATGTCAGAATTCTGAGGAACTTGATTAATCATAAACATTTCCTACAATTGAGTTTCTTCAATTAAAACTGTATTATTTTCTATCTCTTTTATAAAAGTGGTATTAAATTCTATTTCCTTAAATAGTATAATATTATCATATATAACTTCATGGGTTATATTGATATTTAGTTTTCTGGATGCTCCTCCCATCCAGTATGCCAAGAGACTCCTAACTGTTGCTATTACAGACATTAATCTACCCCAGTTATCGGTTTTGCATTATTTGAAGTTTCTACTGTGCGTTCCCAAACAGGAGAAGAAAAATTATCAGTTTCATCAGTTACTTGAAGTGTAGTTCCGTCTATTCTCCAAGCATTTCTTAAGAATCTCATCGCATTTAAAGCACTTCTTGGTGCGATAGATCCAGAAACAGCAGTCCAATCTCTTGATAAATATGAATCTGCCAAGTCGTTGCGTGCAGAAGAAGTAGAAGATACAATGTTGGCATCTTCTACCTCTATATTTTCTTGTGCATAACTTGTTCCATCATCCCATATAACTTTACCTCTCCATGCGACGTTAAAATCAACATAGGTACTATAAAGTCCTGCACCGGATGGATATTCAACAACACCAGAATTTGTTCTGTCTATTAATGTATTATTATCTTTGTCAACAAGACGATAATATAATCCACTTCCAATACCAGAAGTGCCCCAGTCCACTGATAATATTTTTTGTACTGTTGACATTTTTTATCCATTATTCTTGGAATAAATCCATGCATATTGATAAAGATTCTATTGGTAATTTTGAATCATTCAAAATACTGAGAGGAATAGGAGTAAATTGTACTTCAATTTGTTCTTGAATTAAAGAATTTATCTCTTCTATAAATTTTGACATATTTTCTTGTGAAACAACAAATGTTCCTTTCTGATCCTCTTTTTCAATTCCATATTTCTTAACAAGTTCATTTCGTTGTTTTTCAAATATATCAAGACTAGTTCCTAATTCAGAAACAAGCTTTGCAAGTCGAAAACTGGCTGTTACAGGAAGAGAAATTTTGCTAATTTCCTTTATTGCATTTACAATTTCTAACCAATTTTTAATACTCTTCTTCATATTTTGATCCTTTTTTTAATTACTATATAAAATATATCGTATTAGTAATTAATAATTTTATCCATGTCCAATATAATTTTATACAATTTTTAATATAAATTATGTTTTAATTAATAGATTCTTCTGATTGATTAGTATTTGGATCAGAATCTGGTATTTGCTCTGGACTTGGATCTGGCTCAGGTGGAGGAGGTGGAGGAATTAATTTTAATTCCGAAGAAATAATAGTATTTCGCCGTAATAATAATGTATTTCTAGTAACAGATGGTTCATATCCTTCACATGAACACTCTACTGTATATGTACCCTCCACCAATTCCTGAGTAATGTTTTTTGAGGAATCTATAGATATATTCTGACTAATTCCATCTTTGGTGATTGTAACAGCAGTATTTTCTGGTCCAGTAATAGTTAATTGATATACCATTCTTGGCATACCAGTAATTGGATCAAGTTTAATATCACCGGGAGCAACAATAGTGATAGTTCCTGGTTTTCCACTGTTAACTGCATTTTTCATAGCTGTTCCATCGGTGAACAGAGAGATTGTCAATGGCAATCCAAGAACTTCGTCAATGATCTGTTGGGGTGTGAAATCTGGATCATCCCAGAATTCTCCGAAAATCAATTCATATAATACCTTATTTGATTGAGCGAATCTATCTCGTAATTCTGCAAACTTCTTCTGTTTATTAACGACTTTAGCAGCCCGTGAGTTTGTTAAATCATCCCAATTACTCATTGTTTAATACTCCTTATATTATATATGGAACTTTAGTTGATCCAGAGGTGGGGCCGTTAGCTAATACCGGAGCACCATCTCCGTAATAATCAAGAGTTCCGGCATCAGTACCACTCCTTCCGCCAGTCACGCTTACATCATCCACGTAGACGATTTGGTCCACCGAACTACTCGTCCCCGTCGCCCACACGTTGACGGCGAAGTAGAGGACGGCGTTGTCGGTAGGAGTGACGGTGACGGACAACTGCTCCCATGTTCCCGTCGCGGCCGAGGCGGTCGCCGTGGACGTCGCGACAGGACCGGCGAATTGATTTCCCGGACAGACTAGCGAGGCCCCGGCAAGAGACGTCTCCCTCCGTACCCAGACAGACACTGTGATCGGGACACCAGAGACGGCCGCTACGCGGGCAATACGGAACGGGTATGGATAGGCCGATCCTCGCTGGAACAGATTGGAGGTCGTTGACCAGTACAGTGTCACTTTGCGGGACTTGCCCCCGGCTGTGTGGACGATGGTGGATTCTTCCTGAATGCTCCCGCCGTCGAAAATGCTGACGTTCCCTTGGGACACCCCGTTGATCTTGAAATTCTGAAAGTGGATGGTCGGGTTGGTGGCCATTGACGCGTTAGGGGTGATCGATTTTAGGGGGTCAACGGCTCCAAAGTAGTTGGCCGTTACTACGTTGGTGTTGATCCAGTAGCATTCGTTTGACCCGCTAACGGACGTGTTGACCCCGGCCGTAGAGAAGTAGTTTAGCTGGTTGCTACTAAAGTTTTGCCATATATCGTATAGCGTGGTTCCGATGATACGGCCTCTCCCAGCTCCGAGCAGTATCGGGCCGTTCCCGTTGCAGTTTCGCACGACACCGAGATACAGGTTTCCCTCTCCACTGAATCCCTGAAATACCGCACTTGCTCCCTGCCCACCATTGGAGATGTAATTCTTTATGGTCAGTGAGGAGTCGCGGTCGAACGATGCACCCATCGACACGCCACCGCTACTGAAAGCATTGATGAAGGTGAACGTGACGTCACTTCCCTGCGACCCGGTCCCGGACCATGATAGAGTACCCGAGCCAACAGCGGATTCGATGTTGATTGTCTGCGTGCTCGCCTGCGACATAGTAAGCGTCGTACTGAATCGGACGGCTGACAGGCCGGTGACGACCATGCTGGTGTTTGAGAGGTCGCATGCCAGAAGCGTAAAGCCACTATGGCCGGAATGGTCAATGTAGGTCTGGGCGGGTGTTTGCTGGGTACTCATGTCCGTCCGGTTCCACCCGCCGCTAATCTGGATACCCGAACCTTTAGGGGCCGGCGACGGACCTCGGCCGGGCATTCGGATTAGAATACTACCCGAGGTCCCGAGCCCCAAGGCGTAGCTTCGAATGCATTCCCGCCGGTATAAGGTGGCACCGGTCGCCGTAACTCCCGTATAGCCTCTCGTCGCGGACTGGTTGTTGGCGGACGAATGAGCGAAGTTCGAATCTTGGTCGATCAGAAGGCACTTACCGCCAGAACCGTTATCCCAGAAGCTGGCGACGGGCCACCACGCCTCGGAATCATCCCCGCCCGCACCGATCGAGTTGGCCTTACCGATTAAGCTAGCGTGAGTGATCGCCTTGGCGTTCGACGGGGCGACGACGGCGACTATGTTACAGACCTGCAACCCGATGGAAACAAATGAACCGGAGTCCCTATAGATCGCAACGGAATTGATCCCGCTCGGGAGGGCTGATCCGTTATCAAAGACGACTGGATAGATAGCATTAACGCTTCCCGCCGGCAGTGGAATCGTGGTCACTGGGACGTCCCCCGTCGTATCAGAGCAAAGGCGAAGGGAGAAGTTGGCAGGGGTATTGCTGGACGCAGTTTTGAATTGCAAAGATATCTGCTGGTACGCCGACAGGTCCAATGTGGACGGGAGGGTACGGTAGGCCAGCTTCCCCGCTGCCGTCCCTGAACATACCACGGAGAATTGTCCAGCCGGGTCCTTCATGGTTCCCGCCGAGCCGATTGTGTTCGGAGAGACAGCCGTCCACGCAGCCGAGATGCCGGTGCCCACTGCACGGTCAATCACCTTGAATCCGGTCGTACCCGTAAGCTCAACAACCTTGTTCCTGTATTGTCCGACCGTCACGTTGTTGTAGGTGGTGCCGGGAGCCGTGGACCCGTCCAGCGTGAACGTAGTAGTTCCCGTTACGGTGATTCTCCACAGGTTGTTTATTGGCGTGGAGACGCTGACGGCAGTTACGAATACCCAATCGCCGGTCTGGAAACCATGAGCAGTGGTGGTCGTAATCGAAACAGGTGTAGTATTGGTCGTTACATTGCTCGTCTTGGTGGATTCGTAGAACCGGCCGCTATCTGAGTCCTGCCAGTTCGACGTGATTCCGGTGCTGACCGGGGCAGGAGAGGCCATGACTCGGATGGTATCATTGGGCATCACGGAACTGAGGGTATTGAACGCGACGCTGTTGTTCGGAGTCTTCCATCGGCCACCGATGTTGAACGTGTAGGTGCCGTTGGTAAGGGTCGTGCTGGTGTAGATGGTCGAACCGTTGGCGACATAAGTGAATGGCGAGAGCGTCAGGGTCGTGCTGTTCGGGACAGCCGTAATCAGGAACGCCCCTCTTGTCGTGAGCATGATCGACCGACCGATCAGTGCCGTGGTAAATCCTGTCGTCTGAGAGGATGCAACGAAAGAGGAGCTGGTGAGCGTGCCGCTTCCGGTATTTTCTAAGGCGAACGAGTCGCCACCCCACAGGTCGTTGCCGTTTTCGAGGTCGAAATACCAAATCATTATATTCTCCTCAAGCGTACTTTAATAATAACATCATCACTAGCAGTAAAGCCAGAATCAGCGGCAAATAATAAAAACTGATCAGTGGACAAAGTAACTGACTGCCAATCACAGTTTGCTGAATTAACTTGAGCTGATGTTAACGATGGCTTTGTGCCAGTAGCCGTCATATCAATAAATGTAACTAGATCAGTTGACTTATAAGCAGAGAAATTACCAGTCGTTTGTGCTGTTTTAGATGATATTTGCCATGATACCACCTGACAATCAATATCGATTGGAATCTGAACTTGTTTTACACCAGCAGATACTGTTACTCCCGCTGGAATAACTAATGCTCGTTCAAAATCAAGATTTGGAGCCGTTATTTTTCCGATACAAGCAAATGTACCAGCAAGAGTTCCATTGCCTGATTTATCTACAGTAAATTTTGATGTATGCGTTCCACCACCAGCCGGACTTCCACCGTTGTCTCCATTTGATTGACTGTGTGTACCAAGATTAATAAGATACTGTGTACCAGTGGTAGTATTATCTGCATCATAGAATGCACTGACATAAATAATTGAGTTTGTTTGCGTGCCGGTTTGCTGGATATTTGGAAGAATCGAAAAGACAACAGGAGCAGATGTTCTAACAGATGTAGTTGTATTACTGACAACCACATTCGCCCGATTGGTCATATTACCGGTCGTCAATACGATGCCTCGATCGGACCCGGTCGAGAGGTAGTTATTACATGTGATCGAGTTGTTGGCGTTGACTGAGAGGACCGAGGAGAAGTCGTTCTTAGTGAACGTTAAACCGCCAGCCGTCGAGACCCCACCGGGAACGGATAGTGCCGAATTGTTAAGCGTGAACGTATTGATGTTGCTATTGAACGAGAGGATCGTGGTCCCGGCGTACGTCATGAGCCACGAGCCACGAGCCAGCGAGTCCACCGTGCCGAATGCCGGTTGAACCTGAACCGTCAGGTCGCAGGAAACGTCCGACCCGGCCCCAGTGGTGTTACGGCCGTTGCCGTGCAGACGCAGGAGTGGGCTGTACTGCACGCTCCCGGTCGTCGTGTTAGTCAGCAGCAGACCATCTGTACTGGTCGTACCTATGCCACTCTTAGTAATAGTAGGAGTGCCACTTACTGCTGATACAGAAAAACCACCGCTAGTCATTCCCCCGCTAGCCGTGAAAGTGCCAGCAACAGTAGCATCACCCGTTGCATTAACAATGAAAGTCCCGTCCGTATTTCTGAGGGTATCTGCTTTTACCGTCGTTACGGTTACGGTCCCTCCGGTAATTGTTACATTGCTAGCATTCTGAGATGCCATAGTTCCAGCATCAGTAATATTTGATAATGTATGAGTATGCCCTACTATGCTTACTGTTGTGCCGCCCAAAGTAAGCGTTGTAAACGCACCAGATCCACCTGTTATACTAACAGAATTAGAATTCTGTGAAGCTATAGTTCCAAGAGTAGAAATTCCATTTCTAAATGTATTATATGTAGTCGTATCTACTTTAAGACCAAGAGCAGTATCAACTTCTGTTGTTGTATAAGCTCCTACTTGTGCAGCAGTAGTTCCATGTGGATTAGTAATATCAGCTTCGTGTGCAGCTAAATCACTAGCTGTTGCAAAATCTCCAATATCATGAGTTGCAATTGTTCCAAGACCAAGATTAGTTCTGGCGATAGAAATATCTATTAAATCAGAAAGATTAGAAGATTTCGAAAGTTTTCCTGCTACAGTTGTTGTCAATGCGGTAACAACAGATTCATCATTTGCAAGTTGTGTGGCGATTTCGCCAAGAGTATCTAAAGTATCAGGAGCAGAGTTTATAAGAGCAGATATTTCAGTACGAACAAAAGCGGTTGTTGCAATTTGTGTTGTATTTGTTCCAGCAGTAGCAGTTGGAGCAGTTGGAATATTAATAAAATCAGGAGAATCTAGAGATGCTTTTGTTGCTAATGCAGAACTTAATCCAGTAATATCAGACTGTGCATGACTATGTATTGCTGTAGCAAATGCAGAAGATGGCTGTATCGAAGCGGTTCCAAGTCCAAGATTTATACGAGCAGTAGATGCATCTGTAATATCTGAAAGATTTGCAGATTTATCTAACTTGCTATTGATAGAAGTATCTAAACCAGAAATATCAGATGTTGTTAAAACAACTGTTGGTCCTGTTTGACCATTGATAGAAGTTATTCCACCAGTCTGTTCTATAAGTTTAAATTTGTCAGTATTAGAATCATATGAAATAACATAACCATCTGTTAAACTTCCTGCGAAGTCTAGCATTTGTCGTATTTTTTTAATTACTCTTATAGCAGCCATTTTTATTTGTCCTATTTATAATTATCCATAAATGGTGCCATTGTATACTAATCCATTTGACTTAGGAATATATTCACTTACTGGACCAATACTTGGATTATTTATATTCATATCTTTACCTTCGATGTCCCAATGTAGCGTACATCCAAAAGGACTTGGTGTTCCTGCTCTATACAGTTGATCATTATTCGTAGGAGAAGATTTAATATCTGGAATTCTTATTAATGATACTGCCGATAGATCACTAGAATATCCGGCACTTCCATATGTTTTTTGGAAATTTACATATGCATTTGATTTGTTATATAAAGATGAATTTGCATCGTTATCTATAACATGACTTGGTATATTTCCAGGCCAAGCTAGTGTTACTGGCTGAGTTACAGAAAATATATTATTAGCAGCAGACCAATTTCCTACGGCAGCTTTATTAAAATTACCCTCGATTCTAGCAGAATATCCATTCATAGTAAAATGAATATGATTGTGCAATAACATTACTTTTTCACCGCCGTTGGCGGCTGCTAATAAATATACGTCACCATTTGCAGAACTTCCATCAATACTAATAATGTTGCCTATTACATAGGCGTATGCAGTATGCCCTATGTTGGAAATAGCTGATCCATTAGTTCGATCAGTTACTTTTAAATCATATCTATTAAACGCTGCAATTTGATTCTTTTGACCAAATGGAAGAGAGGTTGTACTAGAAGTTGGAAACGCACTAGAGATGAACTGATTCCCTACAACAAATGTTCTACAAGACTCAATTCTCTCTTTATGGGTGCTACCACTTATAGTAGATGTATTTTCATACAAGTTACCATACGCACATCCATATATTCCCGCATCTAAAGTCGTATTTTTATACGACACTACTAATCCTAAATCATTCCCATTACTGTGTCCATAGAAATCATATCCTGAAGACACCCAACTATCACCTACTGGTAATGCACCAAATCTAGCTGTATTTCTATGATACAAAGTTTCATGACCACCATTTCCTTGGAAAGATACATAAACAGTTTGGCCTGTGTTTATGGCAAGTCCGGCGTCACATTCTGCCACTGTAAACGTAGCTCCACTACCACTTCCTCCCGCCATACCTATCATGTGCCATGACCCGAAATACGCTTTACACCTATACACCACGCAAGCAGTATCGGTGCCGGGTTCTATGTAAATAGGATACGGTGGCGATCCACCATAGTTTTGAATGATTGAGTATCCATCGACTCGTATATTTTCTATTCTACAACCAGTGGCACCATTCACATGAATGCCAGCTATTAAAGTAGTATCCGCTGGTCTAGCATCACATGCTTCATATGCAGTTCCATTTGGATTAGCCTGCGTATTGATATACAACCTACTAGTTCCAGAGTCCCAAAAAAATCCCGGCTTAGTTGCCGATCTCAGGTTAGCCAAAGTAGTATATCTATGGAAGATAACACATTTTGGGTGTCCATACATTGGCACCCACCCAGAATTCCTGACCCATCCGATAAAGGTTGTTTCTGATACATAATAAGTAGTTCCAGTGTCAAGCGTCCAAACCGTACTAGTTGGATACAGTTTGTAAAATCTAGAGATCACTGGATCGTTTACAGTGTAATTTTCAACAGAGATATTGGGATCACTCCAAGCACCAATGGTTACATTGTTCTTAGTTATCTCAAGATTTACATTATTTGATCCGTCGTACAGCCACGTATCTCCTCGTCTAAATAACAATGCAATATTTGCATTGGACGGTGCAGCATTTAAAATAGTCTGTGCAGCAGAAAGAGTTTTCTTTGGAGAACCGGTACTTAATCCATTATTTGCATCATTTCCATTTTGTGCAAAATAATAAGTTGTACCTCTAGCAGATGGACATTCTGATAAACGATAATTAAGTAATTTATTGTGCCAATCTAACCAAGATTTGCTCAATATAGATGGAGGATTTCCTACTACAGACGAATATGATGCCATATTATACCTTCTTAATTATTTAATTATATTAAAGAATAGTCTTTTCTACTACTCCCCAATCGGCTGTAGCAGTTCCAGAATCGCCCTTGGCAAATACTCTGGTGATTCCATTATAATTCAATTGAAATATCTGTGATCCACCTGGATATATTGGAAAATATTCATTTAAAGAATGAAGACCTGATATATTTACCAAAAGTGTAACAGAACTAGATGGATTACAAGCAACCATTATTTTTGTACACTTTCCTCCGTCTGTAGATGAATCAAATATATATGTTCCGCTTGAAGAAATTGTTTGATTATATCCAGCAGTTGCCATTTTATACCTTTCCTAAATATTATTGTATTAGATATAATAGTATACAATCTATATATATTATAACTATGGTTTACTAAATAAAAAATCCCATACATAGTGTATGGGATTTAATATTTTTTAATTTATTATTTACTAATAAATTATAGAGAACCAAGGAGTAGACGGCTGTTATTGAGACATGCGAAACCTGCACTCATCCAAGCATAGTAGCTGGAACGACGATCACGATGTACGGTTTCATCTTCGAAAACAGCAAGCTTCTCACGAACAGGCATTACGAAAGCATCTTGCTTAGAAAGATCAAGACCGACAACAAGCTCAACGTCACCAGATGCCATACCGTTGTTTGCAGCACCAGCGGCGATCACATTTTGGTAGTAATCTTGATACTCTTGACCTTCGCCAAGTTCATCGAGATCAACAAGGTTGATACCATAAATGTTATTGATCTTGCCATCTTCTGCGGTATAGATTTCACGCCGGGTTAGATTATCAACCTGATCAATACCCCAGTTACGGATATCTTCCATAGCTTCTGGAGAGATGAAAAGGTGAGTAAGCTTACCACGATTGATGCTAGTGCTGTTACCACCAGAGTTACGCCGCATAACAAGTTTCATTAGAGAAACAAGACGCTTAGTAAACTGACCAGCGGTTGCATTAGAGTCGCTGACAACGATATTGCGATCATAACCAGCAGCAAGTAGTGTATGCCAACCATCGTCATTAAGCTTCTTAACGAAGCCAGCCTCAAGAACTTCAAGAGCACGGGAGACGATATTCCACCGAGCCTCGCGAGCATAACGGAGCAAGAAGTCAATACCAGCACCGATGTCGTAAGTGGGAACGGTTACATAATCGCCTTCAACGAGCCGTTGAGGAATCTTACCCTGATTTGGGATGGTGTATGCAACGAACTCACCAGCGTTATCAGGACGATAGAAATCGATAGGATACTCAATACGAGCGGCTGGATCAAACTCTTCGGGAGCGAAAATGCCAGTAATTATATTACCGGTAAGTACACCTTGACGAAGTGGAGTTTGAAGTGCTGCGGCAAAAAGCTTCTGAGCAGCAATTGCCTCATCCTTATTAGCAGAACCAGTCTGCTTAAGTAGATTTGTAATATCGGCCTTTTCATTTTCTTTAAGATCTTCGAACATAATCGTCTCCTTAAATTATTTGTTATTTAATAATTATAAACTATCTCAATTTATTACAGATCAACGTATAGACGGGCAAAGCCATTCTGATCTTTCTTAGAACGGAAACGACCAACCTTGGGATTAGCAGCTTCGTTCCAAGCAGCACCAGGAGCAACGGCGGCAACAGTTCCGCTAGAGCTTAGGATTGCATGATCTTGTGCATTTGGGGTTCCGGTAATCTTATCGGTAACAACCCAACCCTTGGTCATAAGAGTAACCTTAGAACCAACGTTTACCTGATCTTTGTGCCAGTTAACAGGGAACCGGGTAAGATCTACGTTGACAACTTCATTAAGAAGAAGTCCAACGGGCTTGTTACCAGAAGAGTTTGCAGCAATGGTTACTAGGTTTGCAGAGTTATCAAGAGAAACTCCGCTACCAGCAGTGCTAACAGAAGCAATTACGCCCTTGGAAGCAGTCTCATTGATGTAATAACCAATTTCTGTTGATTCAACTTGTCTATCAGCTTTGATTGCCATTTGTATCTCCTTATAAATTCTATCATTAATTATATACAGATAATTTTATTTATTTACTTTTTTCTTTTTGGAAGATTTATTTTTTGATTACGATTGGCTCGAATTGTCTCTACGAGTTTAGCAGCAACAGTTTCGAGTTCTGCACCCTTGTTGGCATTTTCTCCTGCTGTATTCTCTGGGGATGCGATATTGTCAGATGCAGATGTATTTTCGAGAACCTTGGTGGCCTCCTCGGTTGACTCTTCTTTGGTGACTTGACCAGAAGGAGCAACAGAAGTTGCAAATTCAAGGACAGAAGCAAATGCTTCATCGCTCATGGCAAGAAGCTTAGTCTTCTTCTCGTCATTAAGTTCAATTTTGAGAGAAACGATCTTCTCTAGACGAGCAGCATCTTTCTTCTCTTTCTCAAAAGCCTTGATAGCTTCATCCTTCTGTGCAAGAGAAGCCTCAATGGTCTTTACCTTCTCTTCGGAAGCGGCAAGTTGAGTTTGGAGTTCAGAAATCTTCTGTTCGGCAATCTGAGTCTTGGTTTCAGAAGCAGTGAGTCTGCTGGTAAGATCAGAATTAGAAGCGGTAAGAGTTTCTATTTTCTTATTAGACTCTTCTTGAGCAGCACTTGCTTTAAGACCTTCGATCTCAGACTTGAGAGAATCGATAACCGAATTTGCTTGTTCTAGTGTTTCAATTTTCATGACTGTTCCTTTAATAATATGTGAATAAACTTTTCTATCTGTACTATCTTCAAAATTTGCTTGTGATACTTCAATCTTATTTAGTTTGGTATATTCGCTTCCGGGATTTGCTGGAACATCTACGCTACCCATTCCAGTAAATCTAAATTTGCTCAAGGCCCGTCCGACTTTGTAATTATTGTATTTACCAGATCCACCATATACTCTTAAATGTTTGGTTAAAAATGCTGTCTTTTCGTTTCTAGCAATTATCTTAACATCATTATTTACATCAACTAGAGCATAATCAAAGTTTTCTAATTTTGCTTCTACTGATACAAACTTTTGATTCTTTGGTGCTTTTTCTAGTATTTCAGATGCGATCTCGGGGAAAATGCTCTTATACATTACGAAGTCAACTTCTACATCAAAGTATTCAGGATAAGTCCCGTCTGTATAAGCGTCTTCATCAATTATACTAGAATTTGAATCAAGTAGTCGATATCCAATAATATGACCAATTATATTTGTTTCGATATGGTCATCATTATATGGATTATTTACTATTGTTCCCCGTGCGTCCCAAGTTGGCTTGGCTAGGAAAAGATCATCATTTCTATTCATTAAAGTTGACATTAAGATAGCAGATCCATACATTAGATCAGGATGGCTATCATTGACAACTTGAGCAAGGACTTTGCCTATGTTGGCTTTGTCTTCTTGCTTCTTTAATTTCTCTAAACTATTTATAAGTAGATCTGATTTATCTTCGGTTATATTTATTGGTAGACAAACGCTTGCTGTTAAGTTAGCAAGTATTTTATCTTTAAGATCTTGTTCTTGTGAATAAATTTGCATATTTTTACCGAAGCTAGTATTTTATACATTAAAAAAACAAAATAAATTAAATATTTTTAATTCATCGTGTTAAGAATAGTATTCAGACCAGCATAGTGCTTCTATTCTTTTACGTTGTGCCAAAGTTGGCATCTGACCATTTTTAGAAGCAAAAGCCTTAATTTCATCATCGATTTTATTAACTATTTCTTGATTTAAAGAGGAAGCATTTTCAGATATGGACAATATTCCATCTTCTGAAATATCATCTCCATACTTAACGCAAGATAAGACAATAGATCTTATTTTGTTAATTTCGTCTTTTTGTGATGCAGTAAGCTTTCTTGCATTTTGAATATTTTCTTGTTCCATATATAATGGAATTACATATTCATCAATAGAATCAACCGCATCCAATGCAAATAAATTAAGTTCTTTTCCAGAAACCTTTGGTTTTGGAGTTCTTTGATCTCTACCAACGTCCTTCGTAGCAACAGGACGACCCTCGCCGGCTTGTCCTTGTGAGGAATCAAAAGGACTCTTTACTTCTATTCCGGCTTTCTTGAAAATTGGACCCTGTTGTTTAATCTTTTCAATTTCGATAAAGAAGTCTTCTCCATAGGCTTCCAGAACGGCTTCTGCACTGATAATACCTCTATCGAGAAGTCCAATGATGAGTTTCTTATTGACGTTTTCGTCTTGGAGTTCTAACTTGCTAAACTTAACCTTTGGCAAAGAAGGAAAATCCATTGCCTTACAAATTAGTCTAAGTTCTTCATCAAGCCATTCAGAAAGCTTCTTTCGGACAGATTGAAGTTTTTCAATCAAAGTTTTTAACTGAATAGAGCTATTGGAGAAATTAGCACCATCGCCACCAATTAGAACTTCTGGCACTCCAAGGCCAATAAGAATATCTCTATTTACTTGAACATATTTTTCAGAACCAAGAATCTTATCTACAGGAGGATAGAATGGTTCCATGGAAATCATGGAATCCCAAACAATATCCATTGCACCGCCACCTGTATTAGCTTCAAGGATATTAATAAGCTTTTCTACAGCAGCATCGTCTGGCAAAATTCCTTCTTTGTGGTCGCCAATCTTCCAAAGTCTTATAACGTTGATAACTCCATCAAGTGCAGATATTTCTGCTTGACGAAGCTTTTCTCTGAAATTAATATCGGATAAAACAGAAACCAAGAAAGGAGGTGCCCAATCATCCCAACTATCCTTTTTATTATGAGCAACATAAATTTTGCTCATATCGAGAAACATCTTTCCTGAACTGTCAGAAGCGATTTTCTCTCTAATATCTTGTGGAAGACTATCTACTATTTTCTTATCAAAATCTTCTGTTGGATTCTTTATTTTGTTTATTAAAGTTTGGGATAGATTGAATGACAAGATCTTTTGTCCTGCCATTTTAGCTAGTTCCCCTCCAACCCAATCAAGAGCACAAAGGTTAAGAAATGAATAACGCATAGGAATCTCTCTAGATTCTACGTCATCATTTTCTTTATATACCTTTATATCTACTGAACTTGTAACTTTATCAAGCCATTGGTTTTCAACTGGTTTATTTAATTTCCCAGTTATTCTCTTGACAACAACATTTCCATCAATTAAAAAGTGACGAGCAAATTCATTAGCAATATCATTAAGACAAACCTTCTTGGCCCAGACATTGAAAAATGCCTCGATCTTCCGATCAGGATGGACAATACGCATCTCTTCGCAGGCGAAGTCAGTCATCATATCCATGACGTTTCTTACTACACCAACTTTGAGATAGGCATGTCTACAAGCATTAACTATGTGCTTGAATTGACGTGGAATTCTTTCATTTGGTCTAAAATAGTCGTAAGTCTCTCTGCTATAAGGCATTCTGACACTTACATCAGGAACAATCTCAGTAAGAGAAGTAGAGGCTTTAACTATAGGATCTTGTTTGTCAAAAGTGCCAGTATAAGATGCCAATATCTTTTCTCTATTGGTATCATCAAAAGAAATATATGCTGGTTTATTAGGTTTGCTCATAGTTAATCTAATTGTAATTAAATAGTAATCTGACTAGAATACTATACAATCACTTATTGATTTCTTTTAATAAATCTAGCACCGTTATTTTTAATCCAATTTTTACCGTTAGCATCGAATTTAGCAAGTCCGTGACCTCTATACATAGACCTATTTTCTCCTGCTTTAACTTTTCCTATTGTCTCTCTTGTTCCACCTACGGCTTTATATTGAACTTTAAAGACTGTGCTTTTATCTTTGTTTCTAGAATAATAGTTGGCATATAATAATGCAGAATATCTATCTTTTCTTAGGTGTCCCTTCTTGCTTCCTTCTAATTTAATAGTAGGAGTATCGAAAGTTTCCTTACCAAGTGTAGAAGAAGGAGTAACAACGATTGTTGTCATTTCGTTCTTTAATTCCTCTATTTCTTCTACTAGATCTTCATAGGTATCGAATTTAATATTATTTACTTCATCTAGCTTAATGGCTTTTTCAAGTTCAATAGTATCAAACATTGGGAATAGAAGGATTTTATCTTGTAAATCCTTTAACATTCCGTGGTTAGCTTCTGCGTTTATTTCTGCATTTGGTGCAATTAGTTCCAATATATGAATTCCTTCTTCTATATCGGAAGGTTTTGGTTTTTCAGGATCAACAATTTCATATACAGGAAATTCGCCTTCTTCACAGGTATATTGACTTGCCAAAGCTTCTGCGATTGCAGTACCGCCACCGTTTTTATCCATCATAATACGTTCTATATTAAAAGTACGCATTAGTCCACGAATCTTTTTAGCAATATATTTATAATAGTCATCTTCTAAAGCTATACCAAGTTGTTTCATATATGCTTTAAAAGCATTGTATTTCTTTCTATTTGTAGTCCAGCAATTTACAACTCTTCTGTGATCTTGATATAGTTCAAGCAAAACTATGGCAGCATTGTCTTGATCTGCTGCGGGGTCTACGCCCATGATATAAATTCTTTCAGCATCACCAGTTCTGGAAGCAGAGAATTGGACATTACGACCTGATTGAGTCATAATCGGCTTATTCGTAGTAGCAGCTTCAATGATTGATCTCTTGTAGAATCCATCGCTGTCTGCTTGAAATATGCCACAATATTCCATCAAGAATTGACCAGTATGTAGATTTGCTTTGGCCTGTGATACTATACCTGCGTCAAGATATCCTTCTGGCAAATAAGTATATGGAATTCTTAAAATCGCATAATCTTTCCAATCAAAACCTTCAATTTCTGATTTATCTTCATTTGCAAATACAGTTGATAGCTTTTTCATTTCTCCTTTTGAAGATATAATAGTATGCCATTTCTTGAATTGAATATAAAAATGGTTAAAAGCATAATATGCTGTTCCACTATAAACTATCTGGTTTCCTTTAATACCTGCCTTTGTTAAAGCTTTAATTTCATCGCTCCATTCTCCAAGAGCTTTGAGCTTCTTGTTAATCATAGCTTTCTTAACTTTTTCAACAGGAGAAGAAGATACGACACCGAAACCTTGAACTACTGTGGCAAAGATTTCTTGAGGAATAGATGCATATTCGTCGCAAAGGATGTAGTTTGCACGCATACCTCTGATCTTAGAACCATCGCCAAGAGGAATTGCAGTAAATAAACTATCTCCAATTCTTAATTCTACTCTGTCTACTTCTCTTCTTGGACCACCATTCTTTCCTCCAATATCTTTTAGGATAGGAGATTTTTCCCAAATATTTATGGCATAATCCATTACTGCTCTAGATTGTCTAAATGCAGCACCGACGATGACAATCTTGCAACCGGGATGGAATATCATTCTCAGAAGTGCATATACTGCAAGAATAAAACTCTTGCCAGCACCGCGAGAAGCTATCAACATTGGGAATCTCTTATTCCACAATGTTTCTAATATAACTACTTGGAATGGAAGAAGATCTACTCCTAAAAGAACTTTAGCAGCAAAGTGAAGATATTCTTGATTCATCAATGTCTGAACCATATCTTCAACAGGATCTTCTGGTGGTCTATCTAATGGATAATCAAGAAGTGGATTAAAAACATCTGATGGGATTTCTCCCAATTCCAGATATTCTATGTTTTCGGGTTTATTTAATTCCGAAAGACCATCTAGTAAATCTATATTACTTGCCATTTTCAGCCCTTGCAACTGCTTCAAAAATAGTTCGTGCTAATCTTTTTCCACATGGTCCTGCATACTTAACACTAATTCCATACTCTACTTCTAATTCCTCTAGCCACTTCATTACGGTATTACATGGCAATCCTGTTTGAACTTGAGGAGGAGCCATTCCTAAAAGATCATCAGAAAGAGACGACTCAACAATAATATATTTATATTTGATATGACGAAGCTTTTCCATTTCTCTTTCGAATCGTTCTCTATTCGCAACTGGACTATAGTTACCAAATAGTTCTCTAAAGCCCATCTTACGTTCGATTCGGATAATATCCTCGTATCCTTTTAATGAATAATCTCCTGCTTCAAGTGTTCCTACTTCTGTTCCTAATACTTGTATTTTTCCTGCGACCTTTTCTTCTGGATGAAAATCCCATCCTTTTTGTTCCCTTGTGTCGCGAATTACAGTCAGTGCTGGCAATCTCATTATTTACCACCTTAATCTTGGATTAGTCTTACGCCATTTTCTGTACGGATTTTGATTATCATCTTTTTTCTTTTGTTTTTCTCCGTACTTTTTAATTCCACGTTCGGTTTTCTTTTGTTCAACTATCCGTCTAAATTCCTCTTCAAAACTTTCCTCTCGACCAGTTACTAAATTATGACAGTCTTCACAAAGAGTAACTCCGTTATTTACTATATAACGGAGGTCTGGTCTATCTGCCCATCGTTTGATATGATGTGCTTCGATCTTTTTACCCTTTAGTTTACATTTAACACAACAGAATTGATCTCTAGAGAATACATTGTATCTCCATATCTTATATTCTGGCGTGTTCATTTCTGGTCTATTAGAAAACATTATTATATATTCGTATTAAGTTCTATATCGTTGCTTACCATTTCTTTAATCATTTGATCAAAAGGAATAGTAATTTTCCATCCAAGATTTGTTTCGGCTTTTGCAGCATTTCCACAAAGTAGATCAACTTCTGCTGGTCTGTATAATTTTTGGTCTGTCTCAACAAACGGCTTCCAGTCTGTAATTCCAATAACTGAAAATGCAGCGTCTAGAAGTTCTTTAATTGTTCTAGTAGTACCAGAAGCGAATACATAATCATCAGGAGTATCTTGTTGAAGCATAAGATACATACCATAAACAGTATCTCTAGCATCCATCCAGTCACGACGAGCTTTTAGATTTCCAAGCTTAAGTGGAGTAATTGCCTTATTCTTTAATGCTAATTCAAATACAGTTTGTACTGGAATAACAGAATCTGGTGCAATTTCATCATAAACTTCTGGTGCAAAGAAAGCATTCTCGGCTTGATTGAAAGATCGTCCAATCCAATCTGTTACCTTACGTGTAACGAATTGTTTTCCTCGACGTGGACTTTCGTGATTAAAACTTCTAGAGAAACAAGCAAACAAGCCATAAGATTCTTTATAGACTTTTACAAGAGATTCGGCTCCAAACTTTGCTGCTCCATATGGACTTCTAGGACGTGGTATGGTATCTTCGTCTTGCTTATCAACAATTACATCGCCATAAACTTCGGAAGTAGAAGCCTGTAGAAACTTTGTTCGTGGAGAAATAAGACGAATAGCTTCCAGACAATTGCAAACACCGGTAAAATTAACATCACAAGTAGCTATAGATTGATCCCAAGAAGCAGCAACGAAGCTCTGAGCAGCTAAATTATAGAATTCATTGGGCTTATATTGCTTAAGAACTCTAGCAATGCTGCCAAAATCTGTTACGTCACCTTGCTCTAGAATATAATTAGGATTATCAAATAGATGTTTAATATTACTATAATCTGGTGAACTTGAACGTCTTTCCATTGCTACTACCTTATATCCTTTAGATAAAAGTAGTTCCGCAAGGTATGAAGCATCTTGACCACGGGCACCAGTGAGAACTGCGATTTTATGACTATCCATTTTGATTTCCTTTTATTCTTTTGATTTCCTCTATAGGATTGCTTGTAGATACTAAATATCCTCTAATAATCGTTTCTAATGCTTCTTGATTAATAGATCTATAATTATTTACTATAATATGTCTTGCTCTAAAACTCCGTATTTTTGATCCATCCATATCTACTGGAAAAAAGTAAATTTGCATTTTATCTATCTTGCAATTATCTTCCTGATATTCCCCTTTTATCGATTCATATTTTTCTTCTAAGTTTTTTAATATTTCTTTTGACTGTCTATATGATGGAGATATAACAACAGTTTTCTCAGTTGGTTTGTTATTGGCAAGATATAGTATTATATCTTCAACAACATCTTTCTCTTTGTCTTCGATATACAATATCATTTTAATCTCTAAAAAATAAATCTAATTCTTTCTCTGATCCAACTATTGCTACCTTAGTATTATCGTCTTCAAGAACAATTGTATATAAATAAAAATCTTCACAAGTTTTAGATATATCAATAGATACGTTTATCATCTTCTTTAAGAATTCTTGAATTGGACAATCTATGAACTGTATCTCAACAGTTTTAAGACTGTCCATTTCTTGGAAATAAATTCCTCGTTCAAAATTGTCTTGAGAGACAAAAAAGGTTTTAATTCCCTTGACCATTGGCATATTCCTTCTTTAGAATTTCGATAGCCTCTTCGAATCCTTTGCCCTCGTGGATTAATTGGTGAATCTTCGTGTGTACTTCTTTACAAATAGGAAGACCGTTGTTTGGATCGAATGCAAGTTCTGGACTTATATTCTCAGCTTTAGGAATAATATGATGTACTTCGATGTTATCTGTTCTTCCAGAAATGGCACATTTATTACCATACTTTTCCAATACTGCTTTTCTGAAATCATCATAAGCAGATTGATTCTTTGCCCATGCTGAGAAGGTGCTGCTTGCTCTGCCATCTTTCCAAGCAGGATGGCTTGGTCCTTTTTGATAAGCATGTTTGCACAATTCATCACAGAATTGGTTCTTGCTGTAAATTACTTTGCTATTTGGTCTACGGAAAAATGCTCCGCAGTTACCACACATACAAAGAGTGCCAACAATTTCCTTCCCATTGCGTGGAAACTGGTGTCCGATTTGTTTGGCAAGTTTACGAATGAAAGGACGGCTTAGACCAGTCTTCTTTTCAATTTCTCTCTGGCCTTCGCCGGACAAAATAAGATCTACTGCGTAAGCTTTTTCTGATTCAGGAACTATTCTAGGCATTGTTTTCTCCGGTAATTATTTTTACTATTTCTTCAAATGGTACTGTTTCTATTTCTCTTTCGCCAGCCAACATTGTGCTCATCTTCTTAGATCCATCTTTGTTCATTGAGTGAATCAGGATCTTGGATTCTTTACATAAATTTTTGTTAAGTATATGATCTACAAATTCGCTTCCCTTCTGATTCATTCCTAAATCATAATCTAGGCAAATTAGGTCATATTTAGTTTCTTTGATTTTTTCTATCGCTTTTGATGGATTTGATGCAAAATCTAGCTTATTTTGATTAAAAACTTCCAAAAAGAACTGATGTCTACGTAATTCATCATCAATAATCAGAATTTTTTTATCCTTTTCATTCTTAAATTCATTAACGAATTTACACTGAAAATTATTCATTATCACGATTTCTTTTTCAGGTATATAAGAATGTTCGTCCATTAGTATTGAGTCTTTTGTTCCATCAGGAAAAACATTGGGTTTTCGCCATTCTGATTTCTTCTTTTCTTTAGCAAGCCTTACAAGCTCCATATGCTTGCCGTATTCTTCTCTTGTTTGTCTATCTCTAAAAGCTTCTATCAAACCAACGAAGGTTGTATTACTTTTCTTGATTTGATCTATTCTGTCTTTTCTTCGGGCATTGAGTTGATCCAAAAGTCTGTTTCTTGAATCAACGTTTTTCTGATAATCGTTCGTCATAATCTGAGCCTGAGCGTGCATACTTCTAACAAGATTCATAAGTTGGGCATCACGCTCTTGTGCATCTTCATCGTTGTCAATATCTGTTGCTTTTCTAAGAACATCAACTTCTTCTATGGTCTTCTCAATTTCATCTTCGGCAACTCTAATGTTTCTAAGAATGCGGTTGCCCATGATTTCTGCTTTAATCAATTCATCAATCTGGCGTTTCTCTGTTGCAAGAATATCTTCGAATTGAATTGAAAGTGCTGCAAATTCTTCAAGATAGAATTTAATTTCACTTTCTGTAAACTGTTCTTTTAGATTGTCATAATATAGGCTGTTAACAAGCTGAGTCTTAAAGAACTCTTTTCTCTGTGCTTCTGTTAGATGCTGACCAATTCTTTTAGACGACACGGATGGTTCTGCTTTACTTGTCTTTTCTTTTCTGACTATATCTGTTTTAATAGACCCCTTAGAACCTTTAGCTATACCAAGTTTTCGACGAGCATATTTAATTGTACGAATATCTCTCTTAAGTTCTTTAGCAATTTGCTCATCGGTCTTATCGAGACAATTGCTTCTGATATATTCTAATTCTTGAGGTTTTAAATATGGATTCTTAGGCATATTATATCAATTTAATTTTCTTAGTTATTTCTTTCTTGAGCTTCTTTAGCTTCTGCTTAGAAAGTTTGCCACCAGAAACAAGCAAGTTAAAATCATGCAGATATTGTCTATCAATAACTTTCTCTAATTTGATTTTCATTTCGTCTGTAATCATCTTATTAATAGTATTATCTGAACTTACTCGCTCTATTTTTTCTTCTGTGGCATTTAATAGACTGTTACGACTTTCAAGAGACAGTTGATAATTTCGCCATTTATCACACTTGTCTTTCTCTGTTCCAAATCGGGCACAATCTACTTTTGAACCAGAATCAAAATATGGACATCTATGGCATGGAGACTTAACTGTCTTGGTAATATCTTTAAAACGATTAATAAGTCTATTTTTAACAGTGACACGCAAAAAATGTTCCAAATTTCCTCTGTCTTCATTAAAATCTGGAAGTTTCTCCAAACAAATGATCCAAATTTCATTTTTTAGATCATTTTCGTCAAGATATCCAAACTTTTTTCCACAATGTTCATTGCTGATTTTATCGATTATATTAAATACATATTCATCCATCTTCTGATTCTTTCTTTTCATTAGCTTTAATAATCTCTTCGCTGTCTACTGGATCTTGTTCCAGTAATTCAGCAACAACCTTTTCTTCAAGTTCTTTTGTTTCTTTTGCAACACCTTTAATTTTTTCTAACATATATTCTCCATTATAGTTATCGTTTTATAATATATTTATTTAAATAAATATTATATATTATTATACAGAACGGATAACAAATATAGGTAAATAAAAATGGGAACCTATAAAAGTTCCCATATCTTAGTTCTTTCGAAATGTATTAAACGTTTTTACCTAACTAGCTTTTTTCTCCATTATGCTGAACTGGTTGGTCATTAAGCTATTTGTTATGGGCTAACTGGATTTGTAGGTTCACCAAGTCCTTTATACTCAATACTTATAGTAAAATCATCGCCAGATGCAGACCACTGTTGGTTTGTGGAATGCTCAATCCATACTACTGACCAATGAGTTGTCAGAGTGAAAAGTCTGGATATATAATTTCATCTGATGATTTTCCATTCGTCATACCAGCCTTCTGACAGATCTACATTTATCTTATTGAATTCGCAAATTTCCCGAACTTCTTCTCTTATCTCGTTCTTTTCTTCTTCTGTTGTACATTCGTCAAAAGTTGAACTTATCCAAACCTGTTTTCCATTTTTAGATAAAAGAACATATCCATAGAACCCATAGTCGTCACCGAACATTTTACATTCTAGAGTATACATCGTTTGGATTAATCCTTATAATTTCGCGGCCTATCGATTTTGCATATTTAACAGCATTGCCAGTCCCGCCACTTGTTCCGTTCCACACAGCGGCCAACTTTTGACAATTATCTATCATCCATATATTTCTATCTTGCATGCAAGAGTTCGTATAGGTTTTGTCAGAAACAAAGTGCGGGGTTACTATTCTATTTTCTAATATACTTTGATATAACTTCTGGGATTCATAGGGCCAACGAGATTCTTGGCCGACACATGGGATTGCTGCAATTACTGGAATTTGCAATTCTATCCCAAGGAGGGCAAAGATCATATCAACACCCAAAGCCATTCCAGAAATTAGTTCATCTGGTTTTTCCTGTTCAATAACTTTTCTAAGTTCCTGCCGAATAAAATTAGAAAACGGTCCTTTTAAAGAATATTCATTGCCGAGTTTATTGGGTCTGTGTCCTGTTACTGATAATATCATAGTTTATCCGCCATTTCTGCTAAAATATCCCCATGGCACGCAAGTGGCTTGCAAAAACATCCCAGAGTCTTATCATGTAAAGTATGAATATTGTCCAGAATCCATTGCCGACGTTCTGGTTCTATTTCTTTATATGCGATTCCTTCTAGCCAATCTTTATATGCTTGAATCGCCAGTTTTCTGGTTGCGACCTTTATGGGAGCGAGGGTGCTATCCTTATGAGTTGCAATATTTCCAAAGTGATATTTTGAATCCTTTTTTCGTCCTATATAAACGTCGCATTTGTCTTTCTTTATATTAACTACTTTTGTCATTCTTCAACCTTCTCATAAGTCTTTTCAAAGATGTCAGGTTTGCATGGATACTTTTCTCCATTGACTCCTGTTATAATCCAATCTCTTTCGGTGACAATCATTTGGCCCTCAAGAGTATTTATAAAAGCACATATGCTCTTCTGTCTCGGGGGTTCCCAAGATTTATCACTGAATTCAAGTAATATAGTGTTATCTTCTATGACACCTTCTATCTTCTTGCCCGGAAACCATTGTTCTGCTTCTATAACTACTGGTTTCTTTCTAAATTTGGCCATTGTAATTCCTTTGCGAATTTTACTTTGTTTATATCAAACCGATATAAACTCTGAGTGTAATAAAGTTTATTATTCATAGACTCAACAGACAGAGGGCCGGATAGCTGCCAGCCTTGGGCCAAAAGTTCGTTGATTTCTTTCTCGATCTTTTCTACTTGGGTTGAGTGAACAATTTTGATTTCATACATAGATATTTTCCTTTCTCTATTAATTATCGTGTTTGTGTCTTTCTATGTTCTGAAAATATCGAGTTTGAATACATGGGTCCGAATGATGGGCAACTTTCATACAGCAACGGTTGCCAGAAATAAAATCAGAGGGTGATAAAGAAAATAAGCATTGTTGTTTCTTTATAAAAATGGGGGGTTAGAAGAATAAAAGAATATGAACGAAGGATGGGCATCTTCTTTTGGAAGATGCTGAGTGCTAGGGTTAGGGCCGCCCGCGGGGGGCCGCCGCAAATATCGACTAGTGTATATTTATAAAAACCTGGGGGCGTTAGGGCTTTGTGCGGTACGACAACCGCCTGCTGGCACGGCTTTTGCCTACGACATCCTGGCCGGAAATTTGTCAAATGTCGTACACTACTACGACAATGCGGCCGGTAGCAAAGACTGTGCCGGACACCTGCCTAACAACCCCTGAAACTGTAACCCTTGGCGTGACAACGAGTTACGAAAAAAATGGACCGTTGAGGAATTTGGAACGGCATCGGCACGGCCGTTGCTCTATGTCTCCCGTCCCCACAAGGGACCGACCCCCGCAACGGGGGGCGTGACAAGTGACAACTAGGCTCTTGACTTGCACGCGGGGAGTCTCTACAATCTCCCCGTTAGCCAGTACCGAAACCGAAGCGTCTGCCATTAGGTAGGTGTCAGGGAGTAGGGAAAGCGGATTATGGAAACTCAGTGTGAGTTTCCCCGCTAAGGGTCTAGACTGGTGACGAACGAAAGGATTGCCCGACACCTAGTAACAAAAACCTAACGGCCGGTATTAGGAATCTGAGATGGGGACAACCCCTGTTGACTGGTTCTAAGGTACGGGTTGGAGTGAAAATCTCCCGTTGGCTAACCCAACGCAAGTGAATAGTCGATACCTTAGCTAGATAGGCTTGCCCTATTTGCGTCCCGCAAGGGGTGTGGATTCGGACCCGATGCTAGCGAACGTAATCGGCCACGGGTTTTTGCGATGGCCCGGAAAATCGCACTAGGTACGTCGTGACGACGTGTATGGGTTTACCCCAGCCTACGGTACATAGATGGATGGACCGCTGTACTCTGATATAGGGTAGCTGGGTTTAACGCTCCCATTAAGGTAGGTAGTGTTGCTTAACCAGTCTTATCATATATCGGAATATTGGCAGATGATGCCCGGCCTAGGCTATAAGCCTCAGAGAAAGCCGTTAAACTTGGGATTCGCGTTCCCCTCAGTCCCGCTTGTGTGAAGCGATACACTGATAAAACGCTATAGCGTCCGAAAAGATTCGCTTGTGTGACTAATGCCTTACCAGCGTTCACAAGGAATTGAAGTAGGACCACGATTGGAGTCAGCAACTAATCCGGAAGCTATTTGGATGGCCACTGGATAGCAGGATGTAAATTAAAGAGCGATTGAACGCTTCTATTCAGAGTATAGCCGTCCGTCCATCTGTGGTAAGTAAACTAGGTGAGTGGTCCGGCCTACCCTCAGAAAAGGTAGGTAGGTATGCAACGGAACACTACGGTTCAAGAGGAACAGGAACGGCGAGAAGTGCAACGCTTTGGGAAAGCTTGCCACGAAGCGTTAGACGCTTGCCTTCGTAATGTCGAAAGTGCAAGGGTGACGTTTACTGGTCAAGGCGTGGAAGTGGGTGCAATCTCTCTCCGCATCGTTAAGACGTATGATGGCGAAAACCGGCCGGTTAGGTTGGTATCGGCATCTGCTACGCTCAAATTGCGTCTAAATGCATCGGCAGCTATCGAAAACAAGTAGTCGGATCGGCTTCGTGCAGAGGGTACGCCGCACCATTCATCTAGGTTACTAGGATATTGCGAGTCTCCCATAGTCCCCTTACAAGGTAGGTGATTATGGTTCAACATCTAATCAAAGTCGCCAAAGGTACGATTAATAATCCCGAAATCGTTCGGGTCTATACAATCACTAATGGGATTGTGTCGTATCACATGGATTTTGTGGATTGGTTATCGGCTACAGAAATGTATCCCGATGGTTCATTTATCGATATGTTCGATGTTGGGATGCATCGTATCGGTGAAACGTTGGGGTTTTTCCCCGAAATATCAGCACTGGTCAATTAGCGAACCCATAAGGGTTCTATGGGGGATTCTCAATATCTGAAAACATATCTACGGTATCGGTCAAGGTTTCACTTTTGAGCAATCCGAAAGGATTGCGGAAGGATGGTATTACCATGACTCAGATCGATACTCCCGTCGAATCCTCTGCCGATGCCACTGAAGGCCAGCGGCAGGGTGCCGCTCCGGCCGCCCCGAACGCGGATGCGGAGCATTCGACCCGCGTCAAGAAGGTGATGGCCGACGTTCTCAAGCCCGGTTTCGGGAATGAGAACAAGGATGCCGCATTCACCCGCAAGATCGTGCAGTTGACGTTCCAGCGGGAACTCGGGAACGTGGACATCGCCGACAAGTCGGCCGATTCTGTGTACGCCGAAGCGTGCAAGCGGATCGCCGACAACGCCGAAGTCGAAGGCCAAGCGTTGAAGGAGCGATATATCGCGTCCGTCACCGCCGTCGCCTTGGGTGCTACGCGGGCCGTTACCCTTAAGGGTAACGTCACCGCGATGGAAGCGAGCAAGGCATACGTCAATTTCAAGCCGTCGGCCAAGCTCAACAACCAGACGTTCTTCAACGCTCTGTAACAAGATCCAACACTCTAACTGTCTCTAGTTTCCGGTATCGTAGATATGTAGTAGCTTAGATAGAACAAGAGGCGACCGGGCACCGTGCCCGGCCGCTCTTGTTTGGGAGATAACTACGACATTATGTCGTACCTAACAAATGTTAGGAACGACGGGGAGTCGTACGACATTCTGACACCGAACAGGTGTTAGGGTGTCTTTGTGTCGCACCTAACGCTTGGCTAACCAGGCAAGGTGTCGTACCGAACAAAAGCCAGCCGAACAAAAACCTAACAGCAGACTCGGATGCCGACAGGCGGAGAGTCTGCGAGCGGCTGCGGCGAAGTACGGGCAACGTGCTTATGATTACTGTATCGGCAATATAGCTCTCTATGCGTCATTCTGACGCGGTACTACCAAGTAAGATTGTCACACTGTAAATTCAGGCGATGACAATAAGCTATGGTTAGTACATATATCTTATCCGTAATATAGTTCGCCCCAACCTTGTGATAGGTTGTCGATGATGCGAACAAATGCGGAGTCAACAGTAGCCAAGTACGGAATTGGCTAGGGTTGTCTTGGTATACTTGTAGGTGTCCAATGATCCTGAAAGGGTGAATTGGGCGTCGAAACTATATCAGGCTTCTACAGTGACTCTGGTGCCTTGGGTTAGCTCTATCGCGTCCCCTATGCTGTTGGTCAATAGACTGGCGTATAGGTTCGGTGTGGTATCTAATCTGAGAGCATCCCCTCTTTAGACGTAGAGGGTCAAAGACCGAAGGCAAGGCAAAGCACTACGTGGACACGTAGATGGTTAGGGATTGATACCTAATGGGTTTCCCTATCCTACCTACCTAATACCACAGTGACTAAGCGGTGCATACCGCATATCCAAACAGGATAGCAACTGTTAGGGATATGGACTGGAACACTGACGAAGGGGTACATATCTACCATTGAAGGCCAGACGGTTATCGAAGCCGAATGTAGATTCCCCGCTGATACGAAAGAAACTCTATCGAAGGTGCAAAGGCGAAGTCATCTTAGATGACGAAGTAGCCGATGAGGTCGATAGTGACGAGTAGTTGAATGTGAAATGAATGGCCTAATTAACATAACCCGAACCCAGGATATCCAAGTAAGAACGGTTGGACAGCTATCACATCGAAAGTCAAGCGATGATGCTGCATCACTTCCTAGTATGAAAACGGATAGCGTCTTTCCTATAATGACGTAAATGGCTGGGATAACTAAACTTATAGACGATTGTAGGTTGTCGTATAACCTACAGTTTGTAGTGTAACCATTTCAAAACTTGTCTCATGTAATAGTCCCAAACACAATGCAGTCAGAGCAAAGCTCATTCTGAATCCATTGATTATGCGTGGGTTTCGCTATGGAGTCCTTTGGACTCAGATTGCAACTCTGTCGTCAAACGACATGGACTAACACAGATTAGGTTTCGAAAGAAACTGATACCTCTCGGTATCGTTTTGGATGGAAGCACGAACAACACATGCGGGGATCGGTTCGTGAATAACTGACCGATTCCCTTTTTTCGTTTCCAAATCCAGGTTCTAACTAAAAAGGTAGGGCATATAGCTCAACGGTTAGAGCAGAGCACTCATAATGCTTTGGTTCTAGGTTCGAATCCTAGTATGCCCATTGGTCATCTAACAAAGGTAGGTTAGCTATGGTCAAGTTTGATCGAACGTTCTTGTTCTTGGTTTCGTTCCTCATGCTTGCATGGGGATTGGCAGCGGTCGCGTCCAGGCATTAATTGCGGCGGCTGCTCGGAAGGATGGTAAGGAAACCCATTTTTACTAAGGTAGGTAAATATGCGTCGTTCTCTTCGTTCACTCATGGATGGATCGGCCGTAGGTGGCGTTTGTCATTCGGTTGAAACTCCTAATCCGCGTAGGGTTGGATTTTATCCCAACGTGGAAGGATTTGAATGGATTCATGATAATTTCGTGAATACCGATCAAATCGTTGAACAGCAAATCAAGCTGGGATATCATCCGGCCGGTTATGGCGGTCCTTATGATATCAAGCAGGAGCAGAGGGGTGATAAGGTTATTATCACTTGGAAATGCTCTGATAATTGTGATTAAAAATCACTCACAACCTCTGTATCGAAAGATACTTAGGTTGTTTCTACCTACCTTGAGAATCCATACATTGAATAGATGTGTGGGTTCTTTGCTCAGCCAGATGGCAGATAATATTAATAAGTCTGGCTAAAGTCCCATCGATGAATAACTGATGGGATTTTTTATTGATAAGTACAGGGTCGCCTCATAGTAAGCCAATTTCCCCTAGTCAGAGCATATAGGGCTTGCAAGGCTTAAGAATGGGATAACCATCACCCTGTTACATTTAATAACAAATCGCGGTCGTTGCCGCGAAACATGGATACCATCAAAGGTAGGTATTATCATGGAAAAGCTTCGTCGTCTAATTCTTGACGGTATGAAGAACGTTGACGGTTATATTACCGTTACTGCTTTAGCTGAGGGTATTAAAAAAATATCATCATTTACTGTTGATGAAGTGAAAACCGAAATCAACCGTATGGTTCTTGATGGGATTTTGGATACCTTTTATGCCCGATCCGAAGCGGATTTGGCTATTAGACAGCTTAGTAAGAATAAGCAAAAGGTCTATATTCGAGATTATCTTGTGTCTCGAAATGGTGCGGTTTATATCTCTAATATTCCTCCCAATCATACTTCTGAACAGTTCAAAAATAGGAAGTATCTTTGGAAGAATAACACTTGGCACGATACGTGCTGTACAAGGGATCTGATGGATTCGGATAGCAAAAACTATACCGATTATCCGGGGATATGGACTTCCTTGGATGAGGCAATTAAGTTTGCTAAGTCTAAAGGTTACGATCCTGTCGATCTAACTGATTCTATAATTCAGTCTCAGGTTATCTAAGGCAATAATTCTTCTAAAGGTAGATACTATTATGAATAACGTTGGCAACATTAGCGGCAAAACGATGATCACTCGTCATGCTGCTAATATCGTCAGTGAGACGAATCGTACTATGTCCGATAAGCCGGTGGCAGCTATGCAGAACCTTTGCAGGTTGCAGGGATATGTTACTGGCATGATCGAATCCTTGAAAATCAATGACAAGGAATGGATCGATGCCATGATGCATGGCTTGGATTCGGAGATTTTGAAATATTCCAGGCAGATCACTATTCAGCATCCATAGTTTTGTATCGGCCTATGGTCCAAAACATACCAAAACCTCATTATTAGCTCAAAAACGAGGATTGGTGTTGTGTCCGCCTATGGTCAAAAACTGACCTTTCGGGTGTTTATAGGTTTAAATTATTACCATAAACATCCTTCTCATACCTACCTTGACACTCGTTATAGGGAAACCTGTAGCGGGTGTTTCTTTTGGAAACCGCGTTTTTAGCGTGAAAATGCGAGTTTTGTATTATTTGTGAATCGGTCTAGCAAAATATCACATAAACAAACCCGAAAACTCGACAAAAAGCTCCGTTGCCTTATATCTATATGGTATAAGTATAAGAATAATAAAGATTATTGATATTGGATATAGGGATTTAATTAATAAACCCGATTATTTGTTCAAAAATAAGGGTTTTTTCATAAATTACAAGGAAATTCGCAGTATGCACCCCAATTCTATTCGCCTTAGCTATAAGTATTATGGTAATAAGGGTAATAGTTATAAGAAAGAGTATAAGTATAAGGGGTTGTTTAGTAATATTAAGATCAAACCTTGATTTTTAGATCAAAAACGAGGTTTTAGTATGAATCGTGACAATGTACCATCGTCCACGCTTGTAGTAATAGGTATAGTTTCTATGCTTATTATTATGAGTGTGGGATTAGGTATAATTATATGGTTTATATGGCCTTAAACGGCCGTATAGGCTTTGATCACATGTCTAGTGTAATAGTACATTAAAACCTAATTCTAGGTGAATTGGGAATGTATTGTTAGATAGGTATACCAAACAAAGGTAGGTATAGTATGCCGTTTGAATACAATAGCGATTATAAGATCGATTGGAACAACGAAGAAGATATGGATTGGTTGATGAACCATATCGATTCGTATCTCAGTCGATAGTTATTTGATCTTGGGACTCTGATTTAAAAGGTAGGTGATCAATGAAAGTTAATGTGGTTTTAAAGAATGCAGACTTTACAGAATGTAGAGGTCCGATGCTTTTCCATAAAGTCTTTGTCGATCTAGACAAAGCTGTGGAATATGTAAAAGGACAAAGTGGGATATTTGGGGGTCAGCAGTACGATAAACCTTCTTCGTTTTCTTCCAAAAACAGATTAAGTTTTAATGGTTTTGATATCCTTACCGATATCGAACTTGAATAGGGCAGAATCGTATGAAACAGAACACTCTCTTTAAGACTCATAAGTTGTTTCAAACAACAGAAAAAGATGGTTTGTGGGGAGGAAAGATCACAATCTATCGTTGCTCTTGTTGCGGAAAACGATGGAGTGGTATTGGTAAAAAGCCTTCTGCTGGTGAAAGATGCAGAGGGAAGAATTGATATATAGTCCAAATTGCTAAGTGTTTGGCTAGGACCCTGATACTGAATAAGTATTAGGGTCTTTTTGTAATAATAATCCTGAAACGGCAGGATGGGTTATCAAGTAAAAAAGAGATATAGCCGTCAACTTATCTCTTCTCTGATAAGACGGACCAGCGATGGTACACTGGTTATTATTACATTGAAATTCTAATATCGAAAGATGTTAGAGTTTCTTTATTTTAAAGGTAGGTTAAAATGCGATTCTCTGAATGGTCAGATGGATCGATGCCCGTGTTTCTTAATCCAACCCATGACGAAATTGTGGAATTGGTTAAGTCTCATCCTGATACGCTTCGTATCTGTGAAGATGACAATAATATAGCTGTTGCTAGTGGCTATGGTAATACACATACAAGTGTTATTAAAGTCATCAGAAAGAATGCTATAAAGGATTTCTTTCCATTGGACTTGATTCTCTTTAGAGAAACTGGCCGATGGTTATGGAATCCGTTGGGTCATTGGGATAGGGTACTAACAGAACGAGTAGGATTTGAATCTGGGTTGCGGTTTTTGTCTGATAAGACAAAGGAGTTTGTTTTAGAGTTTGTTAGGATTGCAGAGGATCAATATAGGACAACAGAGTCTAATATTATAGACTTTGAATAAAATTTAAGTGGGCTAGGGCATGAAGATTGCGAATTGTCAGTTTAATGAAGATAAACTGATTGTTGTTGTTAATGAAGAATCAGAATATCTATTCAAACATCCATCTATTAGAGATTTTGGAAGACATTTCTCTAGTAATGGTAAAGAACTTAAACCCACGAATTATTGGGTTTATAAATATGATAGATATGATAGAGATTTAAAACTTGACGAAATCATTCTTCATCTGAACGAATTAGGATATACGGTTTTGTTTTAAAAGGTAGGCAAATATGCAACAAGAAAACTTGGAAGATTTGCCAAAACGTCAGCGTGTGAGTGCTGAGAATCACCACGCTTGTCGTCCATTGTGTCCATGTTGTGGAGGTGGCGATAATCGTAAAGGTTATAAACATACGAAGGCAACAAGCAGATATCATAGTGCAAAGTCCCGTAGATCGAAACCAAAGAAGAAGGATCATCAGTAATAAGCAGGGCACATAGCTCAACTATGGTAGAGCAGCCGTCTCCAAAGCGGCAGGTTTTTGGTTCGAATCCAAATGTGCTCGTTATATTAATAGAAAGGTAGGAAGTGTATGAATTTGATTCAGGGTTGTAATTATCAAGTTAAGAAAGATCATCGTTTTCATCCGGGTCGATTTGGTCAGTTTCAATTTCTTGGTGGGCCTAATCGAGAAGCAATTGTTATGTCTGATTTGCAAGATTCAAAAAGTATCTTTGCAGTAGGATTGAATGACCTTGTTGATTTTGATCCTGCCAAAGATGATGTATTTGAAAATGCTGTACCGGGAAGAATGTTAGAATTAAGCTAAGATCAGCATCTTTGATTGTCCCCTTCGTAGAACTTCAAGATTGAATAAGTCTTGGGTTCTTTTGTAGATAGGTTAGGTGACATCAGAGTCTTATAAAATGCCGAAAGGTATAGCCTATCTACTTAATTTAAAAATAAAGGTAGACAACATGAAAGCTAAATATATTATTTTGGAACGATCTGGTATCGAAATGCCAATTTTGTTTCCAGAATTTATTGAACACATAGATGCTGTACTAATTGGTGGTAAAGTTATATCTGCTGGATTTTTTGAAGTTATTCTTCGCGAACATTCAAGAATGGAAGTGAGAGCCTACGGAGAAAGCATTAGCCTTAAAGTAAAGGCTAGATTCGAAGATGCTGATTTGATCGAGAAAATGATCTGTAATTATGAGAATTAAGGTAGGTTTGTATGCAAACCAAATCAATTGTTCGTGAAAACGCAGAAAAAGATCCGAATTATGCACCGTATTGTATGCCTTGTCCTCGTTTGGTTCGAATGAAGAAAATCGAACCATTCTTTTGGAAGTGCGATAAGTGCGGTGCCGAATGCGACGAACGAGAGATTAAGCAAGAAGATATTGATAAGCTTGATGAGCTTCAATCGAAAGAGAATGATGGTCGTGGTATTTCTTGTGTAAAAACCATCCTTTTCTTTCTTAGACATAATAAAATTGATGAAGCTAGGGCTTGCAGGCAAAACGAAGGCGACAAGATTAATTCTTATCCATTGGTCGAATTACAAATCAACAAGATGTTTGGTTGCAGAACGCATTTAAGGAAGATGTGTAATCATTGGCTTTGCGTTAGTCTTCTAAATGGGACCAAGGCAAAAACAGTTGTTGCCCCGCATCATGGATAACCATGATTACGCATGTTGCTATACTTGATATAAATAAGAAAATTTGGTCATTACCTAGACCCAACCGTCATCATAATGTAATTCATATGATTAATGAACAATCTGGTAGAGATATTGCCAGAGGTTTATTAAAAGATCATGTGCAAGGATTTATGAATGACTCTGGTCAATTTTTAACACGAAAAGAAGCATTTTATGAAGCGTTAAGATGTGATCAATTGTTACCACCTTATAATCCAATTAATCCATCTGAAAGACATGGTGAGATTAATAAAAATCCTAGAGAATTATTCTCAGAGGATTTGTGGTAGATTTTGCCCCTTGAGTTCCAGGCAGGAATCCAATAGTAAACAACTGTTGGATTCTTTTAAAGGTAGGTGAAATATGGAAGATCCGGTTTTAGAAGCTATATCGCTTCTAATGGAAAGTTTCTTGCCTCAAATGTCTGGTTCTGAGACAGTTAGACATAGAATTTGTGATGAATTTGTTCAGTTCCAAGTTGATAGAGATATCTTTATCGATTGGATGAAAGTTCATCCTGAATTTAAGATGCTTAAGGAGATCAAAGCACTAGTTCTTCTTAAGAACAATAAGAACAGAATGATTAAACAGTTTTCTGTTGATTCATTTATTACTTCTTATCTTACTAAACCTAATCGTCATAAAGATTCATTGGTTCGTGAAGCTGGACGAAAGTTTGGTTTGACATAGACGATCAATAAGATCGTCATTGATCTTATATGATCTTTCTTTCTTAAAAGGAGAAAGGTCATGGACAAAGAGACTCAAAGAAAAATAGATCATCTGTTTCAAAAACAGATAATGAAAAATATTCCAGAAATTGTGTTAATGGCACAACTGGTTATTTTTAGTCAAGAGAATAGAGATACAGAAGCAATAAAGAAAGAGATCCAGCACAGACGACGGTTAAATAAATGGCTTGATGAATATGGTACATGGCACAAGGGACAAGCTCCATATGGTGCCGATGCTATACTTGAACAAATAAATAAAATGAAATCGTAATCAATTACAAATTATTTTATGTATTGATGAGTTCGCTTCCGTATACTGATGAGTTCGCTTGACAAAGGTAGGTAGATTATGCGGAATTTGGCTAAACCGTTTCGTCCGGTTCGTTTGATTAATGATAAACCTTATGAATTGGATACCATGCGTATGGGTCCGAAGGGTCAATCGGTTAACACAACTGGTTGTTTCGGTGTTCAATCCACATACGGGGTTCGTGGATTAAGTATTGTTAATCGGAAAATAGCTCCGGGCAAACACAAAGGTGCGGTTAAGAAAAAAAATGGTTCTAGGCTTATTTCTGCAAGAACTATTCTTAACTTTGATCGAACATCTTTGCCGAAATTGTTAAATATTCGGAACGATCTTGTTTTCCTTAAGGCTCTTAATGGTCTTTCGGAAGATATGGATCAGGTTTTGAATGATTTAACTGATTATATGTTGGCAAGTTATGGTTCATCGATTAAGAAGTTCGACGAACAACGTATTCGTACTGCCAAGGGGATGATTGGCAAAATTCAAGTTAAACCCATGAATGATCTTAAAGAGAAGATCAATCGGGCTTTGGCTATCATGGGTGGATGATGAACACTTTGGATAAAATAAAACTTATTCCTAAAAATAAGTGGATGAAAGACAGAATACAACGACATGGAGATGTTGTTATATTCAAAAAAGAAGGTTTGTTTAAAGGTAAAAAAGCTTTACTTGTAGAATCACTTAATAATACTTCTATTGTCAATACCAAGTGGTTGGCTTGGATTGTTTTAGAAGAAGACGCATCTATTGTTGTAATAAAATAGATTTCCTACCTTGAGAATCCTGTAACTGAATAAGTTGCAGGATTTCTTTGTATACATACGAGGCCGCGGTGGCTCGGGGAGACGTTCCCTAGTTCCGTTCGATTCGGGTACTTGGTAGAGATAGCATTCGACAGCTATCCCGTATGTATACTTAATATATGGCGTTGGGTAGGCCGGCGTCGATAACCGGCTAAATCTTCGGATGACCTTGGCAGGACTACCCTCGGAAAAGGCTCATTACCATCCGGGTTCGAATCCCGAACGCCATTTTCTCTCGGTAAGGTATAGCAAAGTAGTTATACCTTATTATCCTGTTGTTTTATATAGGGGAAGTTAGCTTATGTTTGGGGATCATTTGTCTTTGGCCAATCTTTGGGTAAAGATGGCAAAGTTGCATGAGCTAATGGGACAAGATGCAGCATCTAGATTAGCAATTAGAAATGCTTCTTATCACATTGAAGAAGCAGCAAAACTTCAACATCAAACTGTTCGATTTAATAGGGAAGGCGGTGATGTCATATGCTCTAGTACAAAAATAGCTTGTGCATAAGTCGGACCCCCATTCTTATGCACTAATAGCTGATTAGGGGTACAAATTTGGAGGATATATGCAAGCTTAGCTTGTACTACTTAATAAACAATAAAATAAATTAAATATCACACGCGGATTCCGATGCTTCAAATACCTCATTCTGAATAAGAGTGGGGTATTTTTATGGAACCTATCGAAGAAGCAAAAGAGCTTCTAAGAACAATATACTATTATGCCACTAGAGATTCTAATATTCTTTGGTGGCATTCATTGAATAGCGAGACAGCACTAGAACTACTTAATAATGGATCTTTGATTGATATCTATGATTTTTTGACAGATATCAAAGATTGGGCCACTAGTGAAGGTGATGATGTTGGTCCCGATTGGTGGCAACAAAATAATTTAACGAAACGAATTTTATCTATTGACCTTTCATAAAGGTAGGTAATCATGAGCAAAGAACAACTGCTCGAAACAGTTGGAAGTTTTACTTGGAGCTTTCATGATAAGTTCCTTGTCGAGATTCCAAATGTTGGCAATTTTGTTTGGAGCGATCCAGATTATCGTGGGGATAATTCCTTTAAACGATATGATGGAAATTACAAACAGTGGTGCAAAGAAGAAGGAATTCCTTTCGGTCGCGATAAAGGAAAACATAAGATTCGAAATTATTGCGGATCTGAAATCAAGATTGTCGGACTGTAAATCTATTGATTTATTAAAGGTAGGTTGATATGGCATGGGTCACGTTACATGATCTTTTATCTCCAAATTTAAATCTTTATGGCATCGTTCCACTAGATGCTACTATAACTTTAATCAGTGGTTCTGATGATGAATCATCATTCTTTCGTTATGAATATAAAAAGAATGATTATATAGAAGAAATGATTCGTCTCGATAAGACAAAAATGTCGATTCGCGATTTTATCGACAAATTTGCCATTCTTGCAAAATCAACTGAATGGGGTGTTTCTAAAAATGGATCTTTAATCCATCATTCTGATGGTTTATATCGTGTAAAGGATGGCAAACTAGTTTCATTTGAAGTAAATGGCGGTCAAATAGTTTTTCTTACATACTGTCAATTAGATTTGACAGAATGGTTGAAAGAACAACCGGACGATATTCTTGCTCAATTCATGAAGCATTCGTTTGGATGGCGAAGAGAATACAAAGAGTTGGCAAATAATCTGTGTAATAAACTTGCAAGGCAAATCAACCTTTTGCAAGGCAGATATGAATAAGGTGCCTTATGCAACCTAAAGTAAGGCGTCATCGTCGCATCTATGGTCGGATAAGTCTTAGCGATCCTTGGAATAAACTATGTTGGGATTTGCTTGACGAGGGTCGTAGTTATGCTTATATAAGTCAAAAGACTTATCTGACATACTATCAGATTACTTATCGAGTAAAGAAATGGAATAAGAAAGTTTCTTATTATAGAAATGGAACAGGGCAATCTAAAGCAGCTAGTAGAAGAATGAAACGATTAATTCTTCTCGAAGAACGTATCGAGAAGATGGTTATGGGAAGCAAACGGATTGTTGTTTCTCTTTAGTTATCGAAGATAACAGGGATGGTGGCCATGGGGTTGTATGTTCAATTTGTAATCTTGGATATTCTCGATTGGTTCGACAATATCCTCAACAGCGATCATTGATCGCAAGAAGGCTATATGTCCAGCAATCTTCACGGTTCTCATGACGGTTATGCTATGCGTACTGCTAATAAAGCCGTTGCTGGTGGTGTGATTCTTGTTTGGGGATTTGTCATTCTTGTGGTTGTTATGATGATAATTGGTTGGGTTATCAATCTGTTTAATTAATCTGGGAGGATTAATGTCACCGTTTTTGGGGTTGGCTATTGTTTTCTTTATTGTCGCCATTGCTTGTTATGTCGCAGGAGCTAACACTTCTGGAATGCTAGAAAGAATTGGACGAATTATGTTATTCGTCTTTCTGACATTGGCAATCATTTTCCTAATTATTGGATTCATGCGTCAATAGCAACTCCGCAGGACGGTTAATATTGGACGTAACCAGTTAGTGGATTGTAATATCCTCTAAGGGAGTCACAATCGGCAAGTGACCGAAAGTGGTAACTCTAATAGCTAGATTTGTCCTATCGTAACAGATGGGCAAATCTTTGTGTCTAAATCGAATGCAACCACGTGTGTTTAGGGCACCTTGGTTGAGACTGTGTGTTAGGCGTAATACAGCCACCACTTTCTTAGCCCTGATTTAGATACCTTTTGAATCATTCATCGACGGATGAATGATTCTTTTGTTTTGTTGCTGACCAGAAATGGTGGATATATAATTGAATGTTGGCCAATTCCCTTGTGGTGGTAACTCCTAGGCCATGACATAGTTATATATTATACGAGCAGTAACAAAACTCGAAATTTACTTATAGAAATATAGGTAAATTTCTTATGAATAATAAGCCATTTGGACATACTAGTAGATATGGAACCATTGTAACATCTGATAGATGTGATTTTGCTAATGGAATTACGATTATAAAAGATCATAATTTATCAGAAGATAGATATATTTCTGATATAGCCGAGGCATTTGGATTTCATGCTGCAAATATCCTTCCTAATCTAAATGGTTTTCAAGGATATGATTGTTTGAAGTTCAATTTCATCTAATGTTATTTATCAATCAAACGACTAAAGGTATATTAATCGCAACGGTTATTATAACTATTGCAATTTTTTTATTCTCTGGGGCGGTATTTGAGCCGTTAGTCAATAAGAACTGGGCGATTATTTTGTCGTCTATTGGTACTTCGTTGATTTGGTATTTGATTTTAAAGTTGAAATATTGAATTATGAAACAAAAAGCTTTTACTCTTACTGAATTACTTATTGTTATTAGCACTATTGTTGTTCTTGGTATTGTATTTATTCTGCTTATTTTAAAAGCAATTTCTATAATTCATCATTGATATAAGTTGTTGTAATTAGTAGATTTAATAGCCCCGGTATCTCAACCGCCTTCTAAGCGGTCGTTAACCGAGTAATTGGAGTATGCAGGTTCGAGTCCTGTCCGGGGCGTTAGTGATCAATATTTGTATGTGAAAAATCTTTCTAACTAGATTTATATGAAACAACAAATTATTGTAGTCGAATGTACGGGTCCAGATTTTCACGACACAATGATCAAACTTGTTCGTGACTATGGATTTAATGGCTATTTGGCTGTCAAACATGGTGAGTTTATTTATACCATGCTTGATGCTGGATGGCGTTTGATGGCACCACCAGTTCTTATTGAAAAACCAATTACTGGTGATGTTTATCATTGGTGGTTTGAAAAGAAGGAATAAAATGATTAATATTGAAGAATTAGAATCTAAACTTAAGCAATTTAATAGTGATATTATATTTCGTCGCGGTGAGAATAATCTATCTTTAGATGTTATAGGCAGATACGATAGATCAAAAGATTGTGTAGATAATGAATGGAAGATGGGTGATCTTGCTGAGTATCTTGGCAAAAAAATAAACATTATTAATCAACTTACTTCTGTTCCTATCTCTTATTACAGTTTTGGTTGTAATCAAAATGCTGCAACTTATTGTGTTACTTTTAATTTGAAACCAAAAGAAGAAAACAAACAAGTTTGCGAAACTTGTGGAAAATAAGCCATAAAGGTGTATCATGGCTAAGTACGAATTTTTAATGTTGGCTCACACTTTTGATGATACTAAACATTCTATATTAGATATGTTTGCATCAGAAAAAGTAGATGGAGTTCGTGCTTTTTGGGATGGTGGAATATCTAGGGGATTAGAATGTTCTGCTGTTCCTTATGCCAATATAGAAAAACATGCGAGATATCTAAGTCCGCCAAAGGCAACTGGTTTGTGGACCAGATATGCTCAGCCGATCCAAGCACCTTCTTGGTTCCTAGATCAATTACCACGAATATTATTAGATGGTGAATTAACAGCAGGACGCAAAACATTTCAAATTGTTTCATCAGTAACAAGAAAAATAGTTCCAGATAATGGTTGGCAATCGATTAAGTATAAAATATTTGATTCACCATGTTTAGAAGCGGTTTTTCTTGATAGAACAGTTAAAAATCGTAATCTTGATAAAATATTTAAAAGTTGTACTGATTGGGCTAAACAAAGAATAAACCATCTTGGGTTAGACGAGAGAGCATTTCCGGATCAAATGGACTTCGAAAGTGCTCTTTCTTTTTTGGTTCGCCATATTAGAGGTGATAATAAAGTAGTACAAATTCTTAATCAAATAAGGTTGTCTACTGATCATTCCGTGGCTAAGGAAATCTTGGACAGGGAACTTAAAGATATTGTCGAAGGTCGAGGAGAGGGTGTAATGCTTCGAAGACCTGACAGTATTTGGTATCCGCAAAGATCTTATAATCTTTTAAAGGTTAAACCTACTTTAAAAGGACAAGCAATTATTATAGGTTATATTTGGGGCAAAGAAACAGACGTTGACAAAGCAATAGGTGTGGGAACTGCAAATAGAATGCTTGGTTACATGGGGGCAATTCGTTGTAGACTAGATTCAGGTAAAGAATTTAAAATATCTGGATTTGAAATGGCTGAACGAATTATGATTGCTAGTTATGTTAATTTTAATCTAACTCGTTCTGCTTATGATGAAGCATATGCGTATGGATATCGTCATCCGGGTGAAGTTGTAGATTCTTCCAAGTTTTACAATCCTAGATTTCCTATAGGAAGTCGAATTAGATTTCAATATAGGGAATTAACAGATGATGGAATTCCTAAAGAAGCGAGATATTTAAGAGAATGAATACGCCAATTTTCGAAAATCACTGTAATCATTCTAAAGAATCATATGTTGGTTCTTTTTTCTTTGATGGTTGGCATGATGTGTATGTTTTTCCAAATCCAAGATATGACAAGATTGGAGAAGTTTGTATTCGTTATGGAAACGAAGGATCTGAATACATTTCTCCCGGCGGTATAACTGGATTTATGGAGAATCAAACTTTAATGCCAGAATATATCATTGCAAAAGCAATGATTGGAATATGGCTCAAGAAAGAAAAAGAAATATTTATACCAGAAGCTTGGGGTAATGGTTAAATGCGTTCACATATAATAGCTGTAATAAATCCAAATAACGCAGATAAAAATAGTGTGCAGGATATTATTGCAGCTATTAAAGATTGTGGAGGATTTGATATTGTTGATTTGGGTTCAGGAATGATTGAAGCAGTTGTGCCATCTATATCGTTGTGCGAGATTCACTTCATGGATGGTGTTGGATGTGTCAGGACAGTGATGAACTACCAAGAGAAGTAAACTTCTTATATGATTAATAAGATTAAAAATCTTTGGTGGGCTTGGAAGAATAGATGCAAAGATGTGAAATCAAGACATGGATACTATTTATCACCAACATCTTTTTACCATCATTCTGGTTGGATAGACCGAGCATTCATTCCTTGTAAAGTTTGTGGCGATAAGTATTGTAGATGGGCCGTGAATAGATATACAAAGAAAACTTGCGAAACTATTTGATATGAAAGAAATAATCGCATCAATATTGTTTTTGCCAATGATGTTTGTTTCATTTATCCCCGGTATTAAAAACGTAAAACGAATTCAGTTAATTAATAACTGGATTGGTAATCAAATCTGGAATGATAACACGTAATGAAATATCTTAATCCTGTATACTTGCTTGGTTTTTTACTTGGCAAAATATGTAATTTTGTTGATTATATAGGTGATAAAATGTACGATGGATATTTAAATTCAAGACGATAATTTATACAAGAAGATTAATTTATAATATTGACTATCTTGGTTTGATAGAACAATTAGATTAGTTTTCTTATATAAGATATGGGCATAGAAATGTGTCCTATAGACGGGTCCGTAACTCAAGTTGGCTAGAGTGCTTCCCTTTTAAGGAAGAGGTTGTGGGATCATGCCCCACCGGACCCATTTATCTGTTTTTTCTTTTTTAACCTTCTTATATGTCCTCTAATGGCATTATCAGTAACACCTAGTTCTTTTGCTAATTGAACATATGAAGTAGTTTCTAATCTTTGTAACAGTTCTTGTTCTGTTGGCCATTGTATTTTTGTATCTCTTACTCTTTGTTGATTGGCACATGAAATACATCTGGTATAACCTCTACTGACTCTTTTTCCACAAAGACAAAAGTATTTTGGACTCGATTTTTGCTTTGGTGGTTTTTCTCTAATGGTAATAAATTTTGATTTATTGATTTCCCAATGTGTTTCCTTGTGACAATTAGAGCACAGAAGAATGCATTTATCTAATTCCGTAATTGTATCTGGATAAAGAATTTCTACATCAAATCTTCTGATTCTAGATATATTTATATCCTTTTTGGATGGATCTAAATGATGAAATTCTAAAGCGGCTAAACATTTGTCATATCCACACTTACAACATTTTCCTCCTTTGTAATCTACACATAGTTTTTTAAACATTCTTTGTCGTTCTAAACTTTGTTCAGAACAACATTGTTTACAATAATGATAAGTGTTTGCTTTGCCGTTAATATAAAATTGTGATATATCTTTCTCTTGTTCACATCTTTTACACAATCTCATTGAACTATCTCCTATATAAATAAAGTTTGTTATTTATTTATACAGGACAAGATTCAAATAATTTCAATTAATGAAACCAAAAGTTAGAAAAGTTGGAATGAGCGATTATGAAATGAGAGATTATCATTTCAAATCTAAAGCTAGTAAAAAAGTTAGAAAGAGAATGGCTAAACGATTGCGTTCTCGTGAGAAAAAAGAAATTAATAATTTGAATTCGGATGGAGATTAAATCATGATTATAAAAGAAACTTTTCAAAAGCCGATCGATAAATATACTCTTTGTGCAGACGAAGTTGCTGTGGCTATTAAAGAACATCTTCGTAAATATGGATACAAAATACGCGATAATCAAACAATTGAAGTAAATGGAGTTTTTATTGGAAAAGACGATAAAAGCTACCAAACTTTTTTAGTTAGATAGTTTACGCAATAAACCAAGGAAGGTAGGTAGAAAATGTTTCAGTATTCATATTTAATTCATGAAGGAAAAGAAAAGGTAATTCCACAAGATAAAGTTCAAAAGCTTATCGATCTTAAAATTATTAAGAAATTTGAAGGTACTCTTAATAATTATCGTGGCAATAGAATAGTTTCTCCTATTTATACTTTTGATCAAGGGAAATCTTGGGCCGATGCTCAAGATATTTTACTAGTTAAACCCAAATAGGTAGGGAGGTTTAAGAAAGGATTTGTATGGCAAATGTAACCGTTTCTCGTAAGGAAGGATATTCTAGATCCAAGATTTCTATCGATACAAATGGATTAGAACTTGGAGATATCATTCCACGGGTTGCAAATCCTTCTAGTTGGGGTTTTAACAAAATTGATTCTATTAAAGAAGAAGATGTTAAAAGAGCAATTGGACACGCTCTGGAACCGGCAGAATTGATTGTCATTGGCATTTCTGGCGACATTATTACTGCGTATCATAGGGATTGGAATAACAAATATAGTCTTTATATGGCAAATAAAGATAGTATTACTCGTCCAATCTTTTAAAGAGGTGTCCTATGAGACACATTGTTGCACTTTGCGGACAGCTTGTGTTTTCTGAGATGATCGAAGATGACGAGGGGAAAATAGCTGGTAAAGTATATGTTGTAAATCCAGAGAAATCTTTTATAGTTGATACTATTGAATTTGGAGAAGATTCTCTAAAAGAAGCAGTTCAACAAATTAAAGAAAAGCTTCCTTCTGATGTTCGTCATTGTATTAAGTTTTATGAAATCCTATCTCCTTTGCAACCAGTAGAGATAGATGTACAATAGAAATTGGTTGCACTACAATGGTCCTAGACAGAAATGTATGGGATCATTTTCTTTTACAAGAAGGTAGGTCATGCTTGTTATAGGAAAAGATCTTCTTAAAGATCTTAATCCAAAAACTATTATCGAAATAGTTAATCAACTAAATGATACTGCTAAAGTTTTTGGAACAGAATGTGTTATGATTAATGATTCTATCTGGACTAAAACAGAGATGGAGTCAAAAGACAAAGCAATGTTTAAGATATATGCATTAGGTATTATAACAGGATTAGTTATTGCAAAGAGAAGTTTATAGTCATTTCTAGTATCGGTTGGTACTACGATGTCCTCCTCTGTACCGTAAAAGTTCTTACTACTGATTCGAACCCATAGTAAGAATCCGATACTATGCCTAGGTACGTCGTAGTGACGAACTACGGCGTATCTTTATTGGTTATTATAGATACTTAAGTGTATCGTCCATACGAGCAATTAATGATAAGTTATGGATCACCTTGAGCAGAGCGATGCTCGGAGCTATAGGTTGTAATGACCAATTGTTGTCGCGAAATATGGTAAACAATTTTTAGAGTCTGTTATTACAGCAATGTAATAACTCCAATGTTAAATCCTTTGTCGAACAGCATTTGGCACAGCACAAGGCCCAATTGGTAAGAGCATGTTTTTGATGCGGTCGCAATGACTGCGTTAGCGGCTCGATCGGCTAATGTGAGAATGAAACGCCGGGCAATTGCATATGCCTTCGCCATTTGTCCTAATAGATGTGAGTTATAGTTTCGGTCAATAACGCTATAAATTGACTGATCGCTAGCAACTGTTTCGTTGGAAGCTCAGACTCTATTTTCGCCCCAATAGTTTAACAGGACAGCGAGAAACACCTACCAAGCCCACGGCTTTCTGTGAAAGCAGAAGGTACGCCGCCGTTAGTGGATCTTGCTAAAAACCGTTGCCTCTCAGGCAAATGATCTACGTTCGAATCGTGGTTGGGGTATTATGCAAGAATATGAATATATGTCGATTGAAGCTCTAGAAGACCAAAGAGCTATAACAGATGAGAGACTTAATAATCTAGCCAAGAACGGATGGGTTGTTTTATCTGTTTCTTGGATTGGTGCGTATATGGTGGCGGCTTTGTTACAGAGAATTAAACAATGAGTGACACTAATATTAGAATTCTTTCTGAAAACGACACAAAGGATGGATTGATTTTAGTCTCATTCAATTCAGCTTTGTTTGATTGGCCTAGAAACTATTATTACGATTATAATAGATATACCTTTTATACAAAGCGTTCTTGTCCGGATATATCTGGTGCAACAGAATGTGCCGAATATCTTCTAAATAACTAAAATTGCCCCAGTAGTTTAATAGGCGAAGCGATACTATCTAAGTCACTAGGCTTCTTGAGAAATCAGGAAGTTATAGCACATTTAGTGTTGTCTTCTTAAAACGTTTCGCTCTCAGCGAAAATATCTTGGTTCGACTCCAAGCTGGGGTACTATGACAGCAGCAGAACTAGCACGGAAGCTAATGGAACATCCACATGTACAAGTTCACATGGAAGGAGAACTTAATGCCAATGTAGACCATTTTATAGATGCAATTGGCAAAATAGTCGTTGCTGAAATGAATATGAAAGAATATGGGGTTAAAAAAGGCGATCTCATAATCTTAAATAAAACTAGATGAAATTTGCCCCGCTAGTTCAATAGGCGAGAGAAATATCCTCTAAGTCACTAGGTTTCATGGTGAGTGAAACCATAGCACATTGGATGTCGCTCTCATAGAACAGATTCCTCTCAGGAATAAAATGTACGTTCGAATCGTACGCGGGGTACTTTAATATTATGGCTACATATCATTTAAGAAAAAAGGAAGATGAAGATTTCAGGATAGTTAGATACGAAGATGGCAGAATGCATTTCAATCCATGCTATCTTAATAAAAATGGTCTTTTTCAAAGAATAATAGAGAGACCGTATGATACTTATAACTCTAGGAGATATGCGATAGCTTTCTTTAAGAAGTGTTTGCCAAACGAAGTTCTTCGAGATGAAACTGCCAGAAAGACAAAGTTAATTAAGTAATACACGCCCTCGTGGTCTAATAGGCGGATGTTAAATTTACAATCACTAGTTTCCTGCGGAAACGTTGGAAAGATAGCATTGTTTATTTAATTATCCATATGACAGCCTTCTCTCAGAAGGAAAATGCACGTTCGAATCGTGTCGAGGGTATTAGTATTTTTTATAGGATTTGTAGTCAAATCTATGAGATATAAACAACTATTCGAAACAACGGATGAAATTAAAGCAAATGAAAAAGTTCTCAATGGATGGGTTCTTATAGAAACTAAGAATGACTCTGGACGATTTAATAATAATCGTCCTATATATGTATTAGGGATTCCTAAATAGTTCGATACGCCGGTGTGGCGGAACGGCAGACGCTACGGACTTAAAATCCGTTGGGAGATAACTCCCGTAAGGGTTCGATTCCCTTCTCCGGCACTAATTTACTTGGATTAATTAAATGACACCTTATCAAAAACGTCTTTGCTTATTGGAATAATTGGCTGGTTATTTTACGCTGGTTTTTCATATCTAATTATTAGTAAAGGATATATAGAAGATAATGAATGGACTGTTGGTAAAAGAAATAGATGGATCACTATTTGTTTATTAACTGGTCCGTTTATGTTTGCTTTTTTATTTTGTATTTGGATTTTCTTTAGTGATAAACCTGCTAAGTGGTAAATTATGATCAAGCATCATCCCTATATCTTTTTTGAACTTGTTTGAATTCTTTGTTGGATTGTTTCTTGGTTTATATATCGTTATTATGAACGAACAGATCATCCAAACAGATGGACTATTAGACACAGAAATATGTCTCTTGTGATTTGTTTTTGTATGTCGCCGATTGCAGCATTTTTGCTAACTATATTAGCAATGTTTAATTGTGCTGATAAATCATTTGAATATTGCAGTAAAAAAATAAATCAACTTAGATCTTGGATTAAATCAGATACTAGAATTTCTGACTGGTAGAATTATACTGAAAATGATGAATAGGACTATTTCACAAGCAAAAACTTGGTAGATCTTGGATTCATTTTCTGGAAACAGATGACGCCAAACTAGGAATGGCAGGCGGCGAGATCGTCATGGCAATGATCGATGGATCAACGAAGCTCATAAACCGCTAGACTAGTCCACCTATGTAGGTTCGATCCCTACCATCTGTTCTTTTATGGGAGGTATATGAGCGAAGAGTATACTGTGTTTTCTAACATAGGTATGATCAAAGGTTACTTTAATTTAACCGATGATGAATATCATAGGTTCAAAGAACTTATGAAATCTATGCACTTTATAATTCGGAAAGGACGTATAGAAAAATCGATTCGTATTCCTATTAATCGTCGTGTTGCAATTAGGGGTGCAGTTAAGCCAAATTCAGAACAATTGACATGATTATATTCCGAAAAGGTCAAAATCATAGTGTTTTGATTAATCTTTTTGTTGTTTGGATTATTGTTCATTATTGGTTTCCTAAATCGTACTGGAAACATTTTAGACTAACAAAGAAAGATCCCTTTTGGAATAGTTCTCTATATTTAGGACCTTTTGAATTTTACTGGGATCGACGACGACAATTTGATCAAGAACGAATCAGACTATTGTATCGATTTGCCATTATTGATTGGCATTTCGTAGTATGGAAAGAATACTGGCAGTTTAACGAAATCATTAAAGCGGAGGTGATTTTCTCAACAGCTAAATTGTTAGATTCGATTAAGATTTAATACCTACCCTGATGACAAAGGATGGTTTGTTATGGCCCAAGGTAGATTGAATAGAGACGGTCGTGATAGTTATCGTAACTTAGATAGACCATTTCGTGCTCCGCGTGAAATCCTTGATAAAAATGGCGATTTTGTCAAGTTTCACGATATGGACGTAATGCGTCTTGGCAATCATGATAGGTCAATGAATACCACTGGCTCATTTGGTGTTAAAAGCACAATGGGCGTCGGACGACTAAGTATAGTTGTCCGAAAAGGGGCACCTGGAAAATCAAGAGCCGGACGTAAAAAGAAAAACGGCTCAAAACTGATATCTCGTAGATTTACGATTGACTATGATAAGCATAGTTTTCCTCAGTTAAGAAACTTGAGGAATGATCTTATTGTAGTTAAAACGATGTCAGAAGGTCTTCCTGAACACCAAGGAAGAAAGCTGTTTACTTTTGAAATGCAAGATGTCTTAAGAACGTTAGATAATTACATAGAAACAACGTTCGATGCTGCTCTTATTGAACAAATACACATCTCTGATCAACATAGAATTGCATCTACTAAAGGCATGATGCGTAGCGGGAAGGTAAGAGCAAAAGGTATTGAGGATCTTGGAAATAGAATTTACCGTGCTTTGTCTATAATGAACATAAAACACGGAAAAATGAACACATAACATAACAATCTGCGTTGTGTCATGGAATCCCATATATCGAAAGATTATGGGATTTCTTTATGAAAAGAAATATAGAAAACATTATCATAATATTGATAATTGTGTTTCTTACTATTATAATTCCATTGTTATGTCTTTATGTAATTTGGGCTTAATATTACGTTTGCTATATTAAAGATTATAGTTAACGTAATACTCAAACAATAAGAAAATACAGTTCTATCAAGAAGACTTTCAAAATTAAATTAGTCTAAATAACCAAATCTTATGTTTATAAATCTTCTTGACTAGACTGTATTTATCTCTTTTATACTTAATACTTACAAAATACTTAAGTAATATCGTATAAATTCAGAGAACTTTTTACTAGAAAATAAATAAATCTATGTGGGAATTCTTTAAATTCATTAGTATACTTTGTTTGACAATGATTGTAGTGTTTACTACTATTTGGTTTATCTCTAATCTTGCTAACTTATTATGAATAAAAGAATTAGAAAAACTATTATTAGAATTGTAAATGCTTTTGAAGAAGGCGATTACAATCTTGTAGATTCTTTGTCCAAAAAACTTGACTATTTAAAAGAAAGCCATTTTGGACGCATTATGGACAAAATGATCGATGGCCAAAATTAATTACAAAGTAAATGATTTCGTTACTATTTTGAAATACAAAAACGATCCTATCAACAAAGAAGGAAGAATAACTGTTGTATACGAAAGTGGTCATGTTCATGTCAGCAATTTAAATATGCCATTTTGTGGATCTGTTAATAGAATTTTTAGACCAGATGAAATTGCACCTGTTACAAATATTGACTAATTTATATTGTTTAGATGGAGACGATTCTAGTTTAACAGAAGACGAAAAAGAAAAGATTAAACAATCTCTAGGTCCAAACTGGAGAACTATTCTGTTGGAAAAGAAAGTTAAACAGACTCAAGTTCAAGATGAACAAATTCCAGCTATTTGCGAGTCGTCAGAATTATCGTAGGCTATGCGTGGGAGGTGGGATAACCTCCACCATAGGTTTCATATAGTTTAAACGCTATATGAAATCTTAAAGGATGGAAGGGGATTAGGGGTGAAACACCATTCGTTGTGGCTTAGCCACAGGAGTTACACCATGGCTGAACAAGCAGCCAATATTCAGAGCTTCGCTGATGATGCAATGCATCGGCTGGCTACGTATCTCAAGGTTACTGATCGCTCGCAGGAATGGATCGATCAGAATATCGAATGCGTTGCAGCTTTGCTTGACATTACCAAGCACGACGCACTGGAAGGCATGAAGAAATTCATGACCTTGGAAAATCGTGAGAATCAACAGGGTCAAGTCCGTCAGGAAGCTAGACAGACTGCCACTGTTGGTTCTGGTGGAGGCGGTGGAGAACAGGATGCTCGCGAAGAGCTTGATAAAGCAATTCGTGAGTCTCAGGGTGGCGGTGGTGGTGGACAAGGAGGCCAAGGCGGTGGCGGCGGAAGGCCGCAGAATAGTCCGTCCGCTAATCAGGCCAGAAGCCAAGCCTTACAAGGCAACCAGAACGCTGCTGGTCCACATTCCGGCGGCGGTGGGCGTGGCCAAGGAGGCGGTGGAGGCGGTGGAGGCCAAGCGTAATTTTTAACAAATGAGGTAATCACAAGTGTCCCCGTAGGAAACTGCGGGGATATTTTGTACCCATAGCTTAAAGTGGCCCACCTTTGACTACCTACCTTTTGGTTGGCTGCGTGGCAAAGCAACTCATAATCTGAGTAGATCTTGGTTCGAACCCAAGTGGGTACATTCACATCTACCAAACAGGGGAAGCTAATGAAACAAGTAGAGGATAAGGTTGTTCAGTTACTGGAATTAGCACGTTCTTATACAATTCGAGAAAAACTGAATATGCTTGAGGCAATGGAGTTGGGAATTTGCACAGTTGATGATCTTATTAATAGGGTCACAACGCAAATGGGAATAAATATATGTTGCGATGCAAAACATGTGACGAGCCTATTTCAGAAGACAGGATAAAAGCTATACTTACTACAACTGGTAATTTACCGGATACATGCACAATTCATTCAAACGTTGTTCGTCCTATTGGATTCATGGTTTCTGCATCAGACGATGCACAGGGCGGCAAAGTATACGGAAAGACTGGACAAGTTCTTTTAGCGATAGATCCTAGGAATAAAGAAGTTTTAAGAAAAGCAATTCGTTGTCATCGTAGGGCAAGGTAAAGGATAGTTTCGGATAAAATGAGCAATCAGAACAGCAACAACCGTGGTAACAATAACCACAATGATTCTTATGTCGGTCGTGAGTCTAATTATCAGAATGAGAGTACCCATTCAAACAGAATCAAGAAGCTTTTGAAGAAAACGGATGGACGCTCTCTTCGTGACAAGAGAATTCATGGGACTAAGAGGGGATTTTAGTAAATTTAATAAAAATCACAGTATAAAATATATGGCAAGATTAACTGTAAAAGATCAACAGGGTTTAGATACAAACAATTTCTCACAACTTGTGATCGGACAAGGTTTTATCTGTAATCATTATAGATATATTAAAACTCATGATGGTGCAGCATTTAATCTTGATCAATGTTGTATAAATTCATTTTCTGCTTCTGCTATTGTTTATCCTAGAGAAGTAGAAGTTGTCTTTAAATAATTATAAATATTAAACATGATTGAAATAGAAGATAAAAGAGAAAGTAAGCTTACTAGTATCAATGATATACCAATTAATACTAGTTTTACGTACAAAGGTGGCTTGTACACAAAGATATCAAATGATAGCAAAAATAATGTTTTCTCGTTTAGAACTAATTCTTTAGATACATTTATCAATGCAAACTTGGTTTTATTTCCTGTGATAAAGATCAAAATTCAAATCTTAGAATAATAATATGGTAGAAATAAAAGACAGAAGGAAAAGAGACTCAGCCTCCTTTGGCAATCTAGATACTCATACTAATTTTGAATACGAAGGTCGTTTATATTCAAAGATAGATGTATCTGGTGAAAAAGATAACAGTTTTAGTTATTCAGATTGTCGAACAGTTACCTTTACACACAATACTATTGTTATTCCTGTAACTAAAATTTGCATTGATATTATTGAATAAATAAGAATTCATAAAATGTTTAGATTACATATTGATATTCCGATCTCAGAAGACGAAAACGAAGCTCAAGAAGTAGTAAAGAAACTTCAAGAGGGGATTAATAGCCTTCCGGGTAATAACGATAATCTTAAGAAATCTTTAAGTTATCGATTGTCTAGAGATGAAGATAGAACTGTAAGGAACTATCTTATCAAAAATGAAAATGGGCACGCTTCTACAAAGAAGTCTAAACTGATCAAGGAAGAATAATCTGTATCCGCCGAACCCGAATTGGACAGGAGTCGGCCTTATAAGCTGATGCTATAAAAGTAGTTGTGGGTTCGAACCCCACTCGGCGGACTTATGCGACGTAAGCGAATTGGAAAGCAGGGAACCTTATAAGCTCCTGCCTCGTAAGAGGTTACAGGTTCAAGTCCTGTACGTCGCACTTATTGATTTGTCATACTAATATTAAAATATGATATTACAATTATGGTGGTACTTTGATCAAACCGGCGATTACATCTTTCTTAGAAATAGGGAAAATAATCAATGGATATCCAGATGGACAGCAAATCCTCCATTAATTAGGAAATTTTTTGCCAGTGCTGGTAAAAAAATAGATACAAAAGATTGGCCAATACAAAAGCCGGACGGTTTGAATTATCTTACTAAATGTCCAGATTTTGAAAACCCAGTTGCTTTTACTTCTGGTAAACGCATTGAGATTATAGATAATAAGCATTGGCAAGATAGATTGAAATATTGGGGTATTGTCTAAAATGCCAAAACGATCAATTGGCCAAAAAATCGTAGACAAGTTCAACGTAGCAAAGCTTAAACAACACGAAGATTTTAAAGATATCATTGCTCAAGGAAGAGATCCATTTGAATATGGATATAAAGCACAAGATACATTGCTCGTTGAAATAATTAACCAAGAATTTACTAAGAAATTTAAGAAAATACAAGATCATATTATAAAAAGATTTTATAATAAAATAACCATAAAACGTAAATTATAATGTCTAAATATATAATGCTCCTTACAGGAGCGGGAGAAGGTTGCGACTATTGTATCGATTGCAATAAGAAGTTTATTATTTTCGATGCTGAGTCCGACGAAAAAGCCATTGCTCATGCGACTGAATACATGAGTGATAATTTTAGCAGTGATGAAATTGATAAAGTTCAGTTATTGCGAGTAGGATCAGATCTTAGTGATTGTATCAAAATAAAAAAGCAGACATGAATAAATTCACAATCGCTGGTGTTGATATAGAAGACTTCGAAAGATTTTGTTACTATATCGAAACTAATATGACAAAAGAAGAATTGATCAAATGGGATTATTCAAGAGACGTCTTGTTTGTATCTATTATTCTTGAAGGTCATGTCGAACCAATTAATCCTAAACCCAACAAAATCGAAAGATACACAATCGATTCTAATGGTCATTTGGTAAAACTATAATGAAAGATCAAAATAAAAAAAATGTCCCTTCTGTAAATGACAAAGGTTTTGATTCTCTTTTTAGACAGATTTATGAAGTTGTTCTGCCTAATTTTAGTGGCACTAGAATTATGATGTTGCCTGTTATAATTGGAGATCCAAAATCATTGCCGGAATTTGTTAAAAATTATCGCGAGACTTTTGAACAAATTTGCAATGCCGCACAGAAGCATAATGGAGAAGTTGGATATCTTACTGTTGACGAAAAGACAGTAGAAGTTGGCAAAACACATAGACGTTCAGGGGCACATGTTGATGGTATTTATCAAGGTGGTAGTGGTGGCTGGGGTGGTGGCAGCACAGGCGGAAGCTGGGGTGGACATGGCAATGGAATGCTAACGGTTTCTAATCCTGCCGGATGTCGTGCGTGGCTACAATGGTTTGATGGATGGCCGGGATTTGAAGGTGAAGCCGATCATCTTATGAATCAAGCCAAAGATGAATGTGCAACATTATTCAAGCCTAATATGTTGTATTGGGTGGATGGTTTGTGTGTTCATGAATCTGTTAAGTTTGATAAACCAGTACAAAGACAATTTGTTAGGTTGTCTCTTCCTAGCGACGGTCCTTGGTTTGAAGGATATACGGTCAATCCTCTTGGTGTAATGCCGACTGGAAAGATCTTACCTCCTCGCAAGTTTATGGCAGCCTAAACAAATGACTAAATATACAGTAATAGGCTTTTATCCAAATAAAGCATCCGACGAATATTATAATGGTTCTATCTTCTTTGTATTAACTGACAGATCAACTTACGAAATTGAGCGTCATTTTAAGAACAAAGGTATAAAAATTATTGCCACATATAACGATTGGCATGAACCAGATTATGATTATTCTGTTGTTCCTGAGATAGAAAAGATATACTGATACTTATAGAGTTCCAAGGAGATGAATTAAACTTCTCTCTTTGGATTTTTTGTTTGGGGGCAGAGTGAAATCAATTAAAGAATTGATAGATACGCCATCTGGTATGTTAACCACAGCAGATAGTTGTTTGATTGAAATATATGGATTTATATTTGCAGTGGTTTTTCTTATTTTAATATATAATGCATATAAGTTCTATTCTAGTCCTTATAACCATGCAAAATATATTCTAAGCTTCTTTAAATTTAAGAATGACTCATCAAGAAAAAATCAATGCAATCTTAAAACACAGACACGGAGTTACTCAATATACAGAGAACCTCGGTTTGAAACTAATCGATAGAGGATTAGTTGATATTGGTCATCGTTTGATTATGAATGGCTTAGTTCATGATCAAAGCAAATTTACACCGTTTGAATTTGATCACTTGTGGCCAGATGATCCTCTTCTGGAAGAAGCCAGAATCCATCACGCTCGTAGTAATCCGCATCATCCAGAATATTGGGGTGGCAAAATTGCTTATATGCCTCCTGAATATTTAGCAGAATTCTCTTGCGATGTATCAGCAAGAGCTACTGAATTTGGTCAATCCCCTAGTGATTGGATAGAAAACGAAGCAACAAAGAAGTATGACTTTGAAATAAATAGCAAAGTTCATAAGAATATTTGTTTCTATCTAGATCTTTTGTTTGATAAACCATTTAAACCAATAAAGAAAAAGAAATAATAATGTATTGGCCATTTGAAAAGAAAACAAAATATAGACCAAGATTTATAGGATATTATTACGTTGTTGGTATTGTATTTATTCTAAATGGTATACTAAACATTATTGCTTCTCCTTTTGGATACATGTCCACAATTTCTGTTGACTTTTCTCTTTGGAATCTTAAAAAAGATTCAAAAAGATGGAAGGAGAATAGAACTTTTATTCAAAATGAAATGAGGAAACGCATCGAAGCAAAACAAATCGGGTGATTTATGTTCGCCAACCGGAGACACAAAAGAGCATATTACTCCGGCAATATGTTCAAGGCGTCTATAATATTAAAGGATCACTTATATAGATATGAAAGGTGGTGCAAAGAGATAGAGTTGAGGGCCGAAGTCGCTGCTCAACATGATGGACATCATTGATAGTTTATATGGCTATGGGCTATCTATGCGACGGGATTGAGGTTTAGTTAAGGGAGAGAGGCGGGTATTCTTTTATATATATAGGAGTATATAAAATGAGCACCCAAGGAACGTTTCAAGGTATGGTTTACCTTTTTATCTTCCTCTTTCTGTTTTTCCTTATTAAAGGCTTAATCCTATGAACCGTCTCAACGTTGAAATTATCATCCTTGATAAAAATCCGATCTACATCCGCGAAATCGTTAAAAGTGCAGAAAGCGGTGAAGAGGCTATTACCTTTGCTTTGAGGAAGGTTTCGGACCATCTGCCTAGGCCGTTAGAAGTGGGTGATTGTGCGATTGTCAACAGTCTAAGCAGAACGTTTGTCGGATATTATATTTTTGACAGAAACATGGAACCTGTTTCTGTTTCCAACCATGAACTTGAGTTCTGGGTAGCCAATATGGCTGGAAATCCAACAAAGAAACATGGTATTAGATCTGCTGCAAGAGAGATTATTGCACATCTACACCATACAGAGGGAAACAATCATGCAAACCACTAAGAAAGACAAGGAATCTCTCAAGAAGTGGGTCGAGGGGTATATCACGGCTATTATGCAAATGAAATTCCCGTCACAAGGAAAAACGGGAATGACATGGAAATTCATCAAGGGTGTTATAGACGACGAAACTTCTGTTCTTCCACAGAAGAAAAATCCTACTATGTGGAACGAATTAGATCAATATGGCAAGATAGATCTAATATCCAAAGTTTTAAATTCTCTTGCTAGAAAATCAGTTATAGAATCATTTGAACGTAAGAGAGTTAGATATTATAGACTTAAGATCAAGGAAAACGGAAATCATAATAAGGCAGATACAAGTAATATAATGGTGTAAAATGTTATCTATTCCAGATGAAATCAATTCCTATTATTATGCAAAAAAGGAAGAGATTTATAGGATAACATTTAACAAAAAAGGAGATTACGCGAAAGTATATAGGAGTGATTCTATATATGACATGTGGCACCATACAAAATGGAAATGGGAAGTTTACAAAAAAGATATATTATCTTATTCTTTAACTCCTAAAACAATAATATCCTTCAATTACAAAGACAATGAACCTATAAGATTGATTGTATTTGCAAAATATGATCATCCATCCACTGGCAATACATTAATTTCGGGAATCAATTTAAATAAATTAACAGAGAAAGAAATCCAAGAAATAATTGATAACTATGATACTATCTTCAATGAAGATACAGTAAATATGATTATCATGGAATGTAATCTCTTAATTCCCGATGTCTTTCGTAAAGGATATAGAACTTTTGATGAAAAATATGTTAAAAATCTTCAACAAGAATTATAATGGACATTAGTTTACAAGACTTTCTTATATTGGTTAGTTCTTATTGTGCTCCAAATGGAGTAAATATAGTTCCTTCGATATCAACCAATGATACAATATATGTCAGAGATACAACTCGTGGATCTGTATATGATGCTGGCATATATTATATAAAAGAAGGGAAGGTTAAAGGACTTACTAAGGCTTGGGAATCATTCTTGACTGAATTCAAGAATTCAGGCTTGAATGCAGATGAATTTATCTTGAAGAAGAAAGAATAAATATCCACTTGAGGCTTGTTATGCCAAAAGGATATGAAGAAATTCGTGATAAACTGATCGAACAAGGTAAATCAGAAAAGGAAGCAAAAACATTAGCAGCTAAAATCTGGAATTCAAAACATCCTGAAAATCCTGTCGGAAGAAACTACGATTATTCGCCAAAATCCAAAGATACTGCAAAGAATCCTAAGAAGAAATAAAGATTCCCGCATGTAACTTGGGAGGAGGGGGCGAAGGGGTGCTTGTCATATCTAAAGTGGGTCGTCGTGGGGTAATTATGATTAGCAAATTGGTCATGGTAGAAAATGACGAAGAGTTCACAGTAATGGAACCGTTGACTGGAACTGTACTGTGTCGTACTATTATTCGTCAATTCGCCACTGACTTCATTTCTGGGTTTCTAGAAACCCTAGATAATTTGTTTAATGATATTGTGAATGAATTCATTGATTGTGAATCTGTTCCCTATATCATTGGATCAAATCACGCTGTTGAATGTTTTATTCATTTTAAGAAATCTTCTACTAGGATTATCAAAAATGCGTTTCTTTAAAGGCATGACCACGTTTGAAATTATCCTTATTGTTCTAGTAATAATTATAGTAATTTGCATGGTTGCAAGACATTCGCAGGCCAAAGTCAATCCTACAATGGATGACTTTTTTTATGCAATTGGCAAAGTTGAAACAGAAAACAACGATAATGCCATTGGAGACGGCGGAAAATCAATTGGTCGATATCAAATCCAGTATAATTACTGGCTAGATTCTAAAATCGGCTATGGTACTTATAAAGACTGTAAGAAGAAAGAATATGCCGAAAAAGTAATGACAAAGTATTGGGAGAGATATTGTCCTAAAGCATTACAAGACAAAGATTTTGAGAGATTAAGTCGCACACATAATGGTGGACCTAATGGTGCCAATATCAAAGCAACAGAGAAATATTGGCAAAAGGTCAAAAATATTTTAGACAATGAAATATGAACTCATTTATAGCCTAGATCATAGAGCTTTCTTTATTAAAAGAAAAGTTTCAGTAGAGGGAATAGAGAAGAAAAATAGGGAATATTTAACCAAAGGTGGAAGCTGGTTACTCAGAAAGAGTAAGTTTGGCTTTGGTGATATTCCGATAGATCAAATTTCATTTAATTCTCAACGTTATGCCTTATCTTTCTTTAAACGTTTAGAGGGAGATAAGGCTATTTCTATTTCCAAATGGGTAAGGAGACAGTTCAAGTGATTAAGTGGATCGTTCTTGGTATTATTGGTCTTGTTTTATTTATTAGTCTTGGTTCTTTTATCTCTAATTTTAACAGAGAGAAAGATCTTAGAACGCAATTTAATGCACAAATCAGTTCGAATCAAGCAGACTTTGATAATATGTACAAAGTCATCGCCCAGAAATATCAAGTAAAGGGTGATTTTGAAAATACCTTCAAGACTGTTGTTTCCGAAGCAGCAAAGGGTCGAGAAGGTGGTTCTTTGGCTAAATTCGTCCAAGAAAACTATCCTACTATGGATACTTCCATCTATAAAGAAATGATGGCGACCATTGAAGGAAAGAGAGACGAGTTTACGTCAAGACAACGCAAAATGGTGGATATCAAGCGTGAACATGATTATCTGATCAGTCGATTCCCCACTAATCTTATGTTGTTTTGGGTGCAGCCTTTGGAACTCAAGCTTGTTACGTCTAGTAAGACTGAGAAAGCTTATCAGACTGGCAAGGATGACGATATTAAACTTTAGTATTTGATCCCGGTCTGAGATCTCCTTTGATACTCATAGGTGAATAGCCTATGGGTATTTTTATATGATAACTACGATAATCTGTGGATTAATGCCGTTTATTGCAATTATGATTATCCTAAAGATGGATCTTTGGAGTGTTAAAAGCGATAAACTTAAATTATACTTCATTACTATTCCCGTATGTCTTGCGATATGCGGGATTATGTTTTTAATAGGAACTTGTAGTCATACGTATTTCAATGAAATATGGAACTATAAGATTATTTCTATTCATTATTATCAAGCTTGGGATGAAGAAGTTTCTTGTAGACATCCTAAATACAAGACTGTAATAAGAAGAGATTCAAAGGGTAATACTTATACCGAACAAGTGTTCGATGGGTATAAACATCTATATGATGTCGATTACCACCCAGAACATTGGGTAGCTCACGATGAATACAATAACGATCATGAGATATCTAGACAAGATTACCAAGAGTGGAAAAGAAAATGGAAGAATGAAGTATTCGTTGATATGCACAGAAGTTATCATTCTATAGATGGTGATATGTTTGAGTGTGATTGGCCACGGACTTTTGACATGATTTATCCGTGGTCCCATGTTGATAGCTATCAAAACAAAGTAAGAGTATCTAAATCTGTTTTTAATTTTGAGCCAGTAAGTAAAGAGATAGAAGAAAAGTATCAAAGGCCCGCAGATAATGGTGATTATTCGGTTATTCATGGATATAATGTATCAATACCGAATACTTATCAATGGAAGTTTAGGCTTCTAAATGCGAATCTTGGGCCTAATTACAAAGTTCACAATATTGTTCTGATATTTGATGCTTCTAAGTATCAACAATCAGAAATTCAAACTGTTAGGAATGCTTGGAAAGGTCCTAACAAGAATGAACTTGTTACTTGTATAGGAATCGATGGTTCGCAGAAAGTTATTTGGTGTCAAGTATTCTCATGGATGGATGACACAACTATTCATAGTTTGATTAGACAAGATGTTTTATCAATGTCTAAATTAGATTATGATAGATTGCTAAGTAGTCTTGATGTCCATATAAGAACTAAATGGCACAAGAAATCCTTTAAAGATTTTGACTATATAAGTATTAATCTGCCAACAGGTTTCAAAGTGGCAGATTTTATTTTATGTGCGATTACTTGTATTGTGTCATACTTCGTAATCGATAGCAAAGTTTAAGACACACGCCACGATGGTTTAATAGGAGACTGTATATTGGATCAGTCCCCAGCAAACAAGTGTGCAAATGCTTGTATGTATGGCACCCCTTTATATTTGTCAGATGACGCTGTTCTCTCAGAACAGAGATTTAGGTTCGAGTCCTAATCGTGGTATTTTATATATGCCAAATTATATTTATAAGTTTCTTTATGGATCAGATACTCTATACTGGGTATATAGATTTGATATAAACAATAAACAAAGACAAATAGAATGGTTATCGTTAGATGGAAAATGGTTAAAATATCCAAAATATGATAACAATACATCAGAAGAAGAAAGACAAAATCTTATTATAGAATTTGATAAAAAAACAGATTTTAATTCAAAAAGATGGCTTCTGTCAGTTCTAAAAAGTTCTGTTGGTAAAGTTAAAATTCATTAAAACAATGCCCTATTGATCTAATAGGTGAAACAAAAGTTTTATAGTCACTAGTGTAGCAATATATATAGCACTATTTTCTTTTGTTTCTTATGATACTAATCTCTCAGATTAGAAATATACGTTCGAATCGTATAGAGGGTACTTTATGGAGTATGAATATTATATATGGGAAATAAGAAGAGGATTTTTTACTATATTTAGACAGAAAGAAGACGAACATAATAATCTTTTTACAGATTATTTAACTCGTTATGGGCAATGGAAAGGAGTGTTTAGGTTAAACGACGATGAGGCAGATTTTAATTCTAGACGCTGGGCAATATCTGTTTTTAAGAAAATAATTAAAAATAAATCTCTTGTAAAATACATTCCAGTTAATGAAAGATAATCATGAATAAAAATATCTTTAAGTATATTGTTTTGATTTTATTTTCTATCTCGTTTGTTATCGGATGTGATCAAGAACCAGATCGATCTAATAAACAAAGTAATCATAATTACAAAATCACTCTTCATAGAGGAGATTGTATAGTTGGACAGTGGTATTCAGTTGATAGACCATACATGAGTAATTCTGGTATATTACATTTTGATAATGCAGATACTAATAAAGAAGTTATGGTTTCTGGAATTATAGTAGTCGAACAACAATAAGTATTTCGCCGATCTGATCTAATAGGCGATGAGGAATTTGGATAATCCCCAGCTTAGAAATAAGCATGGCATTGTTTGAATTCCGATTCATAAGATATTCTACTCTCAGTAGAAAAATCGTGGTTCGACTCCACGGATCGGTATTTTTATGACTACGTACTATAAATTAAGAAATGAGAGATCTGGATATAGAATAATAAAATATCCGCAAGGTGAACCTCACTTATATCTTCTTAAGAACGGAACTTGGTATCGTTGGTATAATAATAGAATTCTTTTTAATTCAAGAAGATATGCGATTCAAATTTTCAAAAAATATTATCCAAACGATAGGTTAATAGATGAATCCACTTCCTGATACTGAATATGAAATAGCTTCTGGTTTTCGCGGATATAGAATAATAAAATGGTTCTGGGATAACAATAATATATATCGTTATAATTATCTTGATAAAAATGGCAACTGGACCAGAGAACATTGCCATTATAATTCAAAGAGATATGCTATAAGTATATTTAAAAAATATCTTCCAAAAACAAAATTCTTTATAAAATAACAACGCCCCAGTGGTCTAATAGGCGAGGAGTGAATTTGAGAAGTCCCCAGTTTGCTGTGCAAACAGTAGATATGGCACCTCATATTTACGAATCATATGACAGTGCTCTCTCAGAGCAAAGATCCAAGTTCGAATCTTGGCTGGGGTATTTTTGATATATGAAATATTTTATAGATGCTACATGTCCAGAAGATATAGTTGTCATGAGACAACCAGAAAATCGTGAATTGTATCCAGACTCAGTTTGGCTTAATCACGATGGCAAATGGGAAGATAGTCCATACTATGAACGCAACAGAACAGAATATAATAAATTTCTTAAAAGAACTACATTTAATTCTGTAAGATGGGCTCTTTCTGTTTTATATAAAGCAGAAGGTAAAAAGATCAAAAAAGAAATAATTACAGATTTTTAATTATTGCCCCGATGGTCTAATAGGCGACAATGAATTAAGAATATCCCCAGTTTCCTAGCGAAAACGCTAAGAAATATGGCATATCTTGATTCTGAGTCAGATGACGACAATCTCTCAGATTGTAGATCTTCGTTCGAGTCGAAGTCGGGGTATTTTATGACAAAAGAATTAGTGATATTTAATATTCCCGGAGAACCATCTTATAGAATACAAGCACTTGGATATGATGGTTTTCCCGGTGAAGACGCAAGAGTTGGCAAAAATAAAAAACTTCATAATTTAACTGTTTATACTGTTGGTACTTATAATACAGAATTAGATTTTAATTCTCGTCGTTATGCGATACAAGTCGCAAAAGAATTTGATCCATCTGCTAAAATAACAACTACAAAATACTAATGATAAAGGTTTCAAGATCACATTGGAATAATAAACTTTTCTATGTAATGAATGTAGAAAATAATAATTTCCTAAGAACAGATGGAACTTGGCGACATCTTGAGCGTGGCTATCTAAGGATAGAACAAAATCCGGAGTTCTATTTCAATTCAAGAAGATGGGCAATTTCTGTTCTAAAGAAACTAATTCCAGATGTTAAATTTAGAGATTTTGCAAAATGAAAGAATGTTGGATATCAGACTGGCACAGTGGCATGGTATGGATAAACGAAGGAAGATTTCCTGATTCTCTAAGATCACTAACTATTTATGGAACATTAGAACCTTGGGTAGCAGGAAACAAAAAGTTTACATTTTCATCCAGAAGATATGCAATTCAAGTTCTAAGAAAATATTTTCCAAATTGTAAAATAACTAGAGATATGCAAAAAGAAAAAGAAAGACGTAGATAAAAGTTTGTAATTATTTTACGCCGCTTTGGTCTAATAGGAGGTGAGGATATGGGACTAATCCCCAGCTTTCTTGCGAAAGCGAGACAGTATGGCATTGCCTAATATTCAAACCAAATGATATCTTTCTCTCAGAAAGAAGATAAAGGTTCGAATCCTTTAAGCGGTATTTAGATTATGAGATATATTATATTTAATGGCACATTAGGATGGTTAGTTTGGACAGACACTGCTCCAAATGAAAAATATTTACATAAAAGTGGAGATATTAGAGAATGGGATCGTACTAATTGGAAAGATCATTGTGTAAATTCACGAAGACATGCAATACAATTAATAAAGAAAATTGATCCAAAAGCTAAAATAATATCATATAGATATAGATATCCTGAAAGATAAAACACGCCCCAGTAGTTTAACAGGGTAACTAGAGTTATTATACGCCACGGGCCGAATTAACTTAAGTTACAAAGAACAATCAACTCTCAGTTGAAAAGTATTCGTTCGAATCGGATCTGGGGTACTTAAACTATATGACTGAATACATATTATGGAAATCAAATGACTACAGAGGTTACTTCTTTGTAACAAAATATGATGAATATGGATATTGTAAGGCATATTTATCAAAATCTGTTTCGTGGACTCATCAATTAGATAGAAATATAACTTATTTTAATTCAGAAAGATACGCTATTCAAATATTAAAATTATTGGTTCCTAACGCAAAGTATACTAAGTATAAGTATTAAAATCCTCGCATGTGTAATAAGGGAAAACATAAAACCTTATTGCATAGATGCGAGATGTAAACATTTTATCCTTTTGTCTATTATTGACTTTATTTGATCATAAAATTCAAGTATTTTATATTGTTTACCACAATATCTATGAGATATATCTATTATATGTAATTCGATATTGTTTTCATTACATAATATTTGTTTTCTTTTATCAGATTCAGTTGTTCTATTAAAACTTTTTTCTCCGTAAATTGGTTTATAATGACAAATTCCATTAATTTCGAAAGCAATATCTAACTTTGGTATTAATATATCAAGTTCAAGTCCAGATAGAATATTTCTATTATTGAATAGAATATTTAAATCTGGATAATTTTTTCTTAATAGTTTTTCTATACAAATTTCTGCTTTTGATCTTCCTAAATCATTTTTTTGACAGTAGTTGTGATAACACGGTCCAGAACAAAAATTTCTTTCATTATTATTGCTTGGTTTTCTGAAAATATCCTTATTGCAATAAGCACAATTTGATTTTATTTTTTCTGGTCCTCTAGGATCGTGTCCATGTCTTTCTTTTAAGGTATAAACAGAACAGCATTTCCTAGAACAAAAGTGTCTAGGATATTCTTTAACTTGTCCAGTAAGTTTATTAAATACTTTATCACATCTTAAGCATTTTACTTCTGTATATGTTTTGTAATCTTTTAATTGTTGCCTTCTGAAATAAGTTGTTCTACAAGATCTTGTACAGAAATTAGATGTTGTTCTTTTAATTTCCGAATTAAATTTTAGAAATTCATTATCACAATATAAACACTTAACTAAGGTACTATTATTTAAATTTTTATGCATAAAACTATAAATGAAAGTTATGGAATAATTAATAAAAATGTTGGATATCGATATTTATTATCGAGTCCAGACAATATTGATGTTAATAAAAAATATCCTCTTATTGTCTATCTATCATCAGCGGGATGTAGAGGAAGTATAGAAGCCGTAAAACAAGAATCTGTTTGTTCTTGGTTTAAAAACCATATTCCTTTTTATGTTCTTGCACCCGTTTGTCCTCATAACGAAATTTATGATCCTGACTCTGTAAAATATTTGATTGATAAAACAGTTGCAGAAAATCCTATTGATATAAATCGTTTATATGTCAGTGGATACAGTATGGGGTCAAGAGGCTGTCATAATTGTCTTTCTGAGTATCCAGATCTATTTGCAGCTTCAGTTATAGTCTGTGGAGTGTCGTCATATCTAGTTGCTGCTAAATATGCTCATGTTCCAATACATCTATTTCACGGTGATAAAGACGAAGTTGTTAGTATAAACGAATCCTTAAAAATATTTCATGCTTTAAGAGAGCATGGTGGTAATCCTAAGTTCCAAGTTCTTAAAGGATTTGGACATGATATTTACGAAGAAGTTTATGGTTCCACCGATACGTATCGGTGGTTATTGTCTCATTCTAAGAAAGGGTAATTATGCCTGGTCCGTCTGGTCAAGTTAATGCTCGTCATGCTCGTCATACCGCTGGCAAGAAGGGCTTTGGTGCCGAACGTCATCTTATGAATCTTTCTCCTTCTACGGAACGTGGGAAGCGTCGTAGGGCGAAGAAGGGTAAGAAGTAATAAATATATGGAAGCAATACTGTTTAAAACAGTTGTATCGTTTTTTGTTTGTGTTTTTATTGGATTCTTTGTAGCATTAGCTACTTCTGGTAATGACGAAGCTTTAGCTAAATGGTATACCCACAAATACTTTCCATGTATTTGTATTATTTTTGGGTCTACTATTGTCGTAGAAATAATGCTATTTTAATATAGCTCGCCCGCATGGTCTAATAGGCGAATATAATATTACCCAATCCCCAGCTTTTGTGCAAAAAGCATAAGAGCATGGCATTGGGTTTTATTATATTCATATGACAGTCACCTCTCAGGTGACAGATGAAAGTTCGACTCTTTCTGCGGGTATTTTGTTATGTTAATACGTTTGTATCAAAATCCAAATCCAAATAGTAATACATTTATATGCTATATCAAGAATAATTCAGAAAATTGGCCTTGGGGTAAAACATATTATCTGAAAAATAATGGTGTGTGGCATAAAAATAGATGGCCCGGATGGGACGATAAATGTCATAATATAATATATAATTCTAGAAGATACGCTATACAAACAATCAAAAAATATTTTCCAGATGCAAGAATCAAAGAAATTAAATAATTTATTCAAAATGCTATCTTATTCATCAGATGGTATCATGAATATTTATATCAGAGATAAAAAGTATAGTTATATAAATGTTCCAAGAAATCTTTATCAAAGAATAGATTTTCTTATATCTAAAAACAATAACTCTTTAGTATCTAAATTATTAAAAAATGTTCAAATATATAATAATTAAATCTTCGATGGTAAGAGGATCTTTTTATATAAAAAGAACTTCAGACAATGATAATAAAAGATGGTTTCTAAATCCTAAAAAAGATCTTTGGGAAGATCGTATTGATTATATAAACACTCGACATTTGTATTATAATTCATACAGATATGCAGTACAAAGACTTAAGAAATTGATACCTGATATAAAGTTTATCTATCAGGATTTTTCATAATATGTATAAATACGAAATAGTCAAATCTAAACATCATAAGAAAAATTGGTTCTTTATAAGAAGAAGACCAACGAAAAGAAATACTTGGATATGGGGATATTTATCCGATTCTTTTGAACGTTGGCATTGGGTATATCGCGAATGGGATTCCGAATATCATTATAATTCCTTTAGACGAGCAGTACAGCGTCTTAAAGAAATTGTTCCAAATGCTAAGTATAGATTTATAGATCAAACAAAGTTATAATGATATATAAAGTAATGAAATTTGGTAGAATGGGATGGTACATTACATCTATTATTCCAATAAATAAAGAGTATCCAAATAGAGATTATTATCTTCACAAAGATGGCAGATGGATATATGGAACTATGAATGAAAATAAAGAATATTCTGGATATTTTAATACCAGAAGATATGCCATTCAAGTATTAAAGAAATATTACCCAGATGCAAAAGTGGCAAAATGAAATGGTTAGTAGCTAATCAATATGCAAATCATTGGTACGTTTGTAGAATAGAACGTCTCGACTTTAGACATAAAACAATATATCTTTCTAAAACAGGAAAAGAAATTATTGGTCCATATAATAATTTTGGCCAACTTTACTTTAATTCCCGAAGATTTGCAATACAAATAGTTAAACAAGTAGACAAAAATGCTAAATTGGTTAAAAACGCAATCGAGCTATTTAATTAGTTGCTTTTTCATTAAAAAAAATAGATATAAGTATCAGATTGTTGTTAAGACAAACGGTTATCGTTATATCCAACGTTTTGATAGAGAATTTGAACTATTTTCTTATCTTACAAAGAAAGGTAAATGGGACATAAGAAGACCATATAGTGTATTCGAAGATAATGATAGACTATATAATAGTAGACGATTTGCGATTTCACAATTGAAATCAAAAATAGGCGATAAAGAATTTCAAGAAATAAAAGGTTTGTAATTAATCGCCCCATTAGTTTAACAGGACAGTTTGTTGATTTTACCAAGTCCACGGCTTTTTGCGAAAGCAAAAAGTACGCCACCGTTTGATCGACTTACTAAAAACCTCTTTCTCTCAGAAAGATGATTTACGTTCGAATCGTAAATGGGGTATTATATGTTTCACTATGCTTTGGCGATACAAAATCAGGCTTTAAACACGTTTAGAATAGTACGTTTTGGAGGTGGATTTGGAGCACATCGTCTTAATAAAGATGGAAAATTTGTTCCAATAGGAGAAAAATATGAAAAATATAATTCTAGAAGGCATGCTATACAAATGTTTAAAAAATTCGTTCCAAACGAAAAACTATTTGATAATAGTACCGGCAAAGTAATTAAATAGAATATGCCCCACTAGTTTAACAGGAAGTACATGTAACTTGTGGACCAAAGTTCCCAGTCTAGATATTACAATTCTCTTATGTATCGACAGTATACATTTGTGATCGCAAGATCTCAGAGGATTTGTTTTTGATGATATGGCACTCCATGTTCGGTACGAAAACAGTTGTCTCTCAGATAAAAGATCGTCGTTCGAATCGACGGTGGGGTACTTTATTATGATTCAAAATAATATAGCCAAAATAACTCTCAATGCTTTAATTAGAATCCTTAGCAATTTATCTACTATAGACAAAAAACTAAATATAAAACCGGGAGAATATTCTCCTAATATTCTTATAATGGAAATAGATGGGGGTCCAAATGATGGAAGACTTGTTTGGTCAGCAAAAGATCAACAAGCTTATTACGTAACAGACCAATGGTTTAATATAATTACCAAGAAGAAAGAAGAAACATTAGATACGCAAAATGCTAATTCTATTGTTTTAAATATATGAAAATAACATTAAAGGCTCTTCATAAAATGCTACTTGCAGTATTTCCATTGAAGCACTTTAGTTTTGATGGAAGTCCACAGGGAGAACTATATTTTTGGGCAGATGGAACAGTTGAATCTGGCCAAGGCTTTTTGTGTTATTCGATAGAAACAGATGAAATAACTCTTATATCTAATACATGGAAACCAAAAATAGAAGAATTTCTTAGATCTATTGGAAATAAAACCAAAGAACAACAAGAATTATTTTCTGACGCCGATTTCGCAGAGTATCAAAAACACAATTGTTTAGGAACAGATATATGAAGAAAAAGCGGCACGACAAGATTTGTTTACTTTGTAAAAAATCTAGAGCCATTTATGCTATTCAAAATCTATTCTTGCCAAATGGCAAAGTTCCTAAGAGGAAAAGAACACAAATAAGAACTAGACCGATTATTTGTGATTGTTGTGCTAGTCCTGATAAGTTTGCCATTCCTGTTATTATAACTAAAAGTCCTGAACAGTGTAAGGATTTGATTTGTAAGTATGCCGAAAATTCCAAAGATAGAAAAGACTATTCACCGATTCTTCTTTATCAAAATCCCAAATCAATAGAGCTTGCTAATAAAGATCCTCTACCTATTTGGGTAATGTCGAGACAAATGGTGGGTACTATGCAAATAGATGCTCCTCATATTGTTATTTCGATTACCAATCCGGGATCTAATCCTGCATTTATCAATCAAAATGGATATCTTTTAGATATACATCGTGTTTCCTTTGATGATGCAGATAAATTCCATAAAGACGGTAAGACTTATAATATAATCACAGAGAAACAGGCAAAGGATATCTGGCACTTTGTCAAGAAAAATAAGTGGCGAACAAGTGTAATTGTTTGTCATTGTGAAGCAGGACGAAGCAGAAGTGCGGGTGTTGCCGCCGCTTTGTCTAAGATAATTAATGGAACCGACGAAGAATATTTTAAGAAATATACTCCTAATAGTAAAGCTTATGCCGCTATATTAAAGGTGGTTTATGGCGATCATGCCAAACAATAATAAAGTATTCTGGCTTATTCTACTGATCATTTCTTTTTGTATGTTTTGGTTCTCACTAAGATACGGAGTAGATAAAGCAAATCCTATTAATTTGACTATAGTTTTACTAATAACAATTTACTCATCTGTAATGTTGTCATTAGATAAATAAACTAAAATCCCAGCGTAGTTTAAATACGAGCATCTGATCTAAACACCAAGGAGTGAAATCTTTGGTGTATTTTTGTTTGTCTTGTGGGAAAACATCGCTCGCTTGGGCGACATTAAGAGTTCGAATCTCTTCGTCTGGGACTTTTATGAAAGGCAATATGCATAGCACAAATGGAAATCTTGCTAGCCTAGTAAGGACCTCTGTTATAGAAGATCATGGTATGAAATTATATATCTGGGATAGTATACCTGGATATGAATCTTTCATGGTATTTGCTTCTTCCACAGAAGAAGCCATACAAAAATGCGAAGAATCTATGATGCCATTTGAAATACTAAAGCATCTTAAAGATTTTCCACCGTGTAGAATTGTAGAAAATAAACCTACCATTATTGCTATTAGATCCAATATAATTATATGAGTACAACAGAAATAAATGAAGAACGTCTTTATCCTTCCATAGTTAAATATCCTAAAGATCCTCCGTCTGCATCAGAACTAGAACGATTGGAAAAAGAAGAGAAAGAAAAATCGGAGATAAAGAAGTGACCCTTTTGATAGGCATTGAAATGATTAAAATTACCTTGTCTGCCGTTGTTAGAATCCTTGCGAAACAGGGATTTCAATATATTATAGAAACAGTAGATGACACGGAACATGACACTGTATGTTTTGTGACTTCTGATGGTTATCCAGAAACAGTCGGTCCTTTTGTTTACGATAATACTCAAGAAGGTCTTCAACAAGCATTACACAAGCGTGCTCATAAAAAGACTCCTTTGTTGTATTATAACATGGAAACACAAATGATAACTTCTTGTTGTCAAGAATGGCTTGATCTTTTTAAGGACGAAGCTAGAGCTTGTAAAGATAATTCTATAGCTATTGTTCAATAACTAACGCCCCAGTAGTTTAATAGGGAATTTTAGAAACCGGTCATACGTTGAAAACTAGTAGATTCCTAGAATCGAAAGTAAGTACATACGCTCATTCCGTGAAGTATAAAGTTCAAAGAACGTTATCCTCTCAGGATCATGGTCTTGGTTCGAATCCAAGTTGGGGTATTTAATATGATACAAATTATAAAAGATACTTGGTTTGAGAACAAATGGTTTATCTTTAATTATAAAAATCGAGATGGCAATTATTTCTTAACAAAAAAATTAAAATATCAACGTCTTGAGACAACGGATTATAATGCCAAGAAAGAAAAATCTATTATATATTTTAATTCCTTAAGAGAAGCCATAAGCATTCTTAAAAAAGTACATCCTAAAATAGAACAATCAGAATATTCTATAAATAAGCGAGATAATAATGGGCAAAAGTATTAAAAAACAATTTAGCCAAACTCATGCAGGATTGAGTCCGTATTGTGTTTGGATCTTAGTAGGTATTATTCTTGGAACTAAGATTCCAGAGATCAAAGATGAATATAAAAAGAAACAGGTTTCAATTTCTTTAAGAGGTGATACTCATGTTTTTCCAGTAATGACAAATGCTGTCAAATCATTGGAAAAATATGGTTTTATACAACTTAATACTAGACTAGAATGCTATAAATTAACCTCGAAAGGTTTTAATGTAGCACATGATAAACTTAAAGAAGCCGGATTTAAGTTAGGACTTTCTTCCACTATTTAATGGGTTATTATTTGTTGTCAATTAGGCATGACGTTGCGATTGCCAAGTTATATTATTCATTTAGTATAGCGTTTTAGATACAAATAATACTTTAAAAACTCAGTTCCGATACTATACAACCCTTATAGTTGCAAAGTCGGAACATACCCATGTAGCTCAATGGTAGAGCGTTCCGCTGTTAACGGAATGGTTGGTGGTTCGAATCCATCCGTGGGTGTTAAATTATGAGATTTCATATAGTAAGATCAAAAATATTAGTCGATAAAGAATATTATTTAATAGCATTATGCTATGATAAACCTCCGCATATATTCCGTGGAAAATGGTTATCAAAAAATGGTAAATTCACATTTGGAAATGGCTGTATGCATCCAAATCAAATGCATGAATTCCATTTTAATTCTATAAGATATGCGATTCAGACTGTTAAAAAATATTATCCAGAACTTAAAAAATCAAATGTATTTATTAAAAAATGATATTTAAAATAATAGAAGGATTTGGACCAAGAAGAGGAACATATTGTATCGCAGTATGTAAAGGTAAAAATCGTATTGCACACTGCTGGATAACAAAAAATTTAAAAACAGAAGTTCCAAAATATGACTTAATAGGAGAATCATATGAATATTATATGAAAATATTTTATTATAACTCTGTTAGATATGCAATACAAACGTTGAAAAAAGTTTTTCCAAATACAAAAAGATCCGAAATAGAATTTCCAACAAGGAGAAATTGATAATGAAGGTTCATTACAAGGGTGTTAATTACCATATTCGTTTTGGTTACAATGTTGATGGCAAGTGGGGCAAGAGCCAACTTGTTAATCTTAAGGATAAGAGGGTCAGAACCCAATGCGATATCGTTAAGAAGAATTTGAAAGGTCAGAATACGGATATTGTCACTATTAATTCTGGCGAATCTATTCGTCATCCCAAGGACCCGTTCACCAAGAATGAGGGTCGTAAGCGTGCTCTTTCTAGGGCTCTTTATTATAAGCATTTTGCAGCAGATACGCCTGCCGAAACTGTTCTGCTTATTTCAGACGAAGGTTTTAGAAAGGCTGTCTGGGAAGCCTATTTCAAGAATCATAAGGAAAGGAGTCATTGCTAATTAAGTAACTTATATTGGAATATAACTATTCTGTTTCTTGTGAAATTAATTAAAACAGTTAGATCTTTTCTTATCTCTAGAGGAATTTTAAAGCATATGCGTATTGAAAATGAAGCTATGGGGATTGCGATTGATGCTACGGTTCGTGGGAATAATCTTGTTTATCGTGTTGTTGAGCAATCACCCGAGGCATCGGCTGCGATCAAGCATCTTGATAAGATTATTGACGAAGACACGAATATGGGTCTTACTATCAATAATTTCCCGAATTTCAAGCATACCAATAAGACGTTCTTCCTTCGTGGCAAGGATGAGACTCGTAACAACGACGAGGTTACTGCTAAGTTTGCCAGCCCTGCCGAAGCTCAAGGTGCTCTCTTTGCCTTAGATCGTCTTGTTCAGAAGATTGTTACTCCTGCCGAAATGAAGCCTACGCCCGGTGCTACGACGCATGTTCGTATGGCTATTATTACCAAGGATCAGGCTCGTAAGCTTTGTGTCTCGGCCAATAAGTTTTATCCCGAACGTCGTGAGTGGCCTAATGAACCTGTTGAGCCTGTTGTTACTGAGAATACTCATTATAATGAGCATATCGGTCAAGCTGTTGATATCCTGAATAAGACCAAGACTAATGATCCGATTGAGTATAATAATCGGGTTGTTAATCCTCATAAGGTCGCTTCCGAAGATGCTCGTTATGCTGTCGAAGCTGTTCGTCGTTTGTTTGATAACGCAGAAGCTCGCGGCGACGGTGCTCTTGTCGCTGTTTGGCGTCTTGTTACTGGTCTTCGTGCTCCCGATGTTAAGAATAGCGAGAATAAAAACGATGGAGGGCCTGAGAATCCTACCCCGGCTGGTCATCCTATTCGTAATGCTCGTCGGTAATTGTATTTCTTTTATGTTTTGTGTTTTAGGTCAGATTTTAGAGATAGTGTTATCTCGGTCTGATAAGGTTAGTGGTATCTTGAAAAGATACCGGATTAGAAAGGAGCCCACTGTGGCTATCGGTACTGGTTCTGCAAAGGCTGTTCGGCCCGCCTCTAGCGTCAAGGCCGTTTCTTCCGCAACCGCTAAGACGGTTGTGGCTTCTTCTGCCAAGACTGTTGCGGCTTCGGCCAAGACTGTCTCTGCTGCTTCCGTCAAGACGGTTGCTAGCTCGGCTAAGACCGTTGCACCCGCTGCAACTGTCAAGACTGTCTCTGCGAAGACGGTCTCTCCCGCTTCTTCGGCTAAGACGGTTGCCGCTTCGGCCAAGACCGTTACTTCTGCCGCCAAGACGGTTAAGGCCGTGAACGCCAAGACGGTTGCTGCCAAGTCTGTGAAGTAATTCCAGACAATCTGCTTTCTGCTAAGTAAGCGTTCATAGAAATATGGACAATGGAGGTTCAAATCCTCCAAGCAGATTTAGTTATAAATAATAAAAGAGGTAGCATAGATGGATGATTTCAACAATTGGTTTAAAAATATATTTTTGAAAAGATATCCAAATGGCTTCGTTCCGAAAGATGTAGAATCTTGGTTGAAACTTATTGATTTTTCTCATCAACAAATAAGAGAAACCCTTGGTGGTTTTAGAAAAGAAATAGAAGTTTCAACAGAAATTAGTTCTGTTCCTAGTAACTACAATGACTGTAAAAACTTAATAGATCAAATAATCCGAATAATTCCGGATTATTATAGAGCATATGGTCTTAATCAATATGACTTATGCAAAGATAAGTTAGCAAAATGTAAGAATATCTCAACGGCAAAACATATCCTAGGATATGCAGAGAGACAGAAGATATCAAAAGATAAGCTTTCTAAAGTTGTTTCTGAACTTGGTGCCATTTGGTCACAATCCAAAACAAAGAAAATATCTAGTTTGGTTACTGTAAGCACTATTCCAGAAGCATTTTTGAGAGTTGGAAGTTATTATTGCGACCCCGGATCTTGCTTTATTCAAGGAGGGATGAATTGTGATAAGAAATATACTTATAGCATTCATCCTAATTCTTTTGTTCTATTGGTATCCAATGGTCCGGCAAAAGAACAAGATTTGGATTTTAGGCCAATTGGCAGATGTCTAGGATTTATAGACTATTCTGACAATACATTTAATGTTTCCAATACTAAATATGATCACAATATTGATGTTGGAACTTTTAGATCTGTCATAGAAGAGGCTGCTAAGAAGGTTCTGTTCAAAGAAGGTAAAGTTTCCCATATAAGCAATGGTTTTAGACATGATGGTGGGATAAATTATATGGACCCTTATTGCTGGACCTTTTATCAAGGTCAAAAAGAACCAAAGCATAAGACTATAATTTTCCCTACTAAGTTTAGCAAAGAACGTTTTGAAGATACTGGTCGGACAGATTATTACGCAAATTGGAACTATTAATTATGACAAAACAGGAATTTTCTAATTGGTATTCTAGTTTTCTAGAAGATTATGGCGGTGTAGTTGTTGATGGTAATTGGTTTGCTAGATACGAAGCTAATCATAAGAATCTTCAAAAGTTCCTTGGTGGTATTTCGAAAACCGAAACTGTTGAAGTGCAACTTCAAGAAGTTCCCAAAATTCCAGAACAACTTCTTGTACCTTATGTAAATGATCTATATCGTTTAATCAGAGGATATTTCTCTGAGTACAATATAGATTATTTAAGTATGGCTTTCCCTAATGTGTCTAATCCCAAGTTCAAGAATATGAAGTGGGGTAAGCATATCAGCACTTGGATGGAACGTTCAGATGTCCCGGAACAAACAAAAATATCTGTAAATAAGATATTGTCCAAGATGGGTGAACTTTGGGCAAATGCTAAGATAGAATATGGCAAGTTCGATGTAACTATTACGACAGATCCCAGAGCATTTATTCGTATTGGAACTTATTACAATACCGATACTGGCAGTTGCTTTAGACCCGGATCTAGCAATCAGATACATAAGTATATTATTGGACAAAGTAAGAATACTTTCGTTGGCTTTGTTACTCATCCGGGGTATGTTTTAGAGTTTAATAAATCCATACAGCCAGTTTCTAGATTTTTTGGTTTTGCAAATGATGATTTTGATAGATTTACTCTATTTAATATGTATCCAAATCATCATAATGTAGATCCAAGACACCTAAAGTGTACCGATATATTCTTTCATAAGCTGCTTGGGGAAAGCACTACAAATTTCGTCGAAAGAAGAGCTTATGTTCGTAATATATATTTAAATCCAAAACCAATAAGAACTTATTTTAATAAGAATAATCCAATTACTAAGAAAGAGATATTAGATTGCGATGTTGAAAATCTAAAAGAACATAAGCGTTGCGTTAGTTGTGTCCAAGCTCATCCAGACATAAGAACTTTTGATGGACAAGATTATTGTCCAAATTGTTCTAGAAATGCAGTTCAATGTGATTGGTCCGGAGAAATGACAATGAGAACTTTTCCGGCCAGAAATTATGACAATAAAAATATAAATGTTTCTAATAGGTTTGCAGAAGATTTCGAAGTCTGTCAAGCAACTGATTTGCATTATCCAAAAGACACATTCGTTGAAACGTGTGCTAAACATCGTGTGTCATCCTTGTCCATGACTTATCACGGTGCTCAAAAATGTGCATCTTGTAACAGATTTATGTTCGACTGCAATTCTAGAAGATCAATTTCTGAATGTCCTACTTGTGCAAAGAAAGTTAATAAAAAGAAGAAGCAAGAATTTGCTTCAATTTAAAAAATGAAAAATAATAACAAAAAAAATCCGAAAACCAATGTGCTTGAGTGGTTTATGATGACCGAGGAGGATGTGCTTGGCAAGTTCATGTCTCTCCCCAATGCACAAATGGTTGGTCAAGGTGACGAGAGATTTGTTTATGTTCCTGGCACAAGAGAAAAGGATAAAGTTCTTCTTGTTGCACATTCGGATACCGTATTCAGCGATAATACTCGTCCAGATGTTGGATACACTTGTGGCACTTTCTATTCAAGAAATAAGCATATGGGCATCGGTGCAGATGACCGTGCTGGATGTGCCATGCTTTGGGAATTGAGAAATTTCGGCCATTCTTTGCTTATCCCATGTGGCGAAGAAAGTGGATGTGTTGGTAGCCGATTCCTTATGCGTCAAAAGGAATGGCCAAAGATCATAGCAGAACATAATTTCGCCATTGAAATGGATAGAATGAATGCTAGAGATCTTGTGTTTTACGATGTTGGCAGAGCAGAATTCACCAAATGGTGCGAAGCAAACTTTATAAAATACAAGCTTGCATACGGTTCTTTTACTGATATTCGTGTTCTGTGCGAAGAAATCTGTGGTCTAAATATTAGTGTTGGTTATTATCATCAACATTCTGCAAAAGAAATCTTGGTTGAAAAAGAATGGATGACTACTCTTAATGCTCTTAAGAGAGTTTTGATGTTTAAAAATCTTCCAAGATTTGAAAGAATAAAGCAAACTTGGAATACAAGTAATTATCGTTCTTATCATTATCCTACTACTTATCAAGATGATTATAGAGATCTTATCGGTTTAGATAATGATGAAGATACTTCTATTCCATTGATAAAAGAAACTAAGAAGACTGTCTCTGTTGCTCAGGATCTTGCTGTTTGTCCTTATTGCTCCGGTATTATGGATAAGACGGAGTATAAAATTAACGAAAATAAGTGTGTTTTCGATAACTGCAAAAAGGCATTCTAAATTATGATTAAGTCTCTTCCCAATCCTACGGAACAAAAACATTCTGAATTCATCACTTGGTTTAGGGCATTCATCAGTCACAAGGGCGGTTGGTATCCGCATCATCTTATTCATTGGCTAAAGAGAATAGATCAAAATCACCGAGAGATAAGAGAAGTTATTGGTGGTGAAAAAATCATCAAGACTTATGTTCTTGAAGCGACCCAAAATGCCGCTGATGAACAAGAAATCAAAACTATTGTTGATCAGATAGTTGGTTTGATTCCAAATTATCTGTATACTTATAATTTTGACAAAAGTGTTTTTAGAATTCCTACTATTCCACAAGGAAGTCATCAAGCTATCAAATTGGGTAAGCATGTCCGGACATATGCATATAAGATTCTTCATCAGGAAAACATGACCAGATTGGATAAACTTTTATCCGAGCTTGGTGGAATTCATGCACGTTATAGAACTAACAAGACTGAACTTCAAATAACTTTGTCCACTTCTCCCGATGCTTTCGTTAATTTGGGTCACTATGGTCCAGATGCTGAAAGCTGCTTTAAGCAAGGTGGTGGTCATAATAACAACAAATATGCTATTGCTCAAACCAAGAATAGCTTTGTTATTGTTATTTCGAAACCGGGGATTGGTAATGTTGCTCGATGTTTTGGATTCTATAATCATCACTTAAGATCTTTTAATATCTTCAATTATTATTTCTCTCCTGGTACTCAAGAAGGAGATACTATTGAAGTATTCAAGAGATTATTTTCTGAGATTCTTGGTTGTCCTGTTGTTTTTTCAGAAGATAAAAATGGTCTAAATGGTGTTTATCAGAATCCATACGGCAGATGGTCATTCTCTGAAAAAGAGATAGCAGGAACCATTATTGCTGCAGAAGTTAAGAATATTATAGTTTATATGTGCTCTGCATGTGGCAGAGAAGATGGTAATGACAAAAACTGGGCAGATGTTGATGGACATTTGCTTTGTGCCTATTGTATTAAAAATGCTAATACCTGCGAACTTACTGGTTCTAAAACCATGAAAATTCTAGCAGAAGTTGTAATGAAGGATGGCGATCTTTTAAAGGTTCATCCGGAAATTGCAATAACTGCTGATGTATGTAAGTGTGGCCATAGATGTGAAGAGTTACAAAAAGTTAACGAAGATAGTGTTTGTGCTTTATGTGCCATTGAGTATGGTGAGTGTGACGAATGTGGCAAAATGCACAAGGATCATGAACTCTTCAACTTGAATGGCGAAGAGATATGTTCTGTTTGTTTGGAAGCAGACAGACATTCTGTTCTTATCGAACAATAAATAAGGATAAAGATGCCCGTTAAATATCCAAATGTTAGCAAATGGCTTCAAATGAGCCAAGATGAAGTCTTAGATAAGTTTCATAGTTTGGAAGGTGCTTATTCTGATGGAACTGGCGATAAACGTTTTGTATATATTGCCGGGACCAGAAAGAATAAAGCTCTATTGGTTGCCCATGCTGACACTGTTTGGACCGGGGCACCTATTAATCTTCATTGGTATAATGGTGTTCTTTATTCTAAGAACAGAGATGTTAGATTCGAACAAAAATCAAAGTGGTCCAATGGAACTATAACCAAATATGGAATCGGCATAGGTGCTGACGACAGAGCAGGTTGTGCAATCCTTTGGTGTCTTAGAGAACTTGGCCATTCTTTATTAATAACCAGCGGAGAAGAAGACGGATGTATATCTTCTAAATGGTTAATAAAAGAGAAGTGGTGGGAAGACGAAATCACTAATGAACATCAGTTTGCAATCGAATTCGACAGAAGAGGTCATAATGATCTAGTATTCTATGATGTTGGAACTAATGCATTCGCGAAGTATGCAAAAGCTCAAACAGGATTTGTGCCTAAACAAGGATTTGGAACAGACATAAAATACTTATGTAAAGGTATTTGTGGTGTTAATCTTAGTGTTGGTTATTATAGTGAACATACCACAGAAGAAAAATTGGTTTATGATCAATGGCTAAATACTCTTGGTATTGCTAAGAATTGGTTAAGTCAAGATAATTTGCCAAAATTTATTCTAGATAAAAAAGATTCTTTTTCTGTACCAACCACATCTTATTATAATAACCATAATAGTAATAGTTATCATCATAATTATCACTATTCTAATACTAATTCGAATAAATCGACTCAATCAACTACTATTTCTACTTCTAATCTTCCAACATTGGCTAATACTAAGCCAACTAATACAGACAAAAGTAGTGTATTTGACAGTGTACATATTGTTGATTGTAGACATTGTAAGAAATCTGTTTCTAGAAGAGAGTGGTATCTAAATCTTCTTAGATGTACTCATTGCAAACGTATAATGTAGAAAGGTGTACCATAGGTGAAAGTTGGTTTTATTGCTTCTAAGATGATTGTTTCACCTGATCAAATGAAGAGTATCAAAGATAGACTTCTGAAATTAAAACCTTTGGAAGTCCATCTTAGAAATTCTTTTAATTCTGATTACATAATATATCAGATATTATCAGAAATAGGCAAATTTGAAACTACTAGTCATATAGATATCAATGGTGATCATGGTTTTGTCCCTAGGAATGGCAAAATTGCCGAACATGTCAAGTTTTCTGATGTTGATAAAGGTATAATTATTGGTTCCGATGTAATTTTCTTGGTTCCTGAAACTAAGAAAATAAAGAAAGAATCATTTATTAATATAGCAAAGACATTCTGTGTTAATAGCAAAAAGAAATTCTTTGTTATATATCCAGATGGAAAAATAGAATGAGATGGTTTAAAAAACAAAGTGGCGATAGACGGATCGTACAAAAATTTCTTTGGTTTCCTTTAACAATTGATAATGAAACTAGATGGTTAGAATTTGCTAGATTCGAACAAGAAATAAAATCTACATTTATCGTTTCGTCAGAACTATTGGCGTTTCCAACAAAAATAACTTCTTATATTAATATTAGATGGATTAATTAATATGTTTCAAACTACATTAACTGTTGTGATAAATACTGATAAACCTATTGATACAGAAGACAAGAAATTAGAAATAGCACAGAATCTCGTATATGCGATACAAAGAGGTTCTGAGGAATTGAAATTTAATAATTACTCTGTCAAAAGTGGCGAAGTAATAGTTCCCAAAGTTGGCAAAGCCGGTAGTTTCTAATTGTCCCCCGCATGTGATTAGGGAATCGATTTGACAATTATAACTTATTAAAAAATATAAAAAAATGGCTGCATAGAATAAAAGTATCCATAGGGCACGCAAAGTGCCCTTTAATTATTATAGGAATAATATATGGTTTCTACTGCTGTATCTAAATATGAAAAATTCAAAGAGTGGTATGATGAATTTTTAATAAAAAATCCCAGAGGCTATGGGATGCTTATAAAAGCTGATCAAAATTGGTATAATAAATGTTTAGAAAATCATAAAGTTATTAATGAGATTATTGATGGTAAATCTGTTGTTATACAACATAAATTTGCCAATCTACAACTTCCTGCAAATACAGATAGAGCAGAGAGATCTATACAAGGAATCCTTAATTATATACCTAATTATTTAGGTAAATATGGTTATGAAAAGAAGGTTCTTTATTTTCCTGTTTTGCCAGACGGAATGAAAACTGGTAAACATATAATTGGATATATAAATAGATTTGATAAAACTCAATATATATTCTCCGACGAAAAGAAGAAAGAAATAGAAAAATATATTTCTATTCTTGGCGAAGAGTGGGCAAAAACTAGGAAAGATGAATGTGAAGTAACATCTATTCTTAGTACAAATCCAAAGGCTTTTATATCTATCGGACATTATGGTCCTGATTCTAAAAGCTGTCTAAAGAACGGTGGCTGTAACGAAAAACATAAATATGTTATGGCTACTGATCTCGGAAACAGCTTTGTTCTTATCGTAAGAACTTCTTCTAAGACCGGTAAGATAGAACTTAATAGTAAGAATAATTATGCAAGAATGTGGGGATTTTATCAAAAAGATACTGGAACTGTCAATTTTTGTAATTTTTATTCTAATGATCAATTGACCCTTGCGTCGATTTTTGATATTGCGAAAGCTCATGCTGTTAATCTTTTGCAGATAGATGAAGAAAATCTTGGGTTTGCAGAAAATATACTCAAGAGTGTCCCAAATGATGTAAATATATATCATAATCATGACAAGAGAGGCAATTGGACGTTCTATAACAAACTTGTCATGGATAAACCGAAGGAAATAAGGATTAAATAATATGGGTATTGCTACAAAGAAGAAACCAAAGATCTCAAAAGAACATCAAAAGTTTATTGAATGGTTTAAAGATTCAGAAGCAAAATCAGAATCGTCTGATGGTTATCCTGCTGATCTTCCTGAATGGCTAGAAGATATTGATAATTCACATAAGCATATTAGAAAGCTACTTGGTGGTATCAGTAATAAATTCAGTATTTCTGTCAAAGGATCAGAAGAACCCTCTGGCATACAAGAAGATCATCCAACCGCTATTAGTATAATTGATTTTATTCTTGGAGAACTTCCAGAATATCTCAATACATACAAGCTGAAAAAACAAGATTTACTAAAGCCAATGATTGGCAAGGTTAAGACTACCAAGCATATTTCTACATATGCTAGAAAAATCTTTGGTAAAGATATTAACCATCCAGAGTATCTAAAGCAAGATATTTCAGACTTGGGTAATCTTCATAGTCTTTATAACACAAAGGATCAAGACTTAGAAATAACCATAGACACTTCTCCGGAAGCTTTTGTAAATCTATCATTTTATGGAGTAGATTCTAAAAGCTGTTTTAGAGATCATTATTACAAGTATTATTTGGCGGTTTCTAATGATAGCTTCGTTGTTCTATTTAGAGAAAAGGGTAATGACAAAATCTTAGCAAGATGCTGGGGTTTTGTTACTGATGAAAATGTACTTAATATTTGTAATCTGTATGGAGACAAAGTTCCAATTGCAAATATTAAAAATTCCTTTAAGGTGATTTATAAAAACATGTTTGGAAAAACTTGTTTTATTAATGAAAAACCATATTTCAAATTAAAGGAAAATCGTGTTTATCTAAACGCAAATCCAAGACTTTCATTCTCTGATGTCAAAAATGACGATAGAGACCGAAAGATGGAAACTCCTGATGAAATGGACTTAGAGCTTTAATGCTTACAAAATTATTTTATACTAAATTTCTTAACCTATTTCAGATTAAATATTTACATAAAGGAAAAGAAAAGAGTTGGTTTTTTGCTTCTAGACATCCAGAAGGTAAGAAAGATTTTAACAAGCCCGATGCTGTTTGTATTGTTCCACTTTTGAAAGTTGCTTTTAATGCTTTCAAGATTGTCATGGTCAAACAATATAGACCGGCACTAAATGGATACGAATATTCATTTCCTGCTGGCTTAGTTGATAATGAAGATATTCTAACTTCTGCCGCAAGAGAGTTGCGAGAAGAAACGAATCTTAAAGTTACAAGAATAATGATGCAAAGTCCTACCGTGTTTAGTTCGTCAGGAATGACGGACGAAAGCACGGTTATTTTCTACGTGGAGGCAGAAGGCGAACCGAGTAATAAGAATCAAGAACCAGATGAAGATATTGAAGTTCTTGTTCTAAATGTAAAAGAAGCATTAGAAGTTATGCAAGGAAGTAAGGGTTTTATATCTTCTAAGGCTTATCTTATTCTTAATCATCTTTTAAGTTCAGAAGTTTATTGGTCTAAAATAGTTTAATTTAACCTGTAACACAAGAGGAAGGATCATATAATGCGTACATTTTTGACTCCCGAAGGTTTGAATGTTGATGCGTACCAAGCTGGTCACTATCTGATGATTCCTGATGGTATGCAGAATTTCCAATGTTCTCAGGCTACCTTTCGTCATTCCATTGAACCGGGTGAGATGAGAGTTATTAGTGCTGGCTTGGCTCCTTATATTAAGCTTGAGCTTGAAAATCCTATTACCAAAAAAGATATTGAGGAAGCTGATTGGTTCTATAATGACTTCAACGTTCCTGCAAAGCAATATCCTTGGCCTAAACATATCTTTGAAAAAGTTGTAAATGAGTATGAAGGCATTCTTCCTATTGTTGTTACTGGTTTGTTCGATGGTCAGGCTCACTATATTGGCGAGCCTCATGTTCAAGTTTGGACTGATGAACCGGGCATGGGAGAACTTGTTGGTTGGATTGAATCGACTATTCTTCCGTATCTTTGGACTATGAGCACTGTTGCTACTCGCGGTCGTATTCGTCGCGAGAAGATGATTGATGTTTTCCAACAGGCTTATCCTAATAAGTCGCGTCAAGAATGTGCAGATATGTGTGCTTATAGTTTCCATGACTTTGGTCGTCGTGGTGCTGCCAATGCACAACTTACTGGTATTGCCCACCTTTATAACTTCTTGGGCACTGATACCATGGATGCAGCTTATGCTGCTACTGTGTTCTTGAATAACCGTAAGAAGTTTGGTGCTTGCTCTATTCCTGCTGCTGCTCATAGAACGATTACGCCTTGGCCGACTGAGCAACAGGCATACAACAAGATGGTTCAAGAGTTTAAGAATGGATTCTTCTCTGTTGTTGCTGATAGCTATAACTACAACAATGGCATGGAGATGTTGTCTAAGTATGGTCCTGTTGTTCAAGCTGCCGGTGGTTATCTTGTTGGTCGTCCTGATTCTGGCGATCCTACTGCTTGCATCTTGTCTGGTCTTGAGATTCTAGACAAGGGCTTTGGACACACGATTACTGAAGGCGGTCGTAAGCGTCTGAAGAACGCAGGCATTATTCAGGGCGATGGTGTTAGCGATGAAATGATCTTTAATACTATCTATCCTGCGATTATGAAGTCTGGTTGGTGTCCGTCTAACGTTGCGTTTGGCATGGGCGAACATAATCACAAGGCTCTTCGTTCTACCCTTGAACATGCCTATAAGACTTGTCTTGTTGGCACCGCTGATGGTGGTTATAGGACTGTTATGAAGGGTAGTGAATCTCGTTTCAAGAGAAGTATTCCTGGACCTGTTGCTGTTTATACTAGCAAAAAGACTAACAGAGTTACTCCTGTCTCTGTTGAACAGCTTAAGTATGGTCTTACTGGTGATCTTGTTATCCAATTCGATGGACGCAAACATAACTTGGATGTTCGAAGCGAATCTTTCGAAATGACTCGTAATAGAACTTATAAGTCTTGGCTTGAACTAGACAAAGAAACTGCTGTCGATACGTTTGATCCTAAGATTCGCGAAATGCAAAAAGAATATATGGAGCGTGTTCTTCTGAACAACCAATAATATGAAAGATTTAATTGAAAAAATTCATAGTTCGCCTTGGATGGGAACTATTATAATTACTGGTGGTGGTACTGGGGCCATCTCTGAACTTTTAAAGTACGGAGGTGGCTCTAAGACTTTAATAGAAGCTCTGGTCCCATATTCTATGGAATCTTGGAACTATCTTCTTGGTAAAAAGCCTGATAGCTATTGTTCTGAACATGCTGCACGACAATTAGCTTCTGTTGCATATCATAGGGCATTAAAGGTTTCTCCGGGTCAAAAGAGATTTGGACTTGGTATTGCTGCTGCTCTTGCTAAGGATAATGAACGAGAAGGTCGTAAGCATCATATTCATATTGCTTGGCAAACAGATGATTATACAAATGTCATTTCTTTTGAATTTGATGGTTCTTTAAATAGAGAACAAGAAGAAAATATTACGTCAGAATTAATCATAAAACAACTTTGCAGTATAACTTGTAATACTGGATATACGACACCAAATAGTATTTCTGTTACATATAGCAACAGCAAAGAAACTCATGAAGAGATAAAAGATCTTATTAATAATAAGAATTTTAGTATCTATAATCCTTTCGGTAGAAAGCCGACTAAGTGTATTTTCCCTGGCAGCTTTAATCCTATTCACGATGGTCATAAGAAAATGGCCGAAGTTGCTTGGAAAATACTTCAACAGCAGCCGACTTTTGAGTTGTCAGTAGTTAATGCCGATAAGCCACCTATTGATTTTATTGATCTTCATAGTAGAATTGATAGGTTTGGGAATCAAGGATTGTTAAATTTAGTGCTTACCAATGCGGCCTTGTTTAAAGACAAGGCTTCTTTGTTTCCAGATAGCACTTTTGTTGTGGGCATAGATACTTTTGCAAGAATTATAGATGCTAAGTATTTTAATCTTGAAGACGTTTTAAATGCTTTTGAGATTAATAAGATTAAGTTCTTGGTTTTTGGAAGAATTAAAAATGGTATTTTCCTTGGAGAAAATTCAATCAAAATGCCAGAACACTCTTACTTAAACAAGAACAATATTATCTTTGTTCCAGAAGATCAATTTAGAATGGATATATCTTCTACTGAGATAAGAAAGAAAGATTAATGGAATTAATACTTTTAGCATCCCATATGTTTGGTGATTTTATTACTCAAACAGATTGGATGGCATCTAATAAGTTCATAAATTGGAAAGCACGACTGTTTCATGTAAGTGTTTATACTTTGGGATTTGTGCCGATTCCATTTATAGCACACATGAAACTTATAAGTGCTTTACTTTTTCTAGGACTAATATTCATAACGCATTTTATAACAGATTGTCGCAGATGGGTATCTGGAGAAAAATGGGCACCAAAACCCATTGTTGTTGATCAGACAATACATGTTATTACTTTAGCTATATTAGCTTTGATATTTAAACTATGAAACAAAAAAACAAAGAAGAAAAACCTGTTTTAAAAGTTAGAGAAGAAAAGCGTTATTGTGTTAACTATAGTGATTTAGAAGATTTTGCTACAAAAATTTATAATCTCAAAGATTATTCTTTTGTTGCAATTGAAGAATGCGGAAATGATTCTAGTCATGATTTCGTTGTAAGTGACAAAATTAACAAACATGAACTAAAAGATGTAGAAGAAATTAAAAATGGTAATGTAAAAGAATACAGAAATAGATTACTTCTTGATCTTTTGTGCAAAGAAGGATACATTCCTCCGGGTAATTATACTATAAGCGTATGTTGGTAAATATATGTATTCAGATATATCAATTTTATTAGATAAAACAATAGTAAATATTAATGATAGCTCAGATGAAATTATATTTACACTAGATAATGGTGATAAATATAGAATGTATCATCAACAAGATTGCTGCGAACGTGTTTATGTAGAAGATGTTATCGGTAATTTTAGCGATCTTCTTAATAGTCCTATAACTAAAGCAGAAGAATCTTCTAGTAGTTATAGTAGTGAAGATTCATATACTTGTGGAACTTGGACATTTTATCACCTTGCTACAGTCAATGGTTATGTAACTATCCGTTGGCTTGGCACTTCTAATGGATACTATTCTGAACGAGTGGATTTTGTAAAGATATGATTACTCAACAACCCAACTTATCGGCTCCTATGGAAACTGCTGCTTTTAAGCAAGGTTATTTAGATAAAGCAGAAGGACGAGAATATAACAATACGCATCAACTTTATACGGAGGAATCAAGAGAATATAATAGAGGGTGGTCCTCTGCTATAGTTTGTCTGGCTGGAAATAATAATTAATTATGCCTTATAATGGATGGTATTTCGAAACTGAGTATTCTAATACGTTTGATACGACAATTAGTGGTTATTGGGAGATTAAATCTATGTCTATGTCTACAAGCAAGAAGTCCAATGGTGTTGTTTGCCGTTTCTGCCCTTCTAATACTGGTTGGTTACACTTGGGTTCTGCCCGTACTGCCCTTTATTCTTATGCTTATGCAAAGAAGATGGGCGGCAAGGTTATCCTTCGTATCGAGGATACCGATAAGGCTCGTTCTACTCATGAGTCTCTAGTTGACATTATGACCGGTCTTGATTGGCTTGGTCTTAAGTTTGACGATGGTCCTTCTCTTGAGGATGTTAAGAATAAGAACTATAAGAAGGATTATTTCCAAAGTCAACGTACAGATATTTACAATAAGTATGTTGATAAGCTTCTTCAAGACGGAATGGCATACGAGCAAGACGGTGCCGTTATGTTTAAGATGAATAAGATAGATTATCAGGTAAATGATCTTATTCTTGGTCGTGTGAATTTCGATCGCGAAGAGTGTAAGGATTTCGCAATCCGTCGTGCCGATGGTGGTGTTCTGTTCCATCTTTGTGTTGTTATCGATGATGCTCTTTCTGGTGTTACGCATGTTATTCGTGCAAATGACCATTTGAGCAATACCCCTAAGCATATTGCACTTTATAATGCTCTTAAATTTAAGGTTCCTCAATATGCTCATATGCCTCTTATTCTTGATGATAAGGGTGCAAAATTAAGCAAGCGTCGTGATGACCAGTTTGTTCTGATTAAGGATTATCGGGCAAATGGTTATCTTCCTGAGACTATTATTAATATTCTTGGGACTCTTGGTTGGTCTGCTCCTAATGGTGTAGATAAGTTTGATCTTGATTTCCTTTGCCAGAATTTCGATATTAAGCAATGTGGCAAGGCAAATGCTCGGTATGACCAGAAGAAGCTTCTTTCGTTTAATAGCCGAGATCTTGCTGCTATGAACTTCGATAAGTTCTGTGAGAAGGCTTATGAATATGGTCAAATATTCTATTCTGATTTTATTAACAAGTGTGGAACTAAGCAACGCTTCAATGAAATCATGCTTGGGTATCATGGAAGAGTTAAGACCCTAAAGGATATATTTACCAATGCAAATGCTTTTGTCGATAATAATATTGAGTATGATTCTGGTGCCGTCGAAAAGATCGTTACCACTGTTGAGGGAGCAATCGGAATCCTAGATGATATCAGAAATACTTTGGATAATCTGATGATCTGGAACAAAGATACGCTCAATAAGGTTGTAACTCAATTCTCTGTCGATAAGAAGTTGTCGATGAATAAAGTTGCCCAACCTATTCGTGTTGCTTTGTTTGGCAATACTGTTTCTCCTCCCATTGATACTACTCTTCTTATTCTTGGCAAGAAAGAGTCAATTAGACGTATCGATGCTTTTTTAGAGAAGTTTGCCTTGGTTAAGGCTTAATCTCTGTGCTTCCGGTAGCTTAATTGGTCAGAGCAAATGGGTGTGAGTTCGAATCTCACTCGGGAGCCTTATGAAAATAATATGCACATTGTCTGATTGGAAAGAAACAACCGCTAAACGTGGTAAATATAAAGGAAAAATAGTTAGAACTAGAAAGGTTTTAGGACTAGATTCTTGGAATTGGGTTCTGGCAACTCAAACAAACTCAGAAAATGGTCCCATAAGTCAAGATAAGTTTTTCGGGAATATTAAAATGTTCCTTGAATTTTATCGTCCAAAGAGAGATTTGTTAGATTTTATTATATACGAACTCGCAACTGGTTTAGATATTCAAATAGACACTTTGCCAGCAAGACCTTTGTCAAAAGATATGTCTGCCACTGGTAAATGGATAGATGATAATTTTGATACTAGTCTTATGAAGAAAGATCCAACTAGGGTTTTCAAGAAAATCTTTGGTAATAAAAATGAATGAAAATACAGAACTAATTAAAGAAGCTAGAAATAAAGCAACTGGTGCCGACATACATGATGTTTGTGGAGTTATAGGATTATATAGAGGATGGATTCATCTTAAAGATGAATTAAATGCAAAGAAATGCGAAAAGACTCTACAATTATATATCAACGGTGTTAAACTAAAAGATGCGAAGAAGATGACAGAATGAGTAAATTATTTTTACAATATACTGAATCAAGATCTGGCGGTGGAATTTCAGATGGACAAGAAGATGAAGATTGGCCAAGTCATGATCCTGAATATACTGAAATAGAACTTGGAAACTTACTTCTTACAGAAAGAATGACTCTTAATGGAGATTTTATTGAAGCAATTAATTTTGATCCAATAAAATATATTAATAAGCCATTATATATAATTCATGTAAGATATTCTACTGGAAATACATTTGGTAGATCAAATGGATGGTCAGCATTTCCAGGATGTTTTGCTTCTTTTGAAGAAGCTAGCGAATTAGAAAAACAAATTAGAAATAAAGAATATAGAGGATATTGTCCATGGGAAGGTTACTTTGAATATCTCGAAAGTGTAGATATTGTTGTTAAGCAACTATTAGACGGTAAAAAATAATGAAACCATATGGATTAAAGCGATTTGAGTCTTATTTACTGCTAACAAATCTTGATGGATGCAAAGGTGATCAGAGCAGAAATATGGCCAAAGGTAGAAAAGAAGATAAGAAATTAATTCATAGACGCCAAAGAAGAACTACTAGGAAAGTAAATCCAGATTCTGAATAAGGAAATTATGAAAGAAGCACTTACATTTGATGACGTTACTATTGTTCCTAGATATACAGAAGTAGAATCAAGAGCAAATTGCGATACTTCTACTAGGCTTAGTAAAAATTATACTCTGTCTAATCCTATCATTTCTGCAAATATGGATACCGTGACAGAAGTTGACATGGCTTTTGAGCAATGGCGACTAGGTGGGATGGGATTCATTCATCGCTTTGGTCCAATAGAATGGCAAGCAAAACAAACAAGCGATCTATATTTCAAAATCAGAGATGAATTGCATAAACAAAATAAAAACTATACTGATGAAAATAATCTAAGAATAGGTGGTACAATTGGTGTTAGTGGCGATTATTTAGAAAGAGCACAAGAACTATATAACGAAGGTGCTACTGTATTTTTGATAGATATAGCAAATGGTCATAGTTTATTAATGAGAAATGCCATTGCTAATCTTAGATTAAAGTTTGGAGACGATGTAGATATTATTGCTGGCAATATTTGCACAGGTAAAGCAGCATTAGATCTTATGGATTGGGGTGCAGATGCAGTAAAAGTAGGAATTGGTGGTGGATGTTTTACACCAGAGATGCAAGTTAATACTTCTGCTGGCCTTAAGAATATATCTGATGTAGAAATTGGTGATCAAGTATATACTCATACTGGTGTTCTAAAGTCAGTAATAGATAAGTTAACATTCGAGAAAGATGAAGATCTAATCGAAATCAATGGCATCCAATGTACTCAAAATCACGAATTCTATGTGTTGCATCGAAGATATAGTGAAAAATTAGACGATCCATTGTTTGATCTAAATCAACACGCAGAATGGATTAGTGCTGGAAATCTTACAGTAGACTATCTTCTTCTCGAAAGACAAGATACTGAGGAAATTTCGTTTAAAGCAATCAAGATAGATTATATTAAACAATTTCATTATATTGGCACTGTTTATGATCTAACTGTTCAAGATGACCATTCGTACAATATTAATAATATCATTGTTCATAATTCTGTGTGTGAAACACGTATTAGAACAGGTATTGGAATTCCTCAGTTTACTGCAATTCAACAATGCGTTGAAGCTCTTAATACCAGAAAGAATCCAATTCCAATTATATCAGACGGTGGTATAAGAACCCCAGCAGATGTTTGTAAAGCAATAGCCGCTGGTGCATCTTCTGTTATGATAGGATCACTTTTCGCTGCTACTGCCGAAACCCCTGGTTCTATTAAGAAAACTGGCAAATGGCCAAATGAACAATTGTTCAAAGAATATCGCGGTTCTGCATCCAGATCTTCTAAATTAGATAGAGGAGAAGCAGGTAAGAATGTAGAAGGTGCAGAAACGCTTATTTCTTATCGCGGAAAAGTAGAACGCATAGTTAATGATATTCTTGATGGTCTAAGATCTTCTATGAGTTATCTTGGTGCAAAGAATATCTTTGAAATGCAAGCAAATGCTGAATTTATGCGTATTACTGGTGCTGGTTTAATTGAAGCTCATCCTCATGCGTTAATAAAATGAAAATAGTAATTAATAGATGTCATGGTGGTTTTGGAATATCTCATGAAGCAATATTAAAATATGCAGAATATAAAAATTTCAAACTCTTTTATGACAAATCAAAAGAAAATTCTTGGTTTCTTGAATACTTTCTAGATGAAGAACAAACCAAACCATTTCGTTCTTATAATATACCAAGAAATGATCCTGATTTAATAAAAATTATAGAACAACTTGGTGAAAAATCATTTGGATCTTGTGCCAAACTCAAGATTGTAGAAGTTCCAGATAAAACCAATTGGGAAATAGACGAATATAACGACGGATATGAACGTGTAGTTCAAAATTATAATGAATGGGATTGATATATGCCTATTTGCATAACTCTTACGAGCGATTTAAAAGTTCATAGCAGAGAGCGTCTTCCTAAAGGACAGAAGCCATTAAATGGTTTTCAGAGACAAAAAAATCATACATATGTAAAAATTCTAGGTGATCCTAGATGTGTTTCATTTGAAGAACGTCGTAGAGAGTTAGAACTACAGGAAAAATTTAAGCCTCAACCAAAGGTTGAAGAACAGTCTCCACCTCCATTACCTAGGCCATTTTTACCTGTGGGCAAACAAGTATATGAAAATCCAATTCCTAATAAGCCACCACTGTTTGTTAAATCTCCTATAACAATGGAAAAAGATACACTTCTTTTTCATTTCTTTAGTGGATACAAGGAAACGCGTGATTCTAATAAAATTGTTCTTTTTGGTCCAAAGCCAAGTGGAATGTTGGGTATTCCCGAATTGGATAATTTCACTGGTAATTGGCTAAAGAAAGTTGAGATATTATTAAAAGATAAATCTGCACGATTTTGGATTCATAACTCTACCTCTTCTCTTCCAGACCTAATTGTCACCGATATTTTGGAGTAACTTCTTATGACTATTGCACTTGAAGAAAAAATGTATTCTCGAACAAATATCGCAACTCCTATTTCAGATATTGAAGCTATTATCAAAAAGATAATTGATGTTTATAGATCTGGAAATGTTGAACCAACAAGAGTAACAGATCAAGAATACGACGATCTTGAATTTATTACCGGTGGATACATCTATTCTAAGAATAATATGACTTATAAACTTAAGAGAATTAGGTATCCGAAGTATTCGTTGGTATTTATTGGAAAATATTCGGATGAATAATGATCTTAGAGAAAAAATACTAGATTTAACTAAGAAATACATAGACCTCCCAAATGGGAAAAATAAACATTTCTCATTCATAATAAGAAGAAATAAAATCTTGTCGATAGGCTGGAATGATTATTTTAGAACTCATCCTATTTGCAAGAAACTAGGCTATCGTTTCGATGCGATTCATAGCGAGACTTCTTCGGTCCTCAGATATCGTGGAGATACTGAGGATCTTCGTTTTTGTGAATTGGTTAATACTCGTATAAATAGCATGGGCAAGATTGGAATGGCATGTCCTTGTGATATTTGTAAGAAATTTATAATATCTACTGGTATTAGACGAGTACATTATACTGATATAAATGGCCTTTGGCAAGAAATCCGTTTATGAATAGAAATCAGTTCATACAAGAAAAGTATAGAGATATAGTTAATCTTATACGTTATAAAGTTCAAAGATCTAGTTATTCATATCTCAAAAATAGATGTGATGAAATAGCTTCTTTTGCTATAGAAGCATTTGAAGAATTTGATCCTTCTAAAATTGATGAGAAACATTTATTAGATTTTATTGCCAGTAGATCTATATGGAGATTTATAGATAGAGAACGCATCTTCTTACAAGGTAAAAAGAAACAAGTAAGAAAGATAATAAATAAAAGAAAGCGACTTTTCTTTATTAAGCATGGGTTTTGGCCATCAGAAAAAGAACTTATCTATGAATTAAAAAAGAAGAAGATAAAGAAACCCACGACATTTTATAGAAGATCTATAGTTGGTGGATTAGATATAAATTATATAGATCCAAGAGATAGATCTAAAAGATTTTGGATTACATTGGTATCAAAAGAAGATAATAATAAAGTAGAATGGGAAGATTTAAAACAATCTCTAGTATCTAATAATATAATTGCTAATGATATCATAAATAATAACTTGATACCCAAAGCACAAAATGATCCATATCTTAATTTTACAGATATAGCTAAGAGAAATAAAATTAGCAATACAAGAGTTTGTCAGATATTAAAAAAACAAGTAAGAGAATTGATAGAATCAAAGCTATGATAAATATAGAAGATTTAAAAATCGGTGATAAAATAATAAAAAATAATCCTCGTAACACTTGGCGTATTCATACCAATGTTATGCATGGAGATGCAGATAAATACGAAACAAGAATTCTTGATCTTCCAGATGAAGTAAATAGAGAATGGACACCTTCTGCAAAAGATTTGCCAATATATATCGCTATACTAGATGCTCATCTTAAAGTGAAATATAATGACAGACGTGAGCATGAAGAAGTTCATAAGATAATCAAATCTCTTATTAAAAATCAAGAAGATGTAGATTATTGGTTGGATCGTTATAGTATATTAGTTCCAGGAGATTGTATATCTGATTATCAATATAAATCATCTATTCAAAAATTCTGGATAACTAGATTCGGTATTCATGGCGATGAATATGAAGTAATATTGCCTAAGAATATTATGACCGAAGGTAAATATTAATGAAAATTATAACTATAGTATTAGCTTTTATTTCGTCTATTATTTCAATATGTGTTACATGTAATATTGATTTACATAGTAATGGAACAACATTTTATTGTTTAATTGGATTATTATCATCGGTTCTTTTTATATTGACTCCATTTTATTTTATAAATGATTTATGAACGATAAAATTAAACAAGTTATAATGATTCGAAAAGATCTTAAGATGCGTCGAGGTAAAGAGATAGCCCAAGGTGCCCATGCTTCTATTGCTTTCTTAAAAAATAATATATGCGATCCACCACTGTGGTCCAATGAAATATACAACCATCATATTATATTAACAAAACAATGGTTAGAATGGTTTGAAAGCGGTCAAACCAAAATCTGCCTAATCTGCGATTCGGAAGAGCAATTATTAGAAATTGACAGAAAAGCAAAAGAGATCGGAATAGAATCGCACATTATTACTGATTCAGGTAAAACAGAATTCAATGGTATTCCAACTAAAACTTGTTTAGCACTTGGTCCTGATTATTCTAGTAAGATAGATCGAATAACTAAAGATTTGAAGTTATACTAATGCTATTCAAAATATCTTCACATGCAGATCGATGGTATTCGTGGGTATATATCGATATTGGTGACAATCTACGCTTATTAAGATGGATAGGAATGGATGGCAATTTGCATTATGATCCACAGTATTTCTCATACAAAAGAAATGTCATTCAGGCCATAAAGAAATATAATCCAGATAGTGTTATAAGATATTATTATAAATCTCTGAGGAAAGTAAAATGAGAATTCGTATTTTCGAACAACGTAGGCCATATAATCAATCATCTTTGTTTTATATATATAACTATGATGGCATACCTTATCTTTCTAAATATAAGCGATGGAATGTGCGTTTGACAAATGCTTGTATGTTTAATAGCAGACGCCATGCAATTCAAGTTCTAAAGAAAAAACATCCTGAGCTTAAAAATAGAAAAATACCATGAAAAAGACAGAAATATTTGTCTATTATAGATATTATACAAGAACAGATGGCACCGAACGTTGGTCTTGTTGGACATACAAAGGATCAGATTTGGGAGACTATATTTACTTAAATAAACAAGGTAAATTATCAAAAGGTCTTTTCTATTTTAATTCAAAAAGATTTGCAATAGCTACTATAAAGAAATATTTCCCAAATCATAAAATACTTTCTTCTGATGTATGGATAGGCACTCATGAAAGATATAACTAAGCTTTTTATAGTAACAAATAATAAAATAGATAATGAATTTTATGCTTGGCGATATACAAAAACAAATGGTGTGATTTCTTGGTCGTATATAAGAAAACATAATAATACCGGTTCTTGGTTATTTAATTCAAAAAGATTCATAATACAGACAATAAAAAAATTCTATCCAGATTATAGAATAATAAGTGGACAACATTGGATGTCACCAAAAACAAGAAATGAATATGACTGGACATAAAGATATAACAAAAGTATTTATATATAGCCAAACAATAAATGGCAAATTTTATTATGCTTGGACTAATAGTAAAATTAATATACGTGGAATTGACAGATTGAAGTCTTCATATTTAAAGAAAAATGGAACTACTAATTTAGATGCAGACTTCTTTAACTCTAGGAGATATTTATTTCAAACACTTAAAAAGTATTATCCTAATCATGAAATAATTCCTTTTGATACTTTTATTCATATAACAGATGAATATATATAATTATAAAAAACTTCTAAGAGAACAAAGACTAGAGGAAGAACAACAAAATGGACGAAGAGTAAGTAAAACATTTGGTGGCCGACCTTCTTCAAAAGAACTCAGAAGAAAAGAAAAAGATAAACTTAGAAAAATGATTAGAGAAAAGAAATATGAAGAAGATTAAGTCGATAATTATAGATGTATTATTTAGAATAAATGAATTTGTACAATCTATAAAGAAAGAGATATAAATGTATATAATGCAATCGTATGACGATGCACTTAAGAATATTCTAGAAAACGGTGTTGTCAAAAAGAATAGAACTGGTGTTGATACCATAGCAATTTTTGGTATGCAAACACGATATAGAATTGATGAATGCTTTCCACTATTAACTAAGCGAAAGATTTGGCCCAAGTCTATTTTTGCTGAATTACTATGGTTCTTGTCTGGATCATCTAATAACAATGATCTAGAAGCTCTTGATTCTAAGATTTGGCGTCCTTGGGTAGATGAAGAATTTGAAAAGAAACATGGATACTGTAAGGGAAGCTTTGGTCCTGTTTATGGATTTAACCTAAGATATTTTGGTGGTAACTTTGCCGATGGAGACAAGAACAATCTAGAATATGGCAAGAACGGTTACGATCAATGGGAATCGATAATCAATACTTTAAAGAACAATCCAGATAGTCGAAGGATCTTGTTCTCTGTATGGAATCCAAAAGAATTATACAGAATGAAACTTCCTCCTTGTCACTACACATTTCAATTAGATGTTAATGGTGACAAGTTAAGCGGAATGCTTACGCAAAGAAGTGCAGATTATCCAATCGGTGTTCCTGCTAATATTCAGTTCTATTCTGCAATAATTTATATTCTTGCTGCTGAGACTGGATTAAAGCCATATGAATTTATTCATAATACTGGTGACAGCCACATCTATGTTGACCAAATAGATGCTGTTAAGGAATATCTTTCTAGAGAACCAAAAGATTCCCCTAAGTTAAATTATAATAAACTTCCAGATATCTATTGCAAGAATCCAGTTAAAGAATGGCTAAACTGTTTCGAAGTAGTTAATTACGATCCACATCCAAAGATAAATATACCAGTGGCAGTATGATAAATATAATAGTTGCACATGATGAAAATAGAACAATCGGAAACAAAAAATTCCTTCCTTGGTATTTGCCAGAAGATTTTAAGTTATTTAAGATATTGACAAATGGACACACAGTAATAATGGGAAGGAAAACGTGGGAAAGTTTGCCAGAAAAACATAGGCCACTTCCAAATAGAACAAATATAGTTGTTTCTAATACTCTTAAAGAAGGAAATAATTTTAATGTTGTTTCTACACTATCAGAATCTATAGAAATTGCTTCTAAAGAAAAAGAGATATTTATAATTGGTGGTGCTTCTTTATATAAAGAAGCCCTAGATAAAGGTTTTGTCGATAGAATGTATATTAGTCATGTTGATGGTAAATACGAGGGAGATACATATTTCCCTGAAATAAATAACAATGATTGGAAGATTTCATTAACTGAGAAGTTTCCAAGTTTCACGTTCAAAATTTACGAAAGGGCATAATGCCAACAATTTACTTAGAATACGAAGAAGAAGATGCAATGATGTGGGGACAACTTGGAGAAGAAGAACCAAGAGATGAGTTCATTTTTAATGAAGATGAAGAAGATGAACCAAAACAAAATATAGAGTTTAAATTATTTAGACCATTATATTTATATCGTTCAGAACTTGAAGGCTCGCAGCCAATCGAAATTGACTTCGAGCCTCTTGGTTTTGATAAGCTTCATATAGTAATAGTACGTTATTCTAAAGCTAATGAATTCGAAAATCTTAGCGGTCTCTGGCATATAGAAAATGTTTATAAAACACGCAGAGAAGCTTCTAAGATGGCAGAGTTTATTAGAGAACTTCCCGAAGAATATAATAAAGAAGTCCCTTGGAAGCAGGATGATACTGAAATAGAAGAAGTACAAGTTGAAACACTTGGAGTTGAGGACTAAATGTTTAAAAGATTAATAATTAAAAAGAAGCTTAAAGAGTTACAAAATTTAGGAAGTCCAGATGCAATTGCTTGTTTTTTAAATAAAGATGGAATTTGTGGTATTCCAAATAATTCAGAATGCTGTCCTATTGCAAATTATTTATATGTAAAAACTGGTTATTATACTTCCGTTTATAGAACATATATAGGATATGGTGGATATTCAGATATAAGTATTTATATGAAATATCCTAATATAAAATGTTTTATTGAATTATTTGATCACAAAAAATATCCAGCTTTAATAACTCCAAATTTTGAGTAAAGTGAGGAATAATGCTCTTAGGTCTATTAGATACTAAATTAGAAAAAGATGATAAAAAGATAGACAGAGCTTTGCGTCCTCAAACGTTTGATGACTACATTGGTCAAGCAGAATTGATTAAAAAGCTTAAAGTAGCAATTGAAGCAGCTAATCAAAGAGAAGAAGCTGTCGATCATATGCTATTTACAGGAGGTCCCGGCCTAGGCAAAACAACCATTGCAAGTATATTAGCATCAGAATGCAAAGCTGGTTTCAGATCTGTTATGGGACCATCTATCAAGAATGTAGCAGACATGCTTTCTATTCTTAGTAAACTTAAGAAACGAGATATCTTATTTATAGACGAATGTCATAGAATAGATAAAAGAGCAGAAGAATGTCTGTATACCGCAATGGAAGATTATTCTATAGATGTAAAACTTAAGAATGATGAGATAATGAAAATTCCAATACAACCATTCTGTCTTGTTGGTGCTACAAGTTTGCCTGGCAAAATGTCTGCACCTCTTAGAGACAGATTCGGAATTTCTTATCATATGGAATATTATAATGTTCAAGAATTAGCAATTATAATTTCTGCTAATGCTAGAAAGCTTGATATCAAAATAGAAGAAGATGATGCAATTATAAATATGGCATCTAGATCTCGTGGAATCCCAAGAATAGCAAACAGAGTTCTTAGACGCGTTAGGGATTACTCCCAAGTTAAAAATAACAATGTAGTGAACAATGAGGTTGTTGACGAAGCTCTAAAACTAGAAGGTATAGATAAATTAGGTTTAACAGAATCAGATAGAAAATATATTTCCGTATTATTTCATACATATAATTGTGGTCCATGTGGTGCAGCAGCACTTGCTGCTTCTATTGGAGAAGATATATCTACTGTTGTCGAGTTTATTGAACCATATCTAGTCAGAATAGGATTTATAGCAAGACAAAAAACAGGCCGCGTTCTTACGGGAGAAGGAATGAGGTATGTGCTTGAAAATCAAAATATATGATGATTTTGTAAGTTGTTAAACAAATGGGAGGATCGTCATAATCCAAAGCTGTATCGGAGATTTATGATAGATACAAATGAATTTTATGAAGTATTTAAACATAGAATTAAATGGTGTGATAAGAATTTAATTGTTGTCAAGAAAAAAATGGAGACTTCAAGTGATAAGTATTTTTTGAAACTTAAAAATATGTTATTAGAATATCAGCGAGATTGTAGGATAGCATGTAGGAGAATTGAACTTCTTAATAAGAAATATGAGAACTTAAATAAAGCACCATCAGAAGTTCAAACAGATCTTAAGGAAACACTTGCTGCTATAAGATTTACAAAATATGCAGATTTAGATGGACATTTAAAAGGATCACCATGATTCAACATGAAGTATTAAATAATACTATTAACTTAGATGAATTATTTAATCGTGGTTTTTGTTTTGACCTAACGATTAGAACATGGCAGGCAAAATCGTCGGACAAGTCAATCTTGTCCGACATTCCTGACCTTAAGGATGGATATATTAAGTTTCTAAGTGATAATGATAAAAAGTCATTTAGACAATATGAAGTTAAGGCTAGACTTTGGCTTGAACAAAATAGTTTTCCATTTATGAATACTCGTTTTGTCCCAAATGAAGCTTTTAAACTTCTTATAAACGGAGACGATGATCGCGTTGGTCTCTTGAAACTAAAAGAATGTTTTTATAATAGCTTTAATGAATTTATAAATAACTTTGATCAAACAAAAACCAATTTCATTGAATCTATTAGAAATACAAATCCTAAGCAAGCAGAATCAATTGAATGGTCATATCCATCAAAGGAAGAAGTTGCTTCTAAGTTCTTCTTTGATTGGAATACCTATGAAATATCTCCAACTAGTCAAGTTGGAAATAAGGAAATAATGGATCAATCTGCCAATCAACATTATCAAGCTTTTAAAAATATCTTGATTAATAAGATCAGTGATTCATTAGCTAATTTCAAAAAGATGATCTATTCTGAAAACACAGTTAAGTCATCTTCTATCAGAGCTATGAAAAATGCAATTATAAATTATCATAGCATGAATATTTTCGATGAAACAGAATTAGATAAGAAATTATTAGAGTTGCATTCTTCATTGTCTACAATAACGAACATTGAATCTGAAAATACAGATATGAGAAATAAAATCGCAGATATTGTTGATGGTATACTATAATGAGAAATGAATTAAGAGAAGCTATTATATCATTACTTCAAAGTGGAGAAGATGCGGGATGTAATGGCCTTGTTTGTGTAGAAGAAAAAGAATATCATAAACTAAGAAGACTTCTTCATGACTATACAGGCCAATGGTATGGTCTTACAGAAGGAATTCCAATTAATTTTGACAAGGATGAATAATATATGAAATCTAGAGATCTTATTCGTTTTATTCAAGAGATTGATCCCTCTGGTGAAAAGGATGTTTGTATCAATAATATGGATTTTCGTATCCCGTATCTTTCTCGGGCAAAAGATCAAGGATGGTACTTTAAAATAGATTATAGAAATGGAGACTATTATGATCTACCCGAGGCGATAAGTTATATTGGCGATGGATATAAAATCAACATATCTCCTTGGAAACCAATTGAAATCTTTCAATCTTATCCATCTATTAAAACAAATGTAATAGGTAATGATAAGGACAGGGTTAGAGAAGCTTTCTTAGAGAATCTACGAGAAGATTCAAATAGGTCAAAAGCTAAAAATATAAATTTCTGAGTAAAAAGTTGTCGAAATTTTCTCGATATAATTTATGAAAATTTATAAATGATTTGCAAGATATGTAATAAACCTATTAGATCTAAATCGTTAGTTACAGTTCTATCAAGAAGAATATATACAACATCAGATAATGGAGACTATAACTTCTTCCCAGACTTTATAGAAAACCAAGAAGTTGTACACGATATATGTTTTGATAGAACTCTTAAACCAAGTAATGATGAGAAGTTTAAAGAATTACTAGGTACATTGAGGTCATTAGGAGAAAAAGCACATAAAGATAATATATATAGGTTTTACAAAGATAACCATACGATGGGAATCAATGAAATGATAACTTCATGGTTTATGAATTTAGATGAATAATTATTAAACTTATATTTTGTATAATCTTATATGTGATTGACTCATAAAGAAGGTTATACAATGGAACTAAACGAAGAACAACCAGCGTTCAACTTTTGCAACAAGGTTGATTTACACACATTAGATCCATATTCAGATTTATCATCTCTTGTGGCTATAGCAGGAGAACATGGTTTTAGAGGCATTAGCGTTCTCTCTTGTCGTTTAGAAAGTCTAATCAAAGAAATAAATAAACCCTTATATGGAAATAAGGACATTATTCCAGTCTCACTTATAGACTTTCCATTTGGACAATCTTCTATGGCTTCTAGATCTTATTCTGTTCTGGATGCAAAAGAGAAAGGTGCTAAAGAAGTAGAAGTTGTAGCACCATATGGATTATTTGCAGAAGAAGAGTTCGGTAAGATCCATGAAGATTTGAAGAATCTAACAACTGCTGCTGCTAAAGCAAATGTAAAGTTTAGATACATCATAGACTATAAATCTCCTTATCTTAACGATGTTATTAAAACAAAGATCTTGAAAATATTATCCATCATAAAGCCAAACTCGGTATCTAGTGCATCTGGATACTTCGATGGTGATGTCGATAATAGTGATAATATTCTATTCTTAAGAAACATAAAAACCAAAGCTTCTTGTGAAATTAAAACATATTTATCAAATATAGATATTAATGATTTTGCTGTATATCCTAAAGCAGGAGTAGATATTGTTGGATTAGACTGGACCGAGGCTGTGAATATTGCACATGCTTACGAAGACATACTCCAAAAAGAAAAATCTTAAACAGAATGGAGAATATATGGCTCCGAAGCATAGTTCAGATCTTGATATCGAGACACAACCAATTACTTTTAAAGCAGCATTTATGTACGGAGGAGCCGTTGCTACTATATTAGGCGTTTTCCTAGGTGCTGGTAAATTAATAATGGATATCAAAACAACGCAAACATCACAAGAACTAAAACTTTCAGAAGTTATAGGATCAATTAAACAAGTAGATGAAAACTCTCTTTTTAGACATAATACTCAACAAAAAGAAATAGATAAGTTATCTGACAGAACAGATCTGAACCAAACTAATATATCTGATATAAAAGCACAAATTGGTATTTTAACTACCAAATTCGAACAATTCGAAAAAACACAGCAGAACTTTGAGAAAACACAGCAGCAAATGTTTGATTTTCTTAAAGAACAATCAAAACAAAATAAATTATAATTACCATCATAATTTACATTCATATTTAAAAATTAAATATAATTAATAACCATTTCTTGTATAATACCTTTAGCAAGTATTAATATCAAGGAGATAAAATGGGTAAAGTATTAAATAACGGCACAGATGTTTCTACATATCCTGTAACTGGTGGCGTAAATAACGTTGGAAACGGAAAGTTTGCCGGATACAATGTTACAACCTCTGTTTATTCTGTAAGTGCTTCTGGTACTCCAAAAACTGGTAACTTAACAGTTGGCAGCGAAACAATGGGAGTAGGCGGTCTTTCTACCGCACATAGAAAGAAGAAGAATCAGATAAACAACGCTCTACAAGATAGAACAGAAAGTCCTGCAAGTGGATATCTAGCAAATGGTGTACCAGATTGGCAAAGTGGTAAGATTGCTCGTAATACAATTTGGTCTACTGATAGAGAAGTCAACGGTGGCGATATGACTTACTTCCAGCCACTAGCTCCTGTTTCTAAGACTTATGGAAACATGACTACCTAATAAACACAAACAACTAATTAGAATAGAATGGAGATCATTTTGATCTCCTTCTTTTTTTGGAGAAAACGATGCAAATTCAGATCAGACAAATAGATAAACCAAAAGATTATAAATACAAGAGGAGAATATGGGCTGGAACAAGGAATAATCCACCTAAGCTGGACGATACTATTAATATAGGAAGATCTATGATTCTAAAGGATGAAGTATTAGACATTAAACTTTATCCTGTTTTACTAATGTGGGAAACAACTAATGGAGAAAGAAAATATTCAGAAATTACAAAAGCTATCTAACGAACAACAAGAATTAATAGAAAACAATATAGATGAAATAAAGAAGATTCTATATACAGTTTTCAAGCACGACAAAAGAATAAAAAATCCTCATGAGAAAGTATATGAAGTAATAAGTCACTTACCAGAAGTGACTATGGAATATAATAAAGATAAACATCCTAATGTTCCATATCACAAGTTTGCAGCGAATAGATGTATTTTAAGATCTATTGATGATTATAGGACATTCTCAAAAGTATATAACAAATATGTCAAAAATAATAAGAACTATCCTAAATCATTAAAGACAAAACATCAATTCTCAGACGTTGATTGGGATGATTTAAAGAAGCATGTTTCCCATCTTAAGGATGATATATTTAAAAAGGTAATTGAGGAATACATTATTCCCAATGCAGAAAATCCTAAATGTCCAGTAACGATGGAAAACATTGCACATAAATACGATGTATCTATTGCTAGAATCTGCCAAATAGTCCATAGTAAAAAAATAAAAGATATAATTGAAAATGCTATAGGCAGTATACGATAGATTATATCGGTCAAAAGATAAAATTATGTCAAAATCTAAAAGAAAAATATTAGAATCATTACTATTTAAACCATACAAGTTTACATTTGATGGCAAGAATAGCATTATTGTTATATATAAATTCGATTCTCATACGTCTAAAAATATAAATAGCAAAGGTAAGATTAAAAATAAACAAGTTAATTCTATTACCATTGTTGATATTAATGAAACTTTAGACAGAGGATCATTTTATACTGATACTTGGACTATAGTAAATATTGACGAATTCTTATCTTATCTACAACCTGTTGACGTTTCTGAGTTTGCAGAAGAAATACAAACCGCATTATCAATCATTATAAATGAATCGGCAGTCTTGTCTTCAAAGTTATCATTACTTAGCGATGCATTAATGTCGATTAGCCATGTAATAAATGAATCTCCTAGAAAAGAAGGAGAGATAATCATAGCAAATGAAGATGATTATATTGCACAAATAGTCTATAAGACTATTACTGGTGATATGGAAAAGTTTAACAAGGAGGATATACATAAGATAGGAAATACGATATTAGAAGTAGTGACAAATAATTCTCACATTGATCTTGATGTTCAAGATAATGTTAGAAAGATAAAAGCAGAAATAGAATACAAGATTATTGACAATCTTCCTGCTGTTATAAAAGCAGAAGATATATCTATCAATATGGATTCTATCACATCTGAAATTAAGAAAATTCAAGATAGCTTTGGAAAGGAATAAAATGGCATTTCTATTTGTAGGCGGTGTAGTTGCTGTATTTTGTCTTATGATGCTTCCTGGCGTCAGACAATTGGTAAAGGCTGTTTGGAATAAAGTTAGAGGAAAGTAATTAATGTCAGATTTTAATAAGGTACTTTTATCTGGTAGATTAACATCTAAGCCAGAGTTTAAGAAGCTTGGAAATGATAATAATGTAGCATCATTTTCTCTTGCCTCTAAACGTATATTTAATAGCAATGGAGAAAAGCGAGAAGAAACCACATTCGTTGATATAGATCTATTTGGCAATTCAGCAAAGGCTATTGCTGAATATGGAGATACTGGTAGAGATATATTTATCGAAGGACGTTTAAAACTGGATAAGTGGAAAGATAAGGAATCTGGTCAAAAACGTAGCAAACTGTTTGTAATCGCTGAAAATTTTAAGTTCTTGGATAGTCCAAAAGGAAACTAATATGGCAAAGATTTATTCATCTTCTGTTTCAACATCTGGAAATTTAATGGTAACTGGTACTCTTAGTACACGAAATAACAACAGGACTTATACTGTTTATCAAGTGTTTTATCGCAAGAATGGCGAGAAGCGTTTTCGATTTCTAAATACTAAGCCAGAAGTAACAAACTTCCGTAATAAGCTCAAGCAACAAAATCGAAAGTTCCTTGGGTATCGCCCAATAACTCTTACAGAGGTTAACTAATGTATCTTAATGGTTTTTCTGTTATTATCTCACAAGGATTAGAAATTGGAAATGGATATATTGAGATTAAACATGGTACTCAATATACTATTTCTCTTTATAATAGTAATTCAGTAAGAGCAGATGCAGAAATCTACGTAGATGGTAAACACATTGGTACTTTTCGTGTGAACGCATACAGTAATATTTCACTCGAAAGACCACTGAATGATAACGGTAAATTTACTTTCTATCGATCTGGTTCAATCGAATTTAATAATTCCGAACTCTATAATGTTTCAAGATCTAAATTGGGACTTATTCAAGTTACGTTCAAACCAGAAAAAGCAAAAATTACACTAAGATCTAAAGGTATATCTGGACAAAGTGTAGATAGTCATAGTCTAAATTGTTATTCTTCAAATACAAATTGGAGTTCAGGTGGCACTGGACTTAGCGGTTATAGTTCTCAAGAATTCGTCAATGTTTCCGAACTAGACTACGATAAAACAACTACAACTATTAATTTACGTCTAATTGAACGTAATAGAAAATCTGTACGACCATTGAAGTCGAATATATCCACTCCTATTCCAGAGCCCATTTAAAACTGGTTGGGTTACAATACAATATCGATATGACGAAAGTTGTATCGATATTTTTATTATGAAGTTAATAACTATAAGAAAAACAATTACGTGGGATCTTATAAGATATAAAGAATACTTTTTATTTGATAAGATTTTTATTTGGCGATCTAGATATGATATAAGGTAAAAAAATGATAAGAAAACGGATAGAGCCTAGTGAAGCAATGTTAATAAGTATTCTTCAAACTGTACCTATCGAAGAAAGACAAAAAATACTAAATAGAAATCTTCCAATTAGCAAAAACGCAATGGACATTGTACGTAAGATAGAAGGAATAAATGATGCAAAAAATAGCGATAGTAGATAGTTCTATTTCACATCAAAAAGGAATGTGTAAATGCATAGATCCTTCTTTGGTTGAATGGGATAGAAGCATTGGTGATAAGAAAGTAGTAGTTTTTACAGACATGTGTCTTCGATTGGCAGAATTACCACAATACAGAGATTCATTTAAGATAGCTCTTCTAATAGAACCTCATGTCATTGCACCACTTGCGTATGATTATATTGTAAATAATTTTGACAAGTTCGACCTTATCCTCACACATCATAAAAAGCTAACATCTATTACTAATA